AAGAAATACGGTGCCGAGTACTACGTCCAGTCCGACCGATGCAAGGAGGACATGCTCAAGAAATACGGTGCCGAGTACTACGTCCAGTCCGACCGATGCAAGGAGGACATGCTCAAGAAATACGGTGCCGAGTACTACGTCCAGTCCGACCGATGCAAGGAGGATATGCTGAAGAAATACGGTGCCGAGTACTACGTCCAGTCCGACCGATGCAAGGAGGATATGCTGAAGAAATACGGTGCCGAGTACTACGTCCAGTCCGACCGATGCAAGGAGGACATGCTCAAGAAATACGGTGCCGAGTACTACGTCCAGTCCGACCGATGCAAGGAGGACATGCTCAAGAAATACGGTGCCGAGTACTACGTCCAGTCCGAACATTATAAAAAAATGATGATGGAGAATTACGGAGTCGAGCATGCCATGCAAAACCCCGAACTCTTTCGTAAGGCACAGATGACATCGTTCCGTCGGAAACCGTACGTGTCGTGGGATGGTAAGACCTTCATGTTGCTCGGATACGAAGACAAGGCTTTGGACGACCTGTTTGAACAGGAAGGCGGTAAGGTAGTGTATGCGGGTGAGGATCAGGAGATACCCACGTTTCAATACATAGGAGACGACAACGAATACCATTACTATTATCCGGATATTTACATCCCATCCGAGAATCGTGTCATCGAGATCAAGAGCGTTTATACCTATAACCGAGATCCCGAGTCGGTTCTCCATAAAGCCTTAGCGGTAAGCGATCAATACTTATTCGAGTTGCGCATGTATGACCATAAGAAACAACTGGTCGAGATATTGGAGTGTCGCAATGGGTTCTTTTATTCGCACAACAACGGGGTATTCCGTATCGGAGAAGAATGGAAAAAAAATACACTTACATGTAAAATTGATCGTTCATCCCTTTGAATCCAACCTGTATCAGCAATATGATAGCATACCTATATCGGATCATCAATGATGTTACCGACGACGTCTATATCGGGTCTACCATCCAATCTATCAAACAAAGGTTCAAAGCACACCGGAGCAATGCGAATCTCAAGAAGCCCGGTTGGTTGTACGACTGCATGAGAGATATCGGCATCCATCATTTCAGGATCGAACTGCTCGAAGAAATCGAGATCGAGCACATCTCGGAATTAGGACTGAAGGAACGGGAGCACTGTGATCGTATCCGACCCTCACTCAATATGATATTACCCAAAACGAACATAGAGATTAAATCGACGGGTAGGATCTATACAATCGAATATATAACCGATATTCGGAATTTTTACATCGGTTCTACAACCAATTCTTTGGAATTCCGTTTATGTCAGCATCGATCCGCTTCCAACAAAGGCACAACACCCCTATACACATTTATGCGCGAGCACGGCAAGGACAACTTCTCTATCCGGTGCGTCGAAGACGACATCCCGGTCTCGGATCTGATTATCCGTGAAGACCACTGGATCCGGGAGATGAAACCGACCCTGAACAAGAGCATCCATCTCACCATTACGGATCAAGAACGGGACAGGATGAAGTACCTCAAGAACCGGGAGAAACGGCTGAGACAGGTTCATGAGCGTAGACTCCTGAAACGGGACGAGATCAATGCACAGAAGATGGAGCATTACCGGAAACAACGAGAGATACTGAACAACACCGTCATCGTTCCCTACGATAACAACCCGTCCTTTACCGAGGAACACCTCCAGAAACAGAACCTGCTGAACCTCAAGATCATCGCCAGGCGCTTCTCGATCCATTCATTCCCTAATCGGAAAGCCGAACTGATCCGTCGGGTACTGGATCTACAGACCCAGCGGTTCTCCTGTGGATCTTCAGTTCTAATTCGGCATTGATCAGTCTCAGTCGGATGATCTCTTCGTTTGCCTTTTGTAGCTGGAGACGCAGGTCGTTCTCCCGGAGGAGGTTCTCGATGTGTTGGATGAATTCTCCGAGTGAACCGTTCTCCCTCGGAGGAAAACACACGCACCGGTGCGAGCTCGAGACCCGACGGAATCCTGGTCTTGATTACGGAATCATCGATTATGTCATAACCGACCCAGACGGCTCCGGGCACGACCTCGAAGGCCATGTACCGATCACCGATGCCGGAGTACTCGTAGATCTGTTTCTGGAGAGATCGCGGCAGGAAGGACAGCGCGGAGACGAGATAGGATAGGAACATGATTGATAGAGACAGGACACGTATTTAAACCAAAAAAAAAAACTATTCTGTATTTGAAATTTTTCGAAATTCAGAATAGTTTTATTTGGGATGGCAAATAAAATTCATTGGAACGGACTGGGAACCACGTCATACTGATAGCCGTGTACAACATCATTAGGTCGTGTGTCTCGGTAGATGTACTGGATCACATCCCACGGGTCTCGACATTCACAGATCTCGTGACAATGGGCGGAGGTCTTGAGTTTCTTATAGAGTTTCTCTTTGCTTTCACGAACCCAGGAATAATGATGAAACATGGGTTGGTGGTCCGTTGGATGCACGATGTTGTGTACGATCGGCAGTCCCAGATTCTTCTCTAGATCGTGTCGATCATTCGATCCGAAAAAATGTCGGCGCTCGAGAGGACTCGTCGAGGACACGGGGATCATGAGGATGCTCTCCTCCCACGTCCTCGCGCGATAGGTCGAGGACTTGAAATACCAGTAGTTCATGAATCGGTAAATACGATCTTTGTTCCGAAGGAGCTCCTGATTCTGATCCCACCACTCACGAAACCGATCCACGTCCATGATCTCGTCACTGTCCATCACCAACAACCAGTCGACCTGTCTCCGCAAGGTCCGGTAAGCCTCCCATCGACTCTGACAACAATACTCTATCATGGGTTTCCCGGGAGACACATCATAACACGTCCACGTGACTTTGTCACACAGCCTCGGATCGTTACGGTACTTCTGCAACACGACGTCATCTTTCTCGTATTCTCCCGTGAATAACCGATTGCCGTAGCTTACGACGATCTCGTCCGCGATCTGTGGGAGGATCTCCATCTGTCTGGGAAGAAACATGGATTCATTGCTACAATAGGATAACAACACCCCGAGTCGCATCTTTGTGGTCTCGTAAAACAAACTCTTAAATCGAAGTTGGTCCATGGAAATGAAGGAGATCCATTCCCGAAACGGATCTACATCCTGGTTACGACCTCAACGATTTCCAGCTCTCCTTCACACAAGACGAGATCCTGTACGAGGGACTCAGCATGCTAAAAGAGTCCCGTATCATGATCACGCCTGGTGTCGTAGGAATATCTAGGATGAGGGACGGACACGTGCGGAGCATCTCCCATGAGAAAAAAAAAACTATTCCTGATTCAAATTTTTTTCATTTTCAGAATAGTTTTTTTTTTTCCATGGAGATCATAGAAACCACCCTCCGACATGAACTATCCACTGATGGCCGATTGTCTGTGGTACACCGGTCACGTTCTGACGGGTCTCGCTGTCGTCGTCCATCATTACCACTTCTCTATGGGCGTCTCTTTTGTGTTTGTGGGTCAGTTGATCACCATCATCTCGAGACCCCTGGGACGGATCAGATGATCCCTGTTGCACGATGGATCGACAGGCCATAAGAAAAAAAAAAATTTTTATCTTGATGCATATAAAATACCATGGCCTACACGAGACAACCCAGAGTTGCACCAGCAGAACAGAAACAGAAACCGATGCCGAAAGAACAGAAACCGATCTCGAAGAAACGGGTGGCTCTGCTGACGAAACTCGGAGCCATCCGTAAGAAACTCGATCAGCAGATCACCAAGGAAAAGAAGCTGCAGGACCAGATGAGTCTTGTCCGCAAACAGATCACGGATCTGATCGCAAAGGAAGACGCGATACAACACCAACTCAACCGCCTCGCATGAACCTCGCATGAACCTCACACGATCCGATCGACGATCCGATCCACACTCCTCAGCGCTCCCTCCGTCCATCCCTGATCGAAGGCCACCGCCTCTCCGACCACGTAGACCCCGGGACACGGGATCTGGATCTCCTCCACAAACTGACGACGACTCGTAAACTCAGATGGCAGAGGTCGGAAATAATGAGTGCCCACGGCGTGATAGCATCTCCACATCTTCTCTATCGACGGGAACGGTCGTCCGAATATCCTGGCTACATCGGATCGTATTTCCTCCGTGGTCTTCTTCCTGACGATCTCGGCGTTCTCGTTGTCACTATAGGACAGACAGTAGTGATTCTGGGACAAGGAGTACATCTTCTGATAGGGGGTATCGACATACACCATGCCCCGGATCGGGAACGGATCCGTGAGTCGGGCGTACAGCCTCAGGAACGGCTGAGACCCGATGTTTCCGGCGAGTCGGAGGAAATCATCGTCCGGAAAGATCCGGTAGTCCCGGACGGTCGTGGCGATCACCACACGTCGTGTCGATACCCAGCGACCGTTGATCTCGCACCGGAAATGATCCCCACGCCTCTCGACGCGGTTCACCTCGGAACGACAGCGGATCCGCACATCCATCTCACGGAGTCGTTGGGCCATCCTCTCGATCAGGAGGTCCCAGTCTATACGGGACGACCGCAGTTCGTCGGTACAGTCCGAGAAGCGGTAAAGATAGAGGGTGTCCCGAGCGTCCGCACGACCAAAGTCCGAGTACCCGCACCATCGGACGAGTCTCTTGTAGTCGTCCGGTCCACAAAAGGTCCGGAAGTCGATCCGGTGTCGGAGGCTCGGATCATCGGAACGAGCGTAGCGATCCTTGAGCCGATCGACGATGGAGAAGACCCGTTCTTTCGGGATGGAACGGTTGTCGGGAGTGACGATACGGGAAGGATGAAATTCCAGGGGAATGTCGAGACGACGACACAACTCACGGAGGAGCCTGTCGTGAGAACGCACGACGCCGGCGCCACAGGTGGCGCGTATGTCGGAGGGAGACAGACGGATCATCTTGGTGCGACCCCCGAGACGCGCGGATCTCTCGTATACAACGATCTTGGGGAAACGGTGAGCCAGTCGTAGGGCCGTGTAGAGCCCGGCGGGTCCGCCTCCGATAATGAGTAGATCGAGCATTCTTTTTTTTTTCTTTAAACGAAACAAAAAAGAATTCTTCATGATGGATTGTCCCTGTGTGTTCTGTCTCTTGTCCTTTCTCCCACCGCCGGTCCCATCGCTCGTTGTGCGTTTCGTCTCTCATCATCCGTTCCGATCGATAAGAGACGAATGGACCCTCTTCCACATCGGGGCATATCTACGGAAATACGAGATCGTTGATCGATGTATCATTGATCGGCTGGAATACACGATGCTGGAGCGGATCTCATCCGATGTGTACGAGCTATACTACTATCGGAACGACGACATATGGATCGGGGTCGAGGTGAGGAGTTGTCCGCGCAGGGGTGTGTTCCGTGTGATGTCGTATGTCATCATCAGTCACTGACGATCCATGATCCATAAAAAAAAAAATCGGAAAAATAAAATTTTTTCCTTTCAAGATTTTTTTTTTTAGGGGGAAGGCTCATCTCTCGTTCTGACGTGGTCGTGATTCGGTTGTGTCGTGTTTGACGCTTCAGGCATTCAGTGCGAACACACACGACCCGTTGGTTCCCGGTAAATACCGCATCATCTGATACATGGTGTACTGCTGGATCTGACCGTCGTTGATGCCGATGACGTTCCTGTCTCGGAACACACCGAGACTGCAGTTCGTATAAGCAGCGACCAGGCCCTGAAAACTCTCTCCGTGATTATCCGAGATGTAGGTCTGATCATTTCCCGGGACGTAGACGTATCGACCGTCCGGTGAACACTGTATGTTCTGGTACCGGAATGATGCATTCAGATGGTAGAGGTACTTCCACGTCTGTCCCTGATCTGTCGATACCGCGAGACCGATCCACATGCTTCCTCCGTCTGCGAGCAGACCGACGTAGATGTAGGATCCATCGGAGGACACGGCCGATCCGGCCACAGTGTGAGGCAGAGAGGTCGTGGTCCAGAATAGTCCGGAGGTTGTTGAGATGTACACATTCGAGGTGATGTTGGTGGAGGTCCCTACAACGATACTCCCGTCGTAGGAGGTCGAGAGGTATCCGATCCGTTCCTGTTGATCGAGTTCGAGGAGGATATTCAGCTGTGGTGTGGTGAACGCGGTGCCGTAGTATTCCCCGCTGGTCTTGTAGTTTTGTGCGGTGAGGTAATGTCCGGGGGTTCCGTTCCCGAACGTCTGGATGTAGATCATGTTCGGGTCGTTGGTGGTAGGATAGGGCAGAGCGGGGAGATTGTAGGAACTGTTGACCGGGCCCGTGTACAGGGCCGTATTGGAGATCCGGAAGTTGGACAGGTAGGCACCGACTAACAGATAGTCGTTGGGGCTGTAGGCCGACGTGCCGAAACAGAGGATCTTCAGGTACTCGGCCCAGTTTGTGGTCACAAACTGACCGATGATGGTGCCGTTGAGACAGAGATAGGTGGACACACCGTCATGACAGTACGCCCAGTGATACCACTGTCCTGTTGTGAGCAGATCGGGGGTCTGGACGATATGAGGGACGTCGTCCACGGTGAGCTTGAAATACATGTTATTCTGATTGATGCCGATGAGCACGGCGTTGTTCCAATCGGAGGGCAGACTGTTCTGGCTGTCCGAGGTGAAGAAGAACCTCATGTCGGAGCCGATGCTGCTGAAATTCACGAATCCCTCGACCGTAAACCCTATCGTACTCAGGTTGACGGGGATGCCTCCGACGATGAAGTAGCCTCCACCCAGATACAACGAGGTTGTATTCTCGGACTGAACCACCTCATCAGAAAAATAGTTGAAGCCGGCTGTCGTGATGGTGGTGGAGCTCGTGCCGTATGAGCATACCGTGTACCTGTACCTGTAGTCGAGTGATTCGATATAGTTTGTCGTCCCGTCACCGGAAACGACACCGCTGTTATTGTTCGTGATACCGAGCACCGTAAACGTATCACCGCCGTTCGTAGAATAGTAGATGTTGTAATAGTCGTTTATGGTATTCGGGATGATGAGCAGTGTCATCCCGTTGTCGGATACGCTCATTCCGGTATAAGAGCTCATGAGATTGGCGGAATTCAGTCCAGTGGCGGATAAGGAAGTGTAGGATGCGCCGTTGTCTGTCGACCGATACAATCGGTATCCGAGGGTGTCGGAGGAGGTGATCACATAAAAAATACTCCCCGAGGAGTTGGAGCCTACCGCGAGATTGGTCTCATTGTCTGATGGAGAGGATAGCACAATCGCCGGTGTGATCTGAGGATAGTTCAGGAGCAGGAGATTCTGTTTCGGAAACCCGTTCCTGAGGAAATTCAGATACATTCTTTAACATTAGCCAATAATAAAAAAAAATCAGACTCGTATCCTTCGACAACAGAGATGATACGGGTGCACGGAACGACATGCAATGGCATGGAACGGCATGGAACGGCATGGAACGACATGTCGAATCCGGGATCGACAAAAAAAAAAAGAAAGATCCGTATACAAAATGGAACACGTCGAGGCCATACGAGAGTATATCCAGCAACGAGAGGACGATCACAGGAGGAGTGAACAGGTGCTGAGCGTAAGGATACTGGATCTGGAAGATCGTATCATGAGATTACGGGATGAGATCGCACAGATGAATCAGGAGAAACGAGATCGAGAGGACACGATCCGGTCACTGGAGAAGGAGATCAGAAAGAAACACAAACCGGTCTTCCGGTTCTGGTAGAAGGATCAGCCGAGGATGTTCTCGATCTCGTGGACGATGCGGTTGATGGTGAGTTCGCTGAGTTTGACCTTGTTCCGGAAATAATCCATGCTCATCGTATTATTCTTTTTGAGGATATAATAACGGATGACCCCACACGCCACGGACTGTGGTCGTGACCGGTTGAGGATCGAGGAACGATCCTTGACCTTGTCATAGATCTCGAAGACCTCTCTCTTTTGTTGTTCGCTGGCGTTGAACTTGTTGAGGATCTCTTCGATGATGTTCTCGGACTGGATCTTGTACTGACGAAAGAGAGAATTTCTGGGGGCATTGATGTTGACGTACTTGAGACCCCGCAGACCGACCTTCCGATCGATCTGGAACACGTCGAGGAGGTGTTCACAGCTCTGGGGATTGCCGGACATCTTGTAGCTGTGAAAGATGCAGGCAAAGATGATGCCCTTCCGTGAATTTCCCCGGTAGATCTTTCCGTGAGTGACGTCGTCGTAGAGTCGGTTCGCCATCGAGACGATCTTGTCTCCGAAGCCCATCTTTTCCACGTCTCTGTGGATGGTGCGCTCGTCGGACTTCCGTTTGTAGCACCGGTTCGGGTCGGAGGTGTGTTTCGTATCCATCATGCCGTAGTACCTCCATTCTTTCTCGTACGAGACATCCGGATTAAAGTGTCGCCCGCATTCGGTGCATATGTGTGTGTTGTGCTCGATGACGATGTTCTCGTGGAGACAATCCTCTCCTTCCTCCTCCTCGGCATCTGTTTTATCTCTCCTGGTTTCATCGGGACGGTACTGCTGAAACATCTCGAAATCACCCATTTTTTTGATCCATTTTTTCATGTTCATGTCTTTAAATCATTTTTTTTGTTGATGTGGATCGATGGTTGGAAGGAGTAGTAGGACATTGTGCAGAAAAAGGATAGGAACAGGATACAGAACAGGTCATTGATCTCGAGGAAGTAGAGTTCCAGTACATCATTCCACATGAGCATGTACAACAGTGTGATGCTATAGAAGTATCGGTTATCCCATCTCACCTCCTGATCCCACAACCGGTAATGCACATAACAACAGGGCAGTGTGTGGATCACGAAGTCGGCCACCCGCAGCAGAGAACCGTCCATGTAGATATTGAAATACGGGACGTACAGAAAACAGGGATGGACGTATGTGATGTACCATCCCCCGATCATGCCTATATGAGACAACATGAGGAGCGACGTCGTGTGGTCCTGATTCAGGAGCAGATAGACTAGAGAGGAGAGGACGTATGTGGTATAATAACTCTTGAACCACATGCAGAAGGACCAGAACATCTCTGTTTCTCGTTCAGCATCCTTGTTTTTAATTTAAAAACATGCCGTATCCGATATAAAACAGTTATGTCTGATAACCATCAAGTATGGGATGCCACCAAGAACGACGAAGAGAGCGAGAATATTGTGGATGAGTCGGTGACCGCTGATGATGAGCCTGTGACCGTGGATGAGCCGGTGACCGTGGATGAGCCGGTGACTGTGGATGAGTCGGTGACCGTGGATGAGCCGGTGACCGCTGATGATGAACCGACGACCGTGGATGAGCCGGTGACTGTGGATGAGCCGGTGATTGTGGATGAGCCGGTGACCGTGGATGAGCCGACGACCGCAGACGAGACACCGGTCAAGATCAATCACACGATTCTGAATCAGATCTATGAAGAGGCAAATCGTTCTCTGTTAGAACGACGACTGCGATACCTCGAGACACAGAACACCAAACGCGAAGAGTTCAAGATCCGATTGCAGGAGATTTCCGAGAGATTCGTGCAAGAGATCAGCCAGGACATTGAGAATTTTGTGGTGGAGATCGCACGCAGGGGGAGGAAGAACGGGAGATTCCAGTACAAATACGGATTCCCGTTCAAGTACGATCTGGTCAAGATCTCGACACTGGTGAAAGGATACAAGACAAAGACGGGATGGGACTCGTCGATCTTTGAGGAAATAGGATACGACAAGACGCCGTTCGACAAGGTGATCACCCAGTTCAAAGAAAACGGGATCGTCGTCCGAGACATCTCGGATTTCAAGAAAGGACTGGGCTTCTGGATCGAGGTGAGTTTCTGAACTGATTTAAATAGAATCCGTCCTCATGATCAGATGATTCATGCTGCCGGATAAGATCATCTACATCAACCTCCGATCTCGACCGGACCGTAACGAGCGCCTGCTATCGGAGCTCCGACGTGCCCAGGTCCCACCGGAGATCATCCATCGGTTTGAGGCAATCGAATGCGACGACGGAGCGATGGGATACACCAAGAGTCACATCGCGGTATTGAGATCGTGTCTGTCGGATCCGTCGCTAAACACCGTGCTCGTGCTCGAAGACGATTTCACGATTACGGATCCCGACGCGTTTTCCGAGTTCTTATCAAGACTGTCGTTCTCGTTCCTCTGGGACGTGATCCTGTTGGCGGGAAACTGTGGTCATGCCGAGTACTTCAATGAGTTCCTCGACAGGACCATCAACACACAGACCACGCTGGCGTACATGACACGCCGACACTACCTCCCGGTCCTGCTCGCCAACTTCCGGGAGGGCATGAGAGGACTGATCAAGTATCCGCGCATGCGAAAGATATACGCGATCGACATGTTCTGGAAGAAGCTCCAGAGACAGGATCAATGGTTCCTCTGTCGTCCGAGACTGGGATACGAGTCCTATTCGGACACCGAGAAACGGGAGTACCGGTGCTGAGAACGGTTTATTAATAAAATATTGTTATTAATAAATGTATATCAACTTCCCGAGACTCGGTTACCCCAAGTCCTCCTACGTCATCCCCTTCAGGACCTATACTTCTCAGACGTGGAACACACCGGACGGTGTCTCTCAGGTCATCATCACGACCTCGAACACGACCGGGAGCATCGCCTACGTGATAGGACTCCTGGATAGTAGTGGTGTCAGCATGACGTATGCTCTATTCCTGACGACGGACATGGGACAGACCTACACGGACGTATCGGCAAACGGTCTGAACGAGTACGACCTGAACCTGAGTACGACATCGTACCTCTCCCTGTCCGAGGACGGTCAGGTGTTGCTGCTGATCCCGGTTAATAACCCGTTCAGTGGACAGACTACGGCTCTGATCTCTCACAACGGGGGTCAGGATTTCTACCCGATCGATGAATCCATCTACGGCGGAGTCGTGTCCAACGACGGATCCCACACCTACGGATACGATATCTCATCAAACGACTTTACCGCATATCTCTACAGCATCGATCCTTCCGGAAATACGACCGTCCTCTATGATAGCAGTCATGTTGTGATCGACATCAGCGGTTCTACCATCGACCTGAGCGAGAACCTGATCGATTCCATATGCACGTCCGCGGACGGACGATACATCCTCGCGACACTGTTATCGTTCCCTAATCTGGCATTTCCGATCCCTATATGCATCCTGTCGTCCGATTACGGTGGTTCGTGGACCCTCATCACCTTCGACGAGCCCTTCTTCGCGTGGGGTTCGGCGATGTCGCTGGACGGACGCATCATGTATGTCATGATGTATACGTTCGCTCAGGTTCCGGCGGGAATCGGACGATCCACGGATCACGGACAGACCTGGGAGACCATACTGGACAACGGGATCGGCAGCGATTTCATTGCGCAGACACTGTATTGTTCACCGGACGGTCGTTTCGTCTATTTCAGCGATACGTTTGCCAACATCTACGTGTCTTCGGACTACGGGAACACGTTCAGGGCGACCGGACTCGTGTTCAATGGCTCCGTGGATTTCTCCGTAATCGACTCCATCAGCTTCCTCGGGATCTCCGACAACCTGATCACGTACGACAAGATAGTGCCCTATACCATCTACTCCTCTCCGTTTGAAGGTGAGTGTGTGATCCCGTTTTTCGTCAACTGATCCTGATATCGTTCATCTCTTTCGAGGAATGAAAGTGATGAGAGAAAGGGATGATCAGACTCTCGATGAAGTGTACGGATGGTGTTGTCGATTGATAAGGGTGTGCAAGATGTCTATGGACAGGATCTCTTTCTCCGTTCATGAATGATATTTTATTGAAATAAAATGTCTATCGTCCTTTCAAGTTTCCTTGTCGGTCTCATTATCTTGGTCCTCTTCATGCGTCTGCTTTCTAGGACCGATTGTGTCCGATACAACACGCGATGTCCCAGGCTGATCCACATGATCTATATCCCGTGGAACCGTGATCAGACACTCAAGGAGGACGAGGACGATTTCGATAAGGGTCCTTATGAAACGATGAAACGCCGACACCCGGACTTCGAGGTCCGATTATGGAAACGGTCTTCACTGGACCGATTCCTCCGTTTGTACTATCCACAATATCGGGACCGGATATGGTCGGTGCGAAGACCCGTAATGACGGTCGATCTCCTGCGCGTCCTTCTGGTCTATCACTACGGAGGTCTGTACTGGCAATACGACGCGGTGCCTCGTGTGACTCCGCTGACGAGATTCCTTCCCTCGATGGATAAAGACGTGCGTCTGTTTACCGAGACCGTGCTGACTCCCCTACGAGCGAGAGAGATCGGGAGAAAGGAGCCGATACGCCAAGGAGAACCGGAAGAGACGGTCCGTGTCGCGAACCAGGTGTTTTCCGCGGTTCCTCGTTCCGAGTACCTGTGGTGTCTGCTGGAAAGGGCGATGCAGAATATGGAGGAGTATCCCTACGAGACGATACAGAAAGACTACGACATCCTCTTTCTCGTCTCGAACGCCCTGTGGAGCACCATGTACGACCGTAAGGGTCGTTTGGATCCTCGGATAGAACTGATCTCGCTCTCCAGGACACGCGGGATGGTCCACATGACAGGGAAAGGGAGCTGGAGACAAGATGGATGATATCCTGAACCATCATCACCGAAAATACAGGATCACGATATGGATAGGATTCCGTGACAGATATTTTTTTCCTTTCGGGAAAAAAATGTCCATGAATCATTCATGGATGAATCATCATTGTTTTTGGGATGGACACAGAGAATTTAAAGTAACGACAATGCAAAGATAACGATTCCCTGATAACCGCTTCCACCGTTAGCACTAGATTGTCCAGGATTACCGCCACCTCCTCCACCCGCGCCATAAAAGGATGCATTTGCTCCAAAAGTCGGTGGCGAAATTCCTCCACCCCTACCTCCACCAGTAGTCCCACCGACACCCGCAGGTAGATTTGAACCTTGATAAGTACCATCAAGAGCACCTCCTCCTCCTCCTGCTCCATAATATTGTGAATTAATTGTCCATAATGCTCCATCCCCACCAGATCCAGCTCCGCTAGTCGTACTGGCATTCTGACCCGCTTGACCCGCACCTCCCCCTCCGCCAGCTAGATCATAGATATGATTATTGTCCGCGTAACCATTTCCCCCTCGATATCCTTGTGAGCCATTACCTCCGACGTAACCTGGGGCTGCACCTCCTCCATTTCCTCCATTTTGACCATTCGGGTATGAACTATAAAGACTTCCACCTGCTCCCCCACCATAGCCTGTCACACTTAAGGTTGAACTACTAATACTAGAATCTGCCCCGTTATTGGGTATTCGTGCGGCAGTCGATCCTGCTCCCCCGGAACCCACAACTATAGTATAGATCGAAGTACTCGATACAAAACTACCAGTTACGACACCACCGCCACCACCTCCACCACCTCCATAGTAACCACCACCCCCACCACCACCTACCACGAGATAATTGATTGTCTTGCTCGACCCACCGAATGTGATCGTTCCGTTTTGGGTGAACGAGACTAATCGATAAGTTCCAACGACATAGTCAGAATAGGTACCAGTCGCTGTGTAAGAAACCGGATTCGATATGGTAATGAGATTTCTGCTCGAAATCGTCGTCGTCATATTCGTGTACCCCGTATCATTGTAACTTCCCGACACGATATCGAGGTTTCCGTTCTGTGGTATGACCAGCTGGCTGTCGCACACCACCGCTCCCAGACGGTCGTTGCTCCTGATCCCGTACACTGTATTGACCAGTCCGGTCGCGCCTAAAGGTGGTGTGTACCACGTGATCCCGTCGGGTGAGTAGGCCATCGATCCTGCGGTCCCGGTTCCTCCCGCAATAAAACGCTTCCCATTCCAGCACACCGCGTAGGGTGACGATAATAGCGCGGTGGTGCCGGGACACCCGGTCCACGCGGTTCCGTTGGAGGAATAAGCGATCGTATAGGTACTTCCGATACCGACCGCCACGTAATTGAGACCATTCCACGCGATGTCGTTTACAGAGGTCGTCAGCACATTGGACACACCGGTCCAATTGTTCCCTGCGAGGTCCGTGGAGTAGGCAAGAGTGGTCGTCCCGACACCACCGACGATCCACTGATTCCCGCCGTAGTAGATCGTGTTGACGGTGTTGTTTACAAGACCGGTGCCGAACGTCATTCCTGTCCAGTTGATCCCATCAGATGAATAGGCGGCGTTGTAGGTCGTCCCGGTGCCACCGGCGATCCACTTTGATCCGTTCCAGCCGATCGCATTCACTTGGAAACCAGGGAGGCTGTTGGTATTCCAATTGTACCCGTCCATCGAAGAATAGAATCCGTTCATGCCGCCGATGAGCCACGTTGAACCGTTCCATCGGACGCAGTTCTGTGGACTCGATATCGTTTGATAAGGAGACCACGTCAGACCGTCCATGGAATAGGCGACATAGTAGGATGTGGTGCTGGTGCTGCTGGTGGCGATCCACATGGAGCCGTTCCATGCGACGTCGGTGCCCTGAGTGAACAGGTCGTTGTTGACGGGAGACCACTGGAGCCCATCGGGAGAGTAAAGGATGGGAATATACCCGTTGCCGACGGCGATTGTGGGCTGCTGGATGAAGGTGGAGGGCTGTGAGGCGTTCCAACCCAAGGCGTAACCGGTGTAACCGAAACCGGAGGAGGTGTTCCAGTTGAAACCGTCGTAAGAAAATTCAACGGCCGAGGACATTTATGAGAGAGATTTTTTTTTTAGAATGCGATCGCAAAGATGATGACACCGGACCCACCACTCCCGCCCGTCCCATAGTGATAAATATCTAAGTAAAAACCAGCACCGCTTCCGCCACCCCCAGTGTTAGCCGTCCCATCATTTCCAATTGGGGAAGTAGTACCTTGCGCACCTCCTCCTGCTCCTCCATTAGCTTTGTTTCCACCTCCACCCCCACCATAATAATTCCCTGAATAGGGCCACTGATAACCACTACCTCCGTTTCCTCCACCACCACTCGTTCCTCCTTGACCATCTGCAGCAGATCCACCCCCGCCTCCACAGGTATTGTAAGTTGTATTAAAAGATCCTCCTTGAAACACAGCATTAGTCCCATTTCCAGAATTTCCGGCACTTCTAAATAATATATATGAACCACCTTTGCCTCCAGTCGCAGAAGCAATGGTGGTTGCTCCTACAGACAATGAAGAAGGAGAACCATCTTGACCACTATTTAGATGTGATGAATCCTGTCCTCCGGTACCTCCGGCACCTCCCGCGCCAATCTTCAGCGTATAAGTCGTATTTAAGACGACAGAATATGGACCATACGCAACACCACCACCACCACCTGGATTTGAAACACTAGATAATCCATCCATTCCGTTCGCTCCACCACCACCTCCCGCAACGACCAGGTACTGCACCGTAAGATTTTTATAGAATGTGATTGTATTCGTTCCCGTCGATGTCAGCGTTATCAGGTAGTAGTTATTGTATGCGGTTATCGTAGAAGCCGAAGTTGTGCTGAACAACGACGATATGGGGGGAATGACGGGATTGACGTTCCCGGCGACCAACCACTTATTTCCGGCCCACGTAATGCTGTTCTGCAGATGACTGTACGTGATGCCGCTCCATTGGATCCCGTTGTACGAGTATGCCAGGGACATGTTCGAAGAACTCAATCCCGTCGCCATGAGCATGCTGTTGTTCCACGCGATGCTCGTGCACACCCAATCCAGTGTCGTGTTGGTGGCGCTTTTCCATGAGATCCCATCATAGGAGTACTTCAGGTTATTGATAGAATCGGATCCCCCCGCTGCCCACAGTGTCCCGTTCCAGGCCAGGCCCTGACCGTAATCGCTGAAGATCTTGCCCCGACCGGTCCACGTCTTGCCGTCGTAGGAATAAGCGATCGTATTGGTCCCGCTGCCGACCACAATCCATATCGTCCCGTTATAGGCCACATCATAGCCGATCGTGAGTAAGGACGTATTGGTCGGGATCCACGTCAGACCGTCGTAGGAGTACATGATGGTGTTGGTGCCGGTTCCGACGGCGACCCACATCGATCCGCTCCACGCGACGGCATAGCACGTGGTGGAAAAGAGGAGGGTGTCCGAGTTGGGTATCGTGTACCAAACCGTCCCGTTGTACGAAAAAATGAGGGAATTCGGGGTGCTGCCGACCGCGAGCCACATTGTGCCGTTCCAGACAACAGAATACCGGACACCGAAAGAAAAAGAGATCGTGATGGTGGTGTATCGGATACCATCGTAGGAATACCGTAGACCGTTTGTACTGTCGTATGCCAATACGAGATTGGAGGGGAAGGTGATGGTATTGGGACGCATGTAGTTGGAGGAGAGATTGAAGACGTTGATGGAACTGTTGGAGGAGAGCCAATGGATCCCGTCATAAGAATAACCGATCGACATTTATTCAAAAAAAATATTAAATTTACGGTGTTTATCTCATGTTAACCATGCAAAGATAACGACACCCTGATAACCGCTCCCACCATTTCCATTCCTACCACCTCCTCCTCCACCCGCACCATAAAAGGATCCATCTGTTCCGATGACGGGTGACGAAGCTGCTCCACCCCTACCTCCACCACTAGTACCACCACTCGCAGTGGCATTTGAATATGAATTAGCACCTCCTCCTCCTCCTGCTCCATAATATTGTGAATCAATTGTCCATAATGCTCCATTCCCACCAATTCCAGCGTTGGAAGCGTAACCATCCTCACCCGCTTGACCCGCACCTCCCCCTCCACCAGCTACGAAAATTATAATACTACCACTAACATTTTGATAGTGACCATTTCCCCCGTTATATCCTTGTGAGCCAATACCTCCAGCATAACCATCCCCTGCGGCTCCACCTCCTCCATTTCCTCCATTTTGTCCATTCGTGTATGGACTATCACGACTTCCACCTGCTCCACCCCCATAGCCTGTCACACTTAAGGTAGTACTACTAATACTAGAATCTGCCCCGTTATTGGGTATTCGTGCGGCGGTCGATCCTGCTCCTCCTGATCCGACAGAGACTGTTATGGAATTGGAAGTAATCGGCGCCGTGAATGAAACATAGCTCATTATGACGCCACCACCACCACCCCCGCCACCACCATTATAACCACCACCCCCACCACCACCAACCACGAGATAATAGATGGTCTTTCCAGAACTGCCATAATAAGTGAACGTACCATTACCAGAAAACGTGAGCAGAGTGTATTGCGCATAATTGGATAGAGTACCCGAACCTGTAAAACTATAAGTGAAAAACGCTGTCGATGACCATCTCAGGCCATCCCAGTAGATATTAGATACGTAATTCACAGACAGAGATCCTAATGTACAAGGAAACCACGAGACTCCGTCGTACGAGTATTGTAGTGAGGTCGGACTCTTACCGCTCATCACCCACATCTTACCGTTGGTGGCCACGCTAGAATTCGTTCCGGACCCCACGGTTGTCGTCGTCCACGTGGTCCCGTTGTAGGAGTATCCGGCATTAAACGAACTCGCCGTTCCACCCATGACCCATAGTGATCCGTTCCATCCCAGGGTGTACATGGTCGTCAGGCTCGAGATCGAGGAGGTCGACCAAGTCTTGCCGTCATAAGAATACGCAATGGAACTCGAACTCCCACCGGCAACCCACATTTGTCCGTTCCATTTTACCGCGTACAAGGAAATATTCGATAAGATGGTCATGCCGATCCACTGGATGCCGTCGTAAGAATAGGCGGCGTTATAGGTCGTTCCTGATCCCACGGCGACCCATAGCTGTCCGTTCCAATCAAGAGACGACGCAGAATTGGTAAAGACGGAATTGCCGAGGCCCGTCCAGTTGATTCCATTGAATGAGTACGCGAGAGTGTTGGGATACGAGGCCGAATAGGTTCCCCCGGAGACCCATATCGATCCGTTCCACATCAGATTCGTGCTGATTTGTGGGAATGACGTGTTCGAGATCCAGCTCAGGCCATTATTGGAGTACCCGCCTTTGATTCCACAGGATACGAGGCGATTCGGCACGGACGAACCGAACGTGTAGATCTGCTGGTTGTTGGTGTAGTTGTCCAGCTGTCCGATGATCCCGCTGGTCTTGATCACCGTTTCCGTGCTGAATTCTGATCGCTGTTTCTGGATCGTGGGATTATTGGTCGAGAAGGAGGATAGACCGAGGATAGACTGTCCCACACTACCCGTGTATCCGGTGTAACCGGTGTATCCGATGTACCCGGATCCCGTATATCCCGTATATCCCGTAATTCCGGTGGACCCGGTGGACCCGGTGTACCCGGTGTATCCCATAGACCCTTGGGGACCGACCAGGCCGATAACGGATGTTGAACCCGATAAGGTGGTCTGTCCATAGGCAGGGTTATTGTATACGATGATATTGGTGTATGGTGAAACGATACTTCCCGTAACTCCGACATAGCCACCGGAATTAGAAGTGAGATCATAAACGTAAAGGATACTATTGCTACCGATGCTCTTAGAAAATGTGGCTTTGTTACCTGGAATACTGATGGTTGCGGTGTTTCCCTGAGGTATAGAATACGAATTCGTAGTCGTTACGGATAGACCGGTTAATGGTCCCACAGCACCGGTGAATCCCGTGTATCCGGTGTATCCCGTGTAGCCCGTATACCCTGTGTAACCCGTGTAGCCCGTGTACCCGGTCATACCCGTCCAACCGGTATATCCCGTGTATCCGGTGTAACCGGTCATACCCGTCCAACCGGTATATCCCGTATACCCCGTGTATCCCGTGTACCCGGTGTACCCGGTGTACCCGGTGTACCCCGTGTAACCCGTGTATCCGGTGTATCCCGTGTAGCCCGTGTATCCGGTGTATCCGGTGTACCCCGTATCACCGGTCGTACCGGTGTATCCCGTGTACCCCGTGTAGCCCGTGTATCCGGTGTATCCGGTAACTCCCGTAGATCCCGTGTAACCCGTGTATCCGGTGTATCCTGTATGCCCGGTATATCCCGTATACCCGGTGTATCCCGTAACCCCGGTGTATCCGGTATTGCCGGTGTAGCCCGTAGTACCGGTCACTCCCGTATAACCCGTAAAACCTGTATACCCCGTGTAGCCGGTATATCCCGTGTATCCGGTATACCCGGTGTACCCGGTATATCCCGTGTATCCCGTATAGCCGGTGTAGCCGGTGTACCCCGTGCATCCCGTATTTCCCGTGTACCCCGTATAACCGGTGTAGCCCGTATATCCCGTGTACCCGGTGTAGCCCGTGTATCCCGTATATCCGGTGAAGCCCGTGTACCCGGTGTACCCTGTATAGCCCGTGTAGCCCGTATACCCGGTGTACCCCGTGTACCCGGTGTACCCGGTGTACCCGGTGTATCCCGTGTAGCCCGTATATCCGGTGTAGCCGGTGCATCCCGTATTACCGGTGTATCCCGTAACTCCCGTCGTTCCGGTATATCCCGTATAGCCGGTGTACCCGGTGTAGCCGGTGTATCCCGTATACCCGGTGGATCCCGTATTTCCCTTGTATCCCGTGTATCCCGTGTACCCGGTGTAGCCGGTACAGCCTGTATATCCCGTGTAGCCGGTGTACCCGGTGTTTCCCGTAACTCCGGTGCGACCGGTGTACCCCGTGTACCCGGTGTTACCCGTAACTCCGGTGCAACCGGTGTACCCCGTGTACCCGGTGTAGCCGGTGTATCCCGTATACCCGGTGTAGCCTGTGTATCCCGTGTACCCCGTAAAACCGGTGTATCCCGTGTACCCCGTAAAACCGGTGTAACCGGTGTATCCGGTCATACCGGTGTATCCGGTGTATCCCGTGTAGCCGGTATAACCGGTGTATCCGGTGTATCCCGTGTAGCCCGTGTACCCGGTGTACCCGGTATACCCGGTGTATCCCGTGTATCCCGTGTACCCGGTGTACCCGGTATTACCCGTAACCCCCGTCGTTCCGGTGTAGCCGGTGTATCCCGTCGTTCCGGTGTAGCCGGTGTATCCCGTGTAACCCGTGTAACCGGTGTACCCGGTATATCCCGTGTAGCCGGTGTATCCGGTGTATCCGGTGTAGCCGGTGTACCCGGTGTAACCCGTGTATCCGGTGTAGCCGGTGTACCCGGTGTATCCGGTATATCCCGTATATCCCGTATATCCCGTGTACCCCGTGTATCCCGTGTATCCGGTGTACCCCGTGTACCCGGTGTATCCCGTGTAGCCGGTGTAGCCGGTGTTACCCGTAACTCCGGTATATCCGGTGAATCCTGTATACCCGGTGTATCCCGTGTAGCCCGTGTAGCCTGTATTACCGGTTACGCCTGTATACCCGGTATAGCCCGTGGATCCCGTGGAGCCGGTGTAGCCGGTATATCCCGTGGATCCCGTGTATCCGGTATAACCGGTATATCCCTCTGATCCGGGAGCACCGGTGACTCCCGGAGGACCAACGACGACACCGGTTGTCCCATCAAGAGTGATATCGCCGGTATTATACAAAGGATCGTTATATAATGTCATAAAATTATCAGAGGTATAGATGATCTGAAGATAGCCAGTGTGTCCGTATAAGGATAGATAGGTAGAATAAGGATTGGCTCCTATACCGAAATCTATGTCATCAACATAAACGTCGCCTGTTTGTCCTAATGGTATCGTCGTTGGATTGGATAGACCGGCATTGACGGGAAACGATAGTGGTCCCGGCAGACCCGTATATCCGGTATAACCCGTCGTTCCCGTCCATCCCGTGGTTCCCGTAAATCCGGTATAACCTGTCCCACCAGTGTACCCGGTGTAGCCCGTGTACCCGGTGTATCCGGTCGTACCCGTCCATCCCGTGTATCCCGTCCAACCCGTATACCCCGTATAACCGGTGTATCCCGTGTATCCCGTCCAACCCGTGTATCCCGTATAACCGGTGTATCCCGTGTATCCGGTTACACCCGTCCACCCCGTGTACCCCGTGTAGCCCGTGTATCCGGTGTAGCCCGTGTAACCCGTGTAGCCGGTGTAACCCGTCCAACCAGTGTACCCGGTGTAGCCCGTGTAGCCCGTGTACCCCGTCCAACCCGTGTATCCCGTATATCCGGTAGAACCGGTGTATCCTGTATAGCCGGTGTATCCCGTGCACCCCGTGGAACCCGTGTGTCCCGTCCAACCCGTGTATCCCGTATATCCGGTGTATCCGGTGTATCCCGTATATCCGGTGTATCCGGTGTATCCGGTGAATCCGGTGTACCCGGTGTACCCCGTGCATCCCGTCCAACCCGTGTATCCCGTATATCCGGTAACTCCTGTGTAACCCGTAAACCCCGTATAACCCGTATAACCCGTTTGACCGGTTGAGCCTGTATACCCGGTCACACCGGTATACCCCGTGTATCCCGTGCATCCCGTGACACCGGTGCCACCCGTAGAACCGGTCCATCCGGTCGTACCCGTATATCCCGTGTAGCCGGTGTATCCCGTGTACCCGGTATATCCCGTGTAGCCCGTGTACCCGGTGTACCCGGTGTATCCGGTGTATCCCGTGTACCCGGTGTACCCCGTCCGACCAGTAGACCCGGTGTACCCGGTGTACCCCGTCCAACCAGTAGACCCGGTGCACCCGGTGTATCCCGTATAGCCCGTGTACCCGGTATATCCCGTCGTCCCCGTTCGACCGGTATGACCCGTCCAACCCGTCCCTCCGGTGGTTCCCGTGTACCCGGTATAGCCGGTATACCCGGTGTATCCGGTATATCCCGTGTATCCGGTGTACCCCGTAATACCGGTCATTCCCGTTCGACCCGTATAGCCGGTATATCCGGTATATCCCGTCGTTCCCGTGCATCCCGTCAGTCCCGTATACCCGGTGTACCCGGTATATCCTGTCGATCCGGTGAATCCGGATGTTCCGGGCGTGCCCTGCAGTCCAACGATAACACCCGTCGTACCGGATGGTATCAGCTGGGTCGTATTATACGGGGTGCTCAGGTATGCTATCGTCAGACTCCGACGCAGTGTCGAATAATACCCCTGATTCAAGAAGTAAAGGTTCTGCCCCGTCCCACCGATGATATAAGGGCTAGGTACGGTACACGTAATGATCCCATTGCTGATACTAGTATTGGTTATGACACTACTCCTGAAAGGTCCCGGAATCCCAGTCGATCCGGTGATCCCGGTCATTCCCGTCCAGCCCGTAGATCCCGTCCATCCGGTCATTCCCGTGTACCCGGTGATACCGGTCATTCCCGTGTACCCCGTGTACCCCGTATACCCCGTGTACCCGGTGATACCGGTGTACCCGGTGTACCCGGTGTACCCCGTATATCCGGTGATACCGGTGTACCCCGTCACACCCGTCACTCCTGTGTACCCCGTGTACCCGGTGTATCCCGTGTACCCCGTGTACCCCGTGTATCCCGTGTAGCCCGTGTATCCCGTGTACCCCGTCGTACCGGTAACTCCTGTATAACCCGTGTATCCCGTGTACCCGGTGTATCCTGTCCATCCCGTATACCCGGTATATCCGGTGTATCCCGTATACCCGGTGTATCCCGTGTAGCCGGTGTACCCGGTGTATCCCGTGTAGCCGGTGTATCCCGTAAGTCCCGTGTAGCCGGTGTGACCCGTGTATCCCGTGTAGCCCGTGTAGCCGGTGTACCCTGTATAGCCCGTGTAGCCCGTGCATCCCGAACTACCCGGGTAATCAAATCTCTGGCCCTGCGGACCTGTGAGTATGACGTTCGTAGAGTTGGGGATCAGCTGGATATCATAGCCATTCTCATTGAAGAACGTATAGTGAGTCAGGTCCTTGTCGATGATTGACACATATCCACTGTTATACGTGCTCCCGTTAGAAATATACAAGATGGCCAGATTGCTCAATGAGTAGTTGGACAGTGGGTACGATAAGGAACTAGCGGATACGGACTGAGTGGTACCCTTTACGAGGGTCACACCACTCCCTATATAAGGGTACCACTGATAAGCGGACACAACACCCTGGATACCCGTGTAACCGGTATATCCCGTAGATCCCGTGTACCCCGTGTATCCCGTGTACCCGGTGTACCCCGTAGAGCCCGTAAGTCCTGTGTAGCCGGTGTATCCTGTGTATCCCGTGTATCCGGTGTAGCCTGTGTATCCCGTGTATCCCGTGTACCCCGTAGATCCCGTGTACCCCGTGTAGCCGGTCCGACCCGTAAGTCCCGTAGATCCCGTAAGTCCTGTGTAGCCGGTGTACCCGGTGTAGCCCGTGTATCCCGTGTACCCGGTGTACCCGGTGTACCCGGTGTAGCCCGTATCACCCGTAAGACCGGTCATACCGGTGTAGCCGGTATACCCGGTATTTCCCGTGTATCCCGTAAAACCGGTGTACCCGGTGTACCCGGTGTACCCGGTGTACCCGGTGTACCCGGTGTACCCGGTGTACCCGGTGTACCCCGTCGTTCCGGTGTATCCCGTGTAGCCCGTGTAGCCTGTAACGCCGGTGTACCCGGTGTACCCCGTGTACCCGGTATATCCCGTCGCCCCAGTATACCCGGTGTACCCCGTGTATCCGGTGTATCCCGTGTACCCGGTGTATCCCGTGTAACCCGTATAACCCGTGTAACCCGTGTACCCCGTGTATCCGGTGACTCCGGTCTGTCCGGTATAACCCGTGTATCCGGTGTAACCCGTGTATCCGGTGACTCCGGTCAGACCGGTGTATCCCGTAAAGCCGGTCCATCCGGTAACACCGGTAACACCGGTATCACCGGTAACACCGGTAGCGCCGGTGACACCGGTATAGCCCGTGTAGCCCGTGTATCCGGTGTAGCCCGTGTACCCGGTGTAGCCCGTATAGCCCGTGTAGCCCGTGTACCCCGTGTATCCGGTCAGACCGGTGTACCCGGTGTACCCGGTATATCCGGTGTACCCGGTCAGACCGGTGTACCCCGTGTATCCCGTGTAGCCCGTGTAGCCTGTAGCACCGGTGTATCCGGTGTATCCCGTGTACCCGGAATATCCCGTCGCCCCAGGATACCCGGTGTACCCCGTGTATCCGGTGTATCCCGTGTACCCGGTGTATCCCGTGTAACCCGTATAACCCGTGTAACCCGTGTACCCCGTGTATCCGGTGACTCCGGTCTGTCCGGTATAACCCGTGTATCCGGTATAACCCGTGTATCCGGTGTATCCCGTAAAGCCGGTGTATCCCGTAAAGCCGGTCCATCCGGTAACGCCGGTAACGCCGGTATCACCGGTAACACCGGTGTAACCCGTGTAGCCCGTGTATCCGGTGTAGCCCGTGTACCCCGTGTACCCGGTGTAGCCTGTGTAGCCCGTGTAGCCCGTGTAGCCCGTGTACCCCGTGTATCCGGTCTGACCGGTGTAGCCGGTATAGCCGGTGTAGCCCGTGTACCCGGTGTACCCCGTGTATCCGGTCAAACCGGTGTGTCCCGTATAACCCGTATATCCCGTGTACCCCGTATATCCCGTATATCCCGTGTATCCTGTAACTCCGGTATAGCCCGTGTATCCGGTGTAGCCGGTGTATCCCGTAACTCCCGTAACGCCGGTCGAGCCCGTAGATCCGGTATACCCGGTGTACCCGGTGTACCCGGTGTACCCGGTATATCCCGTGTAGCCCGTGTATCCCGTATATCCCGTGTACCCGGTGTATCCCGTAACTCCCGTGTAACCCGTGTATCCCGTGTACCCGGTGGTGCCCGTGTAGCCCGTGAACCCGGTGTCACCCGTGTATCCCATATAGCCCGTGTATCCGGTGTATCCCGTGTATCCGGTGTCTCCGGTGTATCCCGTGTATCCGGTGTATCCCGTGTATCCGGTGTATCCGGTGTATCCCGTGTATCCCGTCCATCCCGTGTATCCCGTCCATCCCGTGTAGCCGGTGTATCCCGTGTAGCCCGTCCAACCGGTGTATCCTGGGTAGCCGGTGTAGCCCGTGTACCCGGTGTACCCGGTGTACCCGGTGTATCCGGTGTACCCGGTGTACCCCGTATCACCGGTCGTGCCGGTGTAGCCCGTGTACCCGGTGTACCCCGTATACCCGGTGTATCCTGTGTACCCGGTGTACCCGGTGTACCCCGTATCACCGGTCGTGCCGGTGTAGCCCGTATACCCGGTGTACCCGGTACATCCTGTATAACCGGTGTAGCCGGTGTACCCGGTGTATCCCGTATCACCGGTCGTACCGGTGTATCCCGTAAACCCGGTGTACCCGGTGTATCCCGTGTACCCGGTGTAGCCGGTGTACCCGGTGTAGCCCGTGTATCCCGTGTACCCCGTGTATCCCGTGTATCCCGTATACCCGGTATACCCGGTGTAGCCGGTTACGCCGGTCGGACCCGTGCAGCCCGTAAATCCGGTCGTTCCCGTACCCCCGGTCGTTCCCGTGACTCCCGTGTAGCCGGTGTATCCTGTATAGCCGGTGTACCCCGTGTACCCGGTATAGCCGGTTACCCCGGTTGATCCCATAAACCCCGTATAACCGGTATAGCCTGTATATCCCGTGTATCCGGTGTACCCGCTATAACCCGTGTACCCGGTATTCCCGGTACACCCGGTCGTGCCCGTAAGTCCCGTATACCCGGTCCATCCGGTTGTGCCCGTGGATCCCGTGGAACCGGTCACGCCGGTGACGCCGGTGACGCCGGTGTAGCCGGTGTAGCCGGTGTAGCCGGTGTAGCCGGTGTAGCCGGTATAGCCCGTCAGTCCCGTTGACCCGGTCGATCCGGTAAAACCGGTGTATCCCGTCCATCCCGTAGAGCCGGTCATGCCGGTCCACCCGGTGTACCCGGTGTACCCGGTGTAGCCCGTGTAGCCGGTATAGCCCGTGTAGCCGGTGTACCCGGTGTAGCCCGTGTAGCCGGTGTACCCGGTGTAGCCGGTGTATCCCGTAGATCCGGTGTACCCGGTGTACCCGGTGTATCCCGTAGATCCGGTGTACCCGGTGTACCCAGTAGGACCGGGAGATCCCGTGTATCCGGTATAGCCCGTGTATCCGGTAGGACCGGTCAGTCCGGTCTGTCCGGTATAGCCCGTGTACCCGGTGTACCCGGTATAGCCCGTGCATCCGATGTACCCGGTGTACCCGAGGAGATTCTGTATAGCCGTCGACAGCTTGGGCTTTATGACAGAACCATCCTGGAGGATCCTGCTAGTGATCGCACCATCGGAGAGCTTTGTGCCGGTCACAGAATTCGGTTGGAATAGATTTGCTGTGAGGGTCTTAGGGGCAAAATTTTGTGTCAACAGAGTCGAAGTACCGATCGCGGGATTATTCACCTGTAGGTTCCCGATATTCGCGGTGACCACCCCACCGTCTTGGATCTGATCCGTGCCAACCGCACTGCCCGAGATCTTGGACGACGTGATCACGTTGTCCGGCAAGTCCGCCGAATCGATGATCCCCAGTGGTGACTGGATATGACCGATCTGTGCCTGGAGAACGAGCCGTTTCTTCGTCGTATCGTGATTCGAGGTGAGGATGATGATGTCCCCGTTATAGATCGTCCCTACGATCCCCGTAAAACCGTTCGTGATCGCGCTGTAACTGGAAACGTCGATGTACCCCGTGGTACCGGACAGTCCCAGATAAAACGTTGGGAGGAAAACGGTGGCGGAAGACCCCACCGGATAATTCCCGCTCGGATCGGGTATCTGCACGACGGAATAATAGCCGGTGATGTGATTCTGCAGAGGGACATAGTCGTAACTGTACGGGACGGATTGGTACGGGAGTGCCGTGATCCCGGCTGGGCCATTGGGACCGGTGGGACCGGTCGTAAAGTTGGTCTGAAGGGCGATAGTTGAACCACCGGTCGAGCCCCCCGTCGCACAACACCACACCATCTGATTGATCCAGTCCGTTCCCGTGTATCCCAACCGGGGATTGTAGAGGTTGCTTCCGTTCAATTGAGAGAAGGGCACATAACTAGAGTTGAGATTGAAATATTTCTTACGGGAATCGTTGTTGATTTTTGGAGTAAGCGAAGGATCGGTCGCATAGACCGCAGGCACGAAATACGTCGAAGTCTGGGGTACTGTACGGAGCACGACATCATCGGACGATGATGTGAGCGTGTTCAGAGGACCACGGGCCGGTTGTTCCGACAGCGAATCCAACGAATAGGTTGTATACGAGCCAACGTAGACATTGCGCCATACAAAATACGTTGCACCGAGATTATAAATGGACGCCCCCAGCGGCAGACCGTTGGGACCGGAGGGTCCATCGACGAGATCGGGATACAACGATCCGGACACGTCCAAAAATGTCGATAATGTGGTTATATTGTTGGAGGGGTCATAAATTGTCCTGATGTTACCGCCGACGATTTCTTTCAACGATGTGCTATAAAGAGACGCCGATTCACTGCCCAGATCCTGAGTCTTGTGAGAGACAGGGATCAGCGATCCTCGCAGAGATGTGTCCTGTCCGATGGATCGTACGTAGGTATCCTGGAAGAAAGACTGATTATTTCCCAGAGAATAGACGGTCGATCTATGTCTATTGTCTCTGTTGGTGGGGACGAGATCTCCCTGTACCAGGATATCCCCGTCGTTATCCAGTGTGTTTGCGTAGAGCGTCGCGAAGGCATGCTGTGAAGATCCGATGTCCCAGACGGCATTTTCTGCGGGATAGACATTCATCGAGACGTCCGAAGTCATCTTGCCCGGTGGTCCTCTCGGACCCGTGTATCCGGTGAAGCCCGTCGGACCGGCAGGACCTCTCAGTCCCGGTGGACCGGTGCTCCCCGTCGGACCCGTCCTACCCGTGGCTCCGGTCCTACCCGTCGAACCGGTTCTGCCCGTGTACCCCGTGCGACCCGTTGTTCCCGAAACACCCATGACATCGCTGGCCAGACCTCGTAGACCGGTGTGCCCGGCGTAACCGGTGTATCTGGTCCAACCGCTGGGACCGGTGGGTCCGGCGGGACCGGCGGGTCGAGGTGGAATGAGAGAGAAGAAGTAGGCGGTAGAGGGGATAGAATTGTATATGGAAAAATTGGACATTTATTAATGATGAATAAAATAAAAATAAGTGTGTACTTCTTCGTACGGAAAAAAAAAAACATTCTTCATAAAGAATGTCGTGGTTCGTACAGGACTCCATGCAAGAGTCCTACGTTGGATGGGACGTCACGTCCCGTGACACGTGGGTCGATGCATTATTCTCACCCTCCAGCATACAGACCATATCCCGTCAGATCACCAATATCTTGCAGGGGGTCCATCCCACGGGACGACCGATCGTGGTAACGGACGAGGTCATCATCGGTGTCTTATCGAGTGTGTATCGGTTTGGGACCCGCGCCAATGTGGGAGACATACACTCTCGTTTCATCATCCCCCAGGATCGGAACGATTATCAGGACATCGTGAATCAGACCATCAACATCATCGTCTCGTACACACGGGATGAGATCGAGATCACGGAGAACAACAAGAAACTTACGGTGTGGAACACACTCTACGGGGACTTTAATCCGGAGGGTCTGCGGCAGTACTCCCCGATCAAGATCCGGAAGAGACACCCGCAGTACATGGCATTCAACATGAATTATTAAAAAAAAAATATAATCATAAACAGATGCAGTCCAAGCCCTCCAAACACATCGAGCCCCATCACGTGTTCATCATCTTGCTCATCATGCTGACCTTTGCGGTCACGATCATCATCCTGGTCTACGGGTACATGACCTACTCCAAGACCAAGTACGTTTACGACAAGGTCAAGAAGATCGACGACAAGATCCAGATGATCCAGAAAAAGATACCCGATTCGCCGAAAGAGTACATATGTGATAAGGTCTGCAAGACCAATGGCACACCACCCGACTGGTGCAAGAAATATTGTTAGGATCAAGGAAGGATTCTTCTTTTCGGTGCTGAGAAAAAAAAGAAGAAACTACGTCTCGTTGAATAATCGGAGGATCGTCGGGATCATGGGATGTCGTCGGATGTCCGACGCGTCCAGCTCGATCCGCTGGAATCCGTCCTTATTCATCTCCTCCGTCTTCGGGTACGCGGACGACAGCCGTTCAACGAGGTAAGACAGGCCGTTCTGACCCGGTATGTCGCTCTGTTCCGGGTCTCCGTTGATGATGATCTTGCTGTTCCGTCCCAGACGCGTGAGGAGCATCTTCATCTGGACGATGTTGGAGTTCTGCATCTCGTCCGCGATTACGATCGTATCGTGGAAGGTGCGTCCGCGCATGAACCCCAGCGGAGAGATCTCCAGCCTGTCCTTCTTGATCAGCTCCTGGATCTCGGCGGGTGTGTAGTGCTCCCTCAGGTAGTGCATGGTCGGGGCGATCCACGGCTGGAGCTTGTCGTTGATCCCACCGGGGAGATGACCGATGTCCTCCCGATCGATCGTCTTGAGGGGGCGTGTCAGGACGATCCTCTTGGTCTTCTTCTGCTGCAGGTAGCGCACGGCCTCCTGGATCGAGATCATGGTCTTTCCCGTCCCGGCGGGGCCCATCACGATGTGTACGGGATACAGCGGGAAAGACTGCTGGAAGAGCTGTTGTTTCTGGGTCAGGAGGAAACATAGCATGGACGATCCGAACCTCATTGATTTATTATTGTCAGGATAAATCATTAAATCAGGATCGGAAGGATTGTCCGTCGACGATGGTGATGTTCGTGTCGATAAAATCAATGTCGACCATAAAGGACCGTTTCACGTGATACATGTGACGGAGGGCCATGTAATCGAACGAGCTGCCCTCGATGCGATGGAGATTGATGTTGCCGATAAAGATGTTGTTGCAGTAGCGGGACAGGAGGAAATCCAGGATCGCGCTCATCTCGCGCTGTTTCTCCTTGACCATAAAGATGACGGAATATCCGTTCCTCCTCATGTATTCCATCACGGGATTCTCGGTGAAGGACAACACCAGGTTCTGATCGTTCGGGGAGATGAACCGCGAAACGATGTCCTGGTATTTCCCGATGATGCGCTCGCGGTACGCGGTTTCGGACAGGTTGTTTTTCCGGCTCCAAAATCGGACCCCGTCGTCTTCCAGACGGAAGTGGAGCACGTTGATCGGGCGACGGAGGTCGAGATGGGTCATGACGTAATCCAGAGAGGATCGGACGAACCGGGGATGAAAGGGTACGTGTTCCAGCACACGGTCAAAGTCGGGTTTCGACAGGCTCTGGACCCAGCCCGAGATCATGGGTCGGAGCTCCATGTCGGTTTCGGGGGGCTTGGTGTGGATGGTGATCCGGTAGTGGAGGAGGAGGAAGTCGTTGAACCGGGTGAGATCCAGGATCTCTTCGAGCGGGACGATGGTGTCGTGATCCAAGAAGTGGGGCTGGAAACCACGGAAGTAGACCCGTCTGGAATGCAGACGGAGAGACTCGTGGAGGATGTGATTAATGATGAAAAAGACCTGCGGGGTCAGTCCCTGATTGATATCGGAACAGACGTCGTAGTAATGCTCCATCGATCTGTTCCTTGTCTACGACGAAGTCTTTAGATCAGTCGATAGCCCCGATCCTCGTAGAGTGCCTGAAATTCGGTGCGGAAGGAGGGGATGGACAGACGGTCCGTGGGTTCAAAGAGGAGACAGTGTGTGAGGAACGCACAGAGCCGTGGAGGTATGCACCGGTACCGGGAGATGTACAGGAGCGCGTCGTAATGGATCGGTTTCCACGGGGTTTGAGGGAACAGATGGAACGTTTCTGGATACAGACTGTACAAGACCATGCACCCAAAACTGAAGATGTCCATGCTGTTCGGAGAGTAGGGCGAGTCCGGGTTGAGGGAGACCTCCGGAGCCATGTAGCGGACGGTGCCCAGGAGTGGCGTGTACCCGTCCTGGTCATGGCGAGAACAGTCGAAATCGATGAGACGGACGTGATGGGCATCGTTCAGGATGATGTTTTCGGGTTTGATGTCGTAGTGATCGATGTGATGATGATGGAGGAATTCCATGGCGAGCGTGACCTTGTGGAAGATGTCGAACAGGATCTCGAGAGAACACGATTCAAAACAGATAAACTCGAACAGATCCGTTTTATAACGAGGAAAGACGAAGACGGCGGACGAGGGATAGGAGTTTGAGGGGAGACACACGTAATCGGAGGAACGGGGTTGTTTTGACAGATAGCGCAGTATGTGGAGCTCGTGTTGGAACTTGGCACGATCGGAGTGTTTCTTGAGGAACGACGTCTGATGGTTGGAAAAGGGTTTCCAGCAGGCCTGACCCATGTTTTTATCCATAGAGAGATAATTGATAGAGATAACGATTCGTGATATTGACCAGTTCATCACGCAGATTGAGGAGGTCCTCCTTCTTCGAGGGGAGGTCCTTCAGGATGTCCTTCTCGAGGTAGGCCCGGAAGGACATCAGCTCGTTGACCATCCTGGTCTTGTTCATGTTGGAGAGGGGTATGGCGGACGCGGGAGGCAGAACCAGGTTTTTCCTGGGACGACACCGGCCGAGATAGGATTCGACGAAACGGTCCATGGTTTCCGTGAATTCGTCGAGGAAGTGGTCGGAGGATCGGTGTTGGCTGTAGGCGTAGGTCTGCCAGTGGAAGAGGTTGATGTGGACACGGAGGGAGAGGAATCGTAGGACGATGCGACTGAGACCCATCTTTTGTTTTGTAAAAAAAAAAATAGTAAATAAAATGAATAGGGATTATCTGAACCGACAGATCCAGCGGAAAAAGGGTCACCAGCCGTATCAGCCCGATGCCGGCGTCATACGGGGATGTGTGACGGACATGGATCATTTCCCGTACACGCGTTTTTATCGTGGGGAGTACCAGAGTGACGAGCCCGTGATCTACGGACGAGAGACGGGGTATCATCCGGTGGGACCGGTGATGCGTCAGAACGAGATCGTGCTGAGCCCGGAACCGGACTGGGACATTTATTTTCAGAACCCGTGTTCCACGCTGTTGCCGAGGAAGGGGGTGGAGACCAAGACGGAGTGCAGGGTCTGGTCGTCGCCCTAAAAAAAAAATCATTCAGATCTGAAAAATTTTGATTTTTCAGATTTTTTTTTTTTGTATTCCTCCCGGCTCAGTGGAGGTCCATCTCGTGAAAGGACTGGATGAGACACATGAACAGGGTGGTGAATTCATCATGGAATCGCTGCATGGTCATGAGGATGGAGCAATACATCTGATGACGGAGATGATGGTCCTGACAGACGATGGGATCGATGGAACGGATTTTTTCACGGAGCTGTTCGAGGTGTTTCTTCTTGTACATGTTGTGGATGGTGGCCTGGAAGTTGTAGGTGTTCTGTTCGTCGACACACAGGACGGAGTACTGTTTCTCGACGGTGGTGTGGAGGGAGAGGAACGTCTTCATGGTCTGGACAGAGTCACGGAGCCTGTCCCGTCGTTGTTGGAATGTTGTCAGCGAACGGGAGAGGAGATCGTTGTATTTTTGATGGTAGAAGTTGAGGGGATCGTAGTTCGGGAGGACGAGATTGCGGAGGGCGTTTGTTTCGATCTCTGCATACCGTTTGGACGCGTGGACACCGATCCCGTGATGATGGGTGTAGAAGAAGTCGATGTCGTAGCAGGGATAGTAGACGAGATGATCAGTGCCGGTGGAAGAGAGGAAGAACTGGTTGTGGAGGAAGAGGTGTTTCTGATAGGAGAAGACGACCTCGGGATAATCGGAGGACCGGAGGAAGTAGAGGATGCGGAGGGCGGTGTCCGTCGACGACGCGACGGTCTTCCAGTCGAAGGAACGGGGATCCGGGTAGAGCATGACGACGGGGAAGGACACGTCGTCCTGGAAGACGACCTGGTACTGATAGAGAGAGAGGATAAAGTACTGGACGGTCCTACGACAGAAGAGGAGGATCATGTAGAGGGTGGATTCCTTCTTGTAGAGGGTGATGACAGAGAAGGAAGATTTCTGGATAAAATCGAGGATCTTGGGGAGGGACAGCATTGTTAATTTAACGATTTGGTTCTTAAATGTCTAACCATGAATCAGATCGATAAACTACCGACGACCCAGGAGGTTCCAACACGGGATGAAGAAGAACTGATCTCGGTCCTGTACGATCCGCCGATCCGACAGGCAGAGAAGGTGTATCACGGGTATCGCAGTGAGATCATACAGATGGGGATCATCGTGGTGTTATTCCTGGTGTTTACGTGGACGAGGACGGAGGAGTGGATACAGAATCTTGTGCCGATGACGAGGAATTCGGTGATCATGATGCAGTTCTTCAAGATCGTGGCGATACTGATCTTGTTTGTGATGCTGAATCATTATCTTGTGCGTCCGAGATAGGAGTGGGTGAACCAGAGGCCGAGGATGATCAGATAGACGATGAGGGTGGTGAAGGACAGACGGTAGAAACTGGTGTGGCGTTTTTTGGTGGTGGGATCGACGACGGTGACGGCGTCGGGTCGGAGGATCCACAGGAAGACGAATAAGAAGAGGAAGAGGGCGTAGAAGAAGAAGTAGGAGCGTGTCCATTGGAGGTAGAGGTTGGGGGATGCGATGGAGCCATGAGACGGCTGGATGTGGTTGAGCTGGGATTGGATCTGCTGGAGCGTCTCGTCGATGTTTTCCATGATCGATGAAGGAGGATTGGTTATAAGGAATAATTTATTTTTTAAATATAAAATGACGAGACAGGACATGTTATTGATAGGACTGGTCCTGGCACAGTTTGTCTGTTACGCGATCATCTTGTGGTACCCGCCGGTCGATCGTTACGAGGACGTATTCCCGTACAACGAGGCGAGGTTCGCGCCGTTCAAGAGGGGGGATTCGGTGCCGGAGTGTCGTCTGGACGATTCACGGGACTGGATGCTGTACCAGTACTCGTAGATCTATCGTTCGAACATGGAACGGAGGAGACGGACATAGCGCACGACATCGACGATGGTGATGTCGTCCTTGTCGAGGAGTTTGGTGAGATGACGGAGGACGGACGGATCGTAACGACGGTTGTCGAAACAGGCGAACGCGAGACAGAAGGCGGTGGGATTGAGGAACTGGGAGTCGGGGAGGTCCGATACGAGATCGGAGAGGGACCGTTTCATCTCGTTGCTGAAGAGACGCGAGTAGCGATCGGAGAGGAGGACACGCAGGACCCCGTTCTTGAAACGATCGAGGGGTGTGCGGATCTGTTTGGGGTAGGTGAATAAGACGTCGAGGATGTTGGCTCCGACGCGGTCCTTGTCCTTGTAGTTATTATCCATCGATGTTGTTTATTTAAGGAAAAAAAGTACAAAGAAGAAATGTCAGAAACCACGGAGCCGACGATCCTGATCTTCAAGACGATCTGTAATTTTGTGAACGACATCAAGGAGAGTTTTGGCAAGAAACAGAAGTCACTGTTGTTGTATGCGCATCTCCTCGAGAAGACGGGGATCGTCCATGAGGAGCCCATCCGAAAACACATACGCGTCTTTTATGATTTTTGCAAGAAGAACGAGGAGGCGGTCCTTCGGAAGGACAAGACCCAGATCCAGGAGCCGATCCTGCGGTATTCGGACAAGGTTTTTATCGACATCTCGGAGATCTTTGAGATTGCGGATGCCGAGGAGGAGAAGGTGATGTGGAAGCACCTGCTGATCCTGTCGGCGGTGTTGGACCCGTCTTCTCAGGCGAAACAGATACTCCGGGAGGAGAAACAGAAGAAGACCAGGATGGGACAGAGAGGAGGGGAAGAGGATTTCCTGACGAACCTGATTGATCAGGTGAGCGAGCACATCGATCCGAACAACATCAAGTCTCCGATCGATGCGGTGCAGTCGATCATGAGTTCGGGGGTGTTCCAGGACATGGTGTCGTCGATGAACGACGGGCTCAGTGACGGGAGTCTGGATCTATCCAAGATGATGGGTAGTCTCCAGACGATGATCGGGACGTTGGGACAGGTGATCGAGGATCCGTTAAAAACTGAGAGGAAGAACGAGAAGACGGTGGCGAAGGAAACAGAATGAATCCGTTGTACGCGCTGATTCCCCCGTACAATATCTATTTTGGTGGGTATCCGGATGAGAACGATTTTGTGTGTCTGCTGGAGAAGAACATCCAGATGTTTGTGGATCTGACGACGGACCAGGAGAAGAGACGGCACCAGCTGTTCCCGTATTACAAGCTGATCACCTATTACAAGAACTATCCGATCCGGGATCGGTCGGTCCCTCGTGACGAGGTGGGGTTTACGCGTTTTATGTACGAGCTGTATGATTTCGTGATGCGGATGGACGAGGACGAGCACATCTACATCCACTGCAAGGGGGGGCATGGCAGATCGGGGATGGTGATCGCGTGTCTGTTCCGATTATTGAATCCGGAGTGGGAGACGCGGGAGTGTCTGCACTGGACCAGGTATTTCCATAATCAGAGGAGACCGATGAAGAAGAAGTATTACGAGCTGGGGTGTCCGGACATGCTGGAACAGCGTCTGTTCCTGGCGCATCATCTGACTCCGATTGTCGTGTCGGAGTGTTATTATGATTACTACATCAAGAGGAACCTGATTGTGTTCATCCGTTACGCGAGGCTGCATCCGATCGTGTATGTGACGAATCCGAGGATCGAGACGATGCTGAACGAAATAAAAAAGAATTATTTCTTGTATTATCAATAATGATGAGATTCTTTACCCATCTGTCATGGATGTCATGGATGTCATGGATGTCATGGATGTCATGGATGTCATGGATGTCATGGATGTCATGGATCTCATGGATGTCATGGGCGCACGCGGAGTCTCCTTTTCTCATAGGGGTGAGCACTTCCGCGTTCCAGATCGAGGGAGGGAGGGCGGAGAGAGGAGACACCATATGGGACGATTATGTGAGACAGAACCCGTGGATCGGGACGGGGGACGTGGCCTGTGACAGTTATCACCGCTACGAGGAGGACATCGAGATGATGAGTGACTTCCGGATCCGGTATTATCGGTTTTCGTTCTCGTGGTCGAGGATATTTCCGGAGGGAAACACGTCGAGGATCAATCCGGTTGGGGTCGATTATTACCACCGTGTGCTGGATTCTCTGCGGAGCCATAACATTACGCCGGTCGTGACCCTGTTTCACTGGGACCTCCCGTCGGCGCTCCAGGACCGGTACGGCGGATGGGAGAATCCGACGATCCTCCGGGATTTTTTGTCGTATGCGGATTTCGTATTCTCCGAATACGGATCCAAGATCCGTCACTGGATCACGATCAACGAGCCCTATACCTACGTGATGATGGGTTATGTGTATGGGACGTTCGCGCCCGGCAAGACACTGGATTGTGATTCCGAGGTGCCGTACCGGGTGGCTCATCACCAGATACTGGCTCACCGGTACGTGTACGATCTCTATCACCGATATTACGGGGATGGCAAGATAGGGATCAGCCTGAATAGCGATTATGCCTATTCCGAGTCGTGGGAGACCACGGACCGGGCCCTGCTCTTCCGTCTGGGTTGGTTCCTGGATCCCCTGGTGTACGGGGATTATCCGACGGAGATGAGGAACAAGGCGGGGTGGCGTCTCCCCGTGTGGGAGGAAGACGATCTTGTGATGAGCCCGGACAGGAGGGTGTCCATAAGAGACGAGACACGATCGTTCGATTTCCTGGGGATCAATCATTACTCGACGTTCCACGCGATCGATGGATGGAATGCCCTGAATTGTGTGTCTTCGGACCATCAGATCGGCTACACCGCCATGCCGGGAGAGATGATCCACGCAAATAATGGTTGGCTGATCTATTATCCGGACGGCATGCGTCGGTTATTGGAGTGGATAAGAGATCGGTATCATGGGACGAAGAACATCCCCCAGCTCATGATCACGGAGAACGGATGGAGCATGGGAGAGGGAGATACGGAGGATGATCAGAGGATCATGTATCTGAGGGATTACATCGCGAACGCCGAAACGATCAAGAAAGACCTGAATATAACGCATTATTTCATATGGAGCCTCATGGACAACTTTGAATGGAGATCGGGTTATACAGAGAAGTATGGTCTGTTTTACGTGAATGCGACCACACTGGAGAGGACTCCCAAGAAATCGGCCTACTGGCTCCGAGACACGTATCTGTGATCAGTCTTCTTCGCCGTCGGAGAAGTCAAAATTCAGGGATTCCTGATTGACCTGGGACGACAGCTGATACTCGGACACGCGTTCCTCGAAGAAGTTTGTCTTCCCATCGAGACTGATCTTCTCCATGAAATCGAACGGGTTCGTGTCGTGATAGATCTTGGCGTATCCGAGCTGGACCAACAGACGATCCGCGACATAACGGATGTACTGTCTCATCCGATCGGAGTTCATGCCGATGAGTCTGCAGGGCAGACTGTCGATGATGAACTCTTCCTCGATCATGACGGCTTCTCGGAAGATGGTGTGTGCCTCCTCGACGGGAACCTTATGGACGATGTAGCGGGTGTACAATAGCACGGCAAACTGGGTGTGAAGGGACTCGTCCCGGGCGATCCACTCGTTGCTCTTCCCCAGAGCCTTCGACATGAGGTGTCGATTCTTCAGCCAGTAGATCGCACAGAAGCTCCCGCTGAAGAAGATGCCCTCGACGATCGCAAAGGCGATGAGACGTAGGCCAAAGGGTCGTGAACGGTCGATCCATCGGATGGCCCAGTCCGCCTTCTTGCTGACACAGGGGATGTTCTGTATGCCGTGAAAGAGACGATCCTTCTCGATGGGGTCTCGGATGTAGACGTCGATGAGCAGAGAATAGACCTCGCTGTGGATGTTTTCCATCATGGCCTGGAACGCGTAGAAACAGCGGATCTCGGGGATCTTGATCTCCGTGCAGAAGTTGGTGAGGAGGTTCTCGAGGACGATGCCGTCGCTCCCGGCAAAGAAGGCGAGGATGTTGGAAATAAAATACTTTTCGTCGTCGTTGAGCAGGATCCAGTCATTCATGTCCGCAACGAAATCGATCTCTTCTGCCGTCCAGAACAGGGACTTGTGATTCTTGTATGCTCTCCACACGTCCTCGAAGGTGATCGGGAACAGGGTGAAACGATTCTCCTGATCGAGGAGAAGGGGTTCGGTGTCGGACATTTTATGATATAGATCTTGTCATAAAATGTTTTGTTCATTTTTTTTTAATCATCATCATCTTCCTCCGTATCTCTGAACGAACAGGTGAAACTCGAGACTCGATCGGATCTGATCGGCAAACACGTGATCGATGTGGCGTGTCTCCAGCTCCTTTCGGAACCGAAAAAAAAAGTCAACGATCTCCTCCCGATCGGAATCGATCTCGTAAGGAGGATCGTCCTCGGGTTCGCGCGTGTACACGTCCATCTCCGCATCGTTCTCCATCGTATCGTTCTCTTCCATGTCATGATGTTTCGGATCGGTCATTTTATATCTATGCATCCTGAGACCCTTAAATCAGTATGCTCGGTACTATTTCTTCTTCCGGTAGATCCTGGTGTAGATGCCATCCCTCGATCGGCTGTATACCCGATCAAACATGGACTCGATCATCGATATGCCGTAAAACGGATCTTTCCCGTTCATCCGCTGCCACGTTTCCGGTGGACAGGCCATCACCTCCCTCATGTACGGATGATCCGTTTCGTAATCAATGACGACCAGGCGTCCATCGTCTCGCATGATGCGCCACACCTGTGGAACGACCCTGTTCATGTCATGGAGATGGAGCATGCAGAACCTCATCTGGATCAGATCAAACATACCCGACCCGAATACGGGCTCCGACGCGTCCGCCATGAGGAACATCGGGTTCATGGAACCGTAGCGCTTTCTGGCCTCCCGGATGACCCGTTCGTTCTTGTCGATGCCCACGACGACCCTGTCCTTGCGAGACATGATCATGGTTGATTCTCCGGTCCCGCATCCGATGTCCAGTCCGTAGATCGGCGTCGTGTCGTGTCCCGTCGTCATGACGAACGAATCGACCACGACCAGGCATAGGAAGAATATGAGGGTCTTCATGTTGTTTGTGGTTTGTCGTTGAGAGAGTCGTATGAATGAATATTCATTTTTTTTTACGTCTGTCTATCCCGTCAGTCGTCTGACCCACAACGGTCTGGTCGCGGATGTGTCCAGCGTCAGGCGCCTGCCGTTATACTCCTGCTGTTCAACGATGTCGAGGAACTTCGGCTGGTCGTCGGTACCGAAGAGCGGGTAACCGAACTGACTGACTCGGGGTCCGAAGGAATCCACCACGATGTTCTGGCTCACGACGGATAGCCGTTCCAGGACGTAGAGAACGGTCATGAACAACCGATCCAGGAGCTTGCGCATCGTGCACGGTGGTTTGACCGTGCGCACGCCGATGATGTGTTCCACACCCGCGGATTCCAGATGATAGGTCCGACGGAGTGCCAGCGGCTGATTGGGATGAGACTCGTCCGTGTCAGCCCACACGCTGAGCTCGTTCTCTGCTCCCCAGCGCAGACAGATCGTGTGTCCGGTCTCGACGAGGTGCACGATGGCCTTCGCGATGGGGACAAATCTCCGCAGCGAGACTCGTTTCGTGGTGTGACGAGACTGTTGTGTGGTCCGTAGGACCGGAAGCGTGTTGGGCGACGGTCTGGTCTTCTGCAGCACCTCCTTCAGATCGGATAATTGCTGTTCGTCCAGATACGGAACGACCTCCGTGAACAGGTCCATCACGTCTTTCGCGGTGGTGGGCATTTGTTTCCAATACGATTTGTTTTTTTTTTTTCATCGTGAACGCTGGACACGCCGATAGATGACAAGACCGACGACAGTGACGAGACACACGATCCATAACAGGGAGGTGTACTCGGAGATCACACAGAGAGACCCGAAGGAGAGGGAATGCAACACAGGGAGCATGTCGACCGCCCTGCGATACAGCGCCGGATCCTCGGACTGGAAGCTGATCATGGGGAAGATGCCGTACTTGTGCAGGGGGAGAACGGACAGGACCTTGTCGATGTGCTGGGTACGACACTCGGGAAATCGATCGAGATGAGCGACCAGTTTCTCGATGCCCCTCTTGTGTATCGAATAGGCGTGGGTCGTGAGCGGAGACGACAGACGCAGGATGTCCCAGCGGATGGGGACGGAGAAGAGGACGGGCCACTGACAGTACCCGTAGTAGAACACGTCCCAGTCCCGGTTCTCCTGTTTCCATTCCACGCATCGTTTCCACGAGTCGGGGGTGGTCGGATGAAAACGGGCGTCGTCCTCGAAGATCATGATCTCTTCCCATCCATAATGGTGCGCGAGACGGATGAGGGACACGTGATTGTTGTAGATGACCCTCGAGGTCTCGTCCTGACTGGAATGATTGAGGATGGAGAACAGATCTCTGACGGACCCGTCGTTGACGAGTTTCTTCTGGGACGGGAAACTGACGAACTGGAGATCGGAGTGGGAGATCCCCACGGCATCAAAGTTTCGGAGGAGGGTGCGACACCGTTCTTTACCCTTGGGACTGGACGTGGTCAGAACGAAGATGGGCGGATGGCTCATTTATGAGCATCCACACATTTTTTTAATATAAACACTTGTCTCTCCCCCAAACAAATATGAATACCAGCCTCATCATATTATTTTATAGCCAGTATTCCCAGTCCTGTATCGATCTCATCAAGGCTCTGTCATCCACGACCCTCGACATACGTCTGTTGTGTATCGATAAGAAAAGGATCAAGGAACACGTCCTGCAGGATACCCGTTATCAGATCCGTGTCGTGCCGACCGTTCTGATCATCCATTCGGATGGCAATACCGAGAAATACGAGGACAACGCGGCCGGACAGTGGCTGATACGGCTCATGAACTCCATGAATCAGACGATGGGAGTCAAGGATGATGAGACGTTCTTTACGGATGTGCCACTCGATGAAAAAGCGGAACCGGAACCGGAACCGGAACCGGAACCGGAGAAGATCGAGCAGCAGATCCCGGATCTGAAGTCGGATCAGCCGATCAAGATCAAGAATACCGTGCAGATGATGGCACAACAGCTCCAGCGACAGAGGGAGATGGATATAAAAAATGAAAATAATCTAAAAGTAGACGGTCTATCTCCAAATGGATCCCCTTGAGACCTGCATCCTGCGTTACGTGCATGAATTCTGCAAGACGATCGCAGATCGTTACCACATCTCCGAAAATGACTTAAAAAAAATAATTTTTCCTAATAAATCCATGAACAAGAAGACGAAACAGGAACTGGTCCAGCTGTGCCGTGAGCGGAACCTGTCCTTCAAGGGTACGAAGGCGGAACTCGTCGCTCGTCTCGAGCGACAATCGGATTCCGTGCAGACCAAGATCCGGACTCAGCAGCCGATTATCTACCTGTACGAGAATTCTCACGGTTATTTCGTTCATCCCGACACTCGTTTCGTCTTCCATAAGCCGATTGAAAGGGTCATCGGGAAACAGGCGGACGAGGGAAAGATCGTCCCTCTGTCCCGGTCGGACATCGAGGTGTGTCATCTCTACGGGTTTCAGTACGTCTGTCCCGAGAACCTGAACGACGACATCCTGGCCAGATCACAGGTCATGGATGACAGATTCTATCAGGAGATCCTGGAGGACATCGACGAGAACAGCAGTGAGACCAATACCGATGTGATCATCGAGTACGACAGCATGGAAGAGGGAGAGGAAGACGACGGCGGCGACGATCTCTTTTACGAGGATGGATGAGCAATGGTTGGTTGGTGATTTCTTTCGGAGGATAAAGAAATCATAAAGGTCCTCAGTTACTTACTCTTGGTCGTCCTGGCGCTGAACAGGATCAACAACAGGACCAGGACCAGGGATACGACCCCGATCAGGAAGAAGATCCTGAAGAAGAGGTACAGGTTGTACGCGTCCGTCCTGATCTTGCTCTTTTTCTGGGAGACGGTCTCTTTCGTATCATACAGATCATACAGATCATAAAAGAAGAGGTAGAGGAAATAAAACATGAGCAGGTTGACGAGATAGAACGCCAGGGATAAGAGATACATGTGTGTTTGTGTTAGGAATTATTTTTTTTTTTCCATAGCGAGCACTGCACTACTCCTCCTCATGTCCTCGGTCCGTAGTTCTTGTCTATCCTATAACCATATTGCATGGGAACCGATGGTAGAGTGATCATCGCCGGTATGTGAGATCCGCTATAGTTATTGGTCATGGATTGACCCGTATACTCGGATACATTCGTCCGTGTGATAGGATTGTATACTCTATCCTTATACATGTAATTGATCCCACTACGTGGGAATCTTGTCGCTATGATCGGTGACAAGGTAGACATTGACATAGTCATTGAGTTGTGTGTATCGCTGGAAGGAGGTGTACCCGTGTTTATACAATTTGTAGATCCGGAAGCTCATTCATGAAAAGGATCATAAAAATATTCATTCCGTCTTTTTTTAATCTAAACATTTACTCCCCGACCTGCATACAATGATCAAGAACTATCATACCCTCGTCTTATCGGGCGGTGGTGTCAAGGGCATCGCGTTCCTCGGGGCCCTCCAGTGTCTCAAGGACATGGGCATGCTCGACCCGGTCCGCAAGATGATCGGCACCTCGATTGGTTCCATCATCCTCTATCTGATCACGATCGGCTACACGCCGGTCGAGATCATGGTGATCCTGTGTCAGAGCGATCTCTTCGAACGGCTGTCCTCCATCGACTGTGTTCATCTGCTCCACGGGAAGGGGGCGTCCTCGTTCATGATCATCCAGGAGTTCCTGGAGAAGATGACGCTGAAGAAGGTCGGGCGTTTCCTCACGCTCATGGACGTGTACAAGGAGTACGAGATCACACTCGTCTTTGTGACCTACAACAAGACGCGAGACAAGATCGAGTATCTGTCCATCGAGAATTATCCGGACATGCCCTGTCTCACCGCGATACGCATGAGCTCCTCCATTCCCTTCATGTTCGACGTCTTTGAATACAATCAGTGTGTCTATTACGACGGCGGCATGGGCGATAACTTCCCGATCTCTCAGGTCGGGAGAGACGAACCGGCTATCGGCTTCCATTTCTGTCCGGACCGTTCGTCGTCTTCTCCCACACCGGAGAATCTGATCCACCAGTTCCACAAGATCGTCAACATCCCCATCAAGATGCTCGAAGAGTACAGCATCCGGAACAAACCGGAGTCGTGCGATATCGTATCGATTTCGATCGACGAGAACATGTCGAGTCTGGCGCTTACGATCCCGCGAGCGACCAAGTTCGATCTGTTCAGCACGGGGTACGATACGGTCAAGACCTTTTTTGAACACCTCGACGATCCGGTCTGATTTATCTAGAATTGAATGTCCATCATGGATGGGACGTCATCATAGACATTCCAATATGAAAACAACGAGGATGATGCTCGTTCTCGGTACCATTACGATCATCACGGCGTATCCGATCCGGTACAAGCTCTTGGGCTCATGGGTCCTCGAAAACCATCCCAGGTACGGTACGATGCACGTCAACGTCCATCACAGCCAGATCCACGTCGTTCGGAAGACGGAGGTCGTCCGAGACATGATCTCGCTCCAACGAGAGTACACCGGGGTGTATTCGCTCAGGGATAACCATGAGATGACGGTCCGTTTCTATAAACGACGGGATCGTTTCCAGAACCTGATGGGTCTGCGGGTGGGCACGCTCAGGGAAGACAGGATGCGCGCGTCCGTGAGGATGGACATCGACTGGATCGACGATATGATCGTCATGACCCGGGTCGTGAAACAGACCGGTGTCACGTGCTACGAGCTGCAAGACGAGTGTCTGTTGGTGCGCGGTCAGGACCGACACACGGACTCCGTCCCACCCCTGACGATCTTTATCATGGGACAGTTCTGGGGGTTTCTCTTCTCGCATTGTCTCGATTTCCTGTTCCATCGGATCATGAATTAAAAAAAAAAACATTATGATGATTAAAACATATGACGACATGGTTTTCACCCGACCTCAGCATACCCAAGAATCGGTATCGTATCATCAATCCGCACACCGATCTCCATTATGCCACCGATTTTTTTCCCGTGACACGATCCAATCTCCGTGATTTCCCCAGGATGGCGGACTATGATCCCTCTTTTCTCGGTTGTTACTCCTCCTTCGATCCCCGTCTGATCGATCCCATCCGGAGCCAGACCCTCCTCCTCGATCGTCCGGCGTTCCAATCAGACGACACCCGCATGAAAGACATCTACGATCCTTCCCTGCAGAACGTGCGCACCGGTTCGTATGCCGGTTACTCCGACATCGAGGGAGGGAACATCATTTATTACGACGACAGCTTCCTCGACGACGTTCTGACCCCCTACCTCTTTGTCAACAAGGCCTCCCTACAGGGATCCGTATTCCTCGATCCCATGGGATCCATGAAACCACAGTACCTCCGCGAACCCGTGAATCAGAAGAATCGTTTCACTTCCGGGTATTCTTTTGATCAGGATCAGATGGAGTTCCGCGAGGACCTGATGTCGAAACAGATGGCGCTCATGAATCAGACGGACCCGAACCCGTGGAATACGTATTCCGACAAGATGTTCTATACCAAGACTTTTGATGGCTAGACTGGTACGCAAAGATGACGAATTCCTCGAACGGGTTGACGCGTCTCCACGCCTCGATCCTCTCCCGAAACACCGTGTCGTACCGCGGATGATCCGTCTGAGAGAGCACCCACACGAAATCATCGGGAAAGGCCGGGGAGGGAACGTCTTCACAAGGCTCCGTGTGTCGGAGACAGGAGGGTATCCACTGTTTTCTCGTGTATCGTCGGATCCTCTCCAGTGTCGGGAACTCCCGGTTCCATTCCATGAGTTTCTTGTCATAGGCTTCCCGGTCCCCACACGTGTGATACATCCGGATCAGGTGATAGACCGTCATGATCGTCGCACTCCTTGTCAGGCGCTCCAGTTTTATCCGTTCGTCTCTCCTCCTTTCCTCGGACTCTGATCGGACGATCAGAGGACACGGACGCGACACCAGGTGTTCAAGGAATCCTCCGATCGTAAGACCGTCGTTCTCTCTCCTGCTCAGCATGACGTCCATCTTCTTCTGGTGTGCCGTATACGTCTTGACAAGGAAGAGGTTGTTCTGTGTCGGACAGATGTACTCGAACCAGCGGATCACCTCTCTCTGGTCGTCGACGCACAGGCGGTGGTGTTCCAGGATCAGGGACACCGAGGAACACACGATCGACAGGACGTCCTGGAATCCGTACAGATAGAACGGCTCGACGTGGATCATCATCCGACCCCTGTGTATAAAATACACCCTCTCGTAATCAATGATGTGTGGACGTCCGTCCTTCACCAGGATGTTCCACGGGTACAGATCGTAATGGATCATCCCGTACCGGATCCGCATCCTGAGCAACAAGATCACGATCTCCACGAGAATCTCCCGGAATGCCCTCAGACAGAAGGACGAGCCCTGTATCCAGTCCTTCAGTGTGATCCCGTCGATGTTTTCATACCCGATCTCTCCTCTCTCCGGATCATGAAAACACATCCTCATCATCCCGTCCTCCCCCGATACCCTGGACGCAAACAGCCATTCGTGATAGAAATGACCCGCGTCGCGACACCTCTTTATCACCACCGATCCGCACCGGTCCACGTTCTTGTGGATCGCCGATCTCTCGTGAAACACCGGCACCTCTTCCGGCTCCACGTACAGTTCTCGTTTCATGAGTTCCTGGATCTTTCCGTGATCCAGGACGGGATAACGACTAGCACCCGTAAAGCGTCTTATCTCGATCAGGAGTGTCTGGATGTGGTTCATGATCCCCTCCTTGTCCAGGTACCGGAGATAGAACTCTCTCGCGTTCTCCGCGATCCGACGGCACTCCTCGTCGTGGGTCTTGCACCACCGGAGCTTCTCGAGGATCTCCTGTCGGTCGTACTCCTTCTCGATCGGGATGTAGTGGACGTAGGGCTTCAGCCACCGGCTGTACCAGATCTCGTAGGGACATCCCCACATCAGTATCACGCTCTTCATGCTCATATAACACGACAACCGGTACGCGAACGAGTGTCCCGGCAGGTGCAACACATACCTGTACCTCGACTGTTCGCTCATCGTCTTGTAGTCGACGAGCGGGAGGTGCGTCACACGGATCGTGTCCAGAGGATGATCCGGAGACCTCTTCCTCGCACGGAGGTTCCACCTGGTGATCCCGCAGTCCATCCATAGGATCCCGTCTCCTTCGTCTCGGAGACCCATGAGTGAGAGGTCGGCCATGAACAGTCGTGGATTGTCCCGCACCGTCGTCCCAAGACCGGTGGACGCGCCACGGAACACGAGGGTCGGGATCTTGGTCTCCCAGTCGAGATGCATCTCCTCCCGGTAATCACGAAAGTCCTTCGGGAAGTGTTTCCCGTCCTCGATCGACGAGACCCTCGCCCAGTCGTCCCACGTCGGGATCGGCAGGTCGGAGAATCCTTCTCTTGTGGTCATCCCGAGGATCGGACAGTGACGTGTAAAACGGTGCATCTCTTCGAGGGGATGATCATCCCCGTAGATCGCGTCGTAGGGCTCCGTAAAGTCCCGTTTCAGCAGGGGGAAGTCCCGTTTGTTGAGAAAGAACTCGATGTCCGGAAGCTTCCGGTGTCTGCAGGTCTCCACAAGCATGTCGTGGAGCTCGTGGATCCCGCTCTCGTTCTCACGGATCGGGTTCTCGTAACGGAAGATGCCGTTGTTGGCGTACCAGTACTCGGTCTGTTTCTGGATCCTGCGTTCGTCGAAGGGTCTTCCCTCTCGTTCCTGGATCGAACGGAACACCTCCATCGGACACATCCGGATGGGAAGGTTATTCTTGTAATAGGCCTTGCTGAACGGCAGAAAGAGGTCGACCCTGTTGTCCACGATGCGCACAAACACGCCCTTCTTCATCTTCTCGAAGAGGTACTCGAAGGTGTTCATCACCGAAGTCGGTCCCGGGTCACAGAAACGCGGATCGATCTCGTATCCGATCGATAAGGACGTGTCCTCGGGCTGGAGGACACGATCTCGTCCCCAGGTCGACGGCGGAGCGGTCCACGCGTCCAGGAATTGTTCCTTGTCTCCGGCGGTGAAATGAGACTGCCGGAAGAACCGGTATCTCGGATTGGTGGTTGTCATGATGAGATAGGATGTCTGTGTCGTGATCGATTCCGAACGAAACTCAATCATTTTTTTTTGAAACCAACCAATAAATGACCAATTTTAAGATCCATCACTTGTACCGTAAGGAGTATACGAAATTCGAACGCTACGGTCAGATCGGTAATCTCGTCAACGTCTTCCTCGTGACCGATCAGTCCCAGAAGGTCCCCATCACCTATTTTCTAACCGAGATGCCGCTCACGCCCACGATCTACTACCCCGCGGACATGCTGACGTTCTTCGGGTACCCTCTTCCCAATTATCAGGCTCTCCATAAATTTACGATCGGGTTCGTGTGTATAGCTGATGTTCCCAACAGCGGAGGCATCCTGTACTCCGATATCATCGATTACTGTAAGGCACAGGGCATCACCATCACGGAAGCGGACATCCGTATTAACGTCTTCGGTATCCCCGATCCTATACCCGACAGCTCGTTTTGCGTCACGGGCGGGGGCTACGCGGGACCCCAGATCAAACCGAACCAGAGCGCAGCGTACTTTTCGGACGTAAACAAACATCGGATCTTTTCGATACAACAGATGTATTCATACGTCCCGGTCGAACAATTGGACATATGGATTACGGATGATTTGATCCGTGATTGCGACGAACTCCTTGTCAGGATATCGGAACAGCCGTACGACGTCGTGTTTTCCAATGAAGTCATCCACCTGGACGGCCTGAACGACGCAAATTACGCTCTAAACTATCCCCTCATCAGCATGGTCAACCTGCCGTTCCCCTGGTTCTGTGCCAGTGGTAATTCAGGAGATAAACCCTTCGTACCCAATAAATTACCCAACGTATTACCGTATATAATCAACGTCGGGACGTTTTCCTTTTTCGATACCTCCAACAACAAGTTTACTCCCATCAATAGCCCTCCCGTTGCGGTCTCCGCCGGTGTAGACGTTACGACAGCCAATTATGTAAGTTTTTATTCGGAAGGAAAGTATTATCCCATGAACGAGACCATCCCACATTGCCTGGCTTTTACCTACCAGACCGATTACATCCCGCCCTATCCGAACGATCCGCAAGTCTACTTCGGTGATGACCCGGGCCCATTTCCCTGTGCCTACGCGACGCTCGCCAACTACGGCGGACCCTATTATGGTCTGCTCGACGGGGTTTTGAACGCCTCCACGGTGCAGGGTCAGGGAGGACCCCCGGTCATCATCGGCACGAGTTTTTCTGTCATCGCAGCCGCCGCGTTTTATCTGTTGTCCTCTTCCAATCTCAAGGGCTCTGCCTACGAGGTGAGTCAGAAACTGACCAACAGACCCAACGACCTATGCAACTATATCTGTTGCGGAAAAAATGCGTACGCCATCAACAGCGACCAGTACTGGTTCAGTTTCAGCTGGGCGCCTTCGACGGGTTATGGGATCCTCGGCACGGCATCAAGGTACGAGAATGTCGATCCCACGCTTCACTACCTCTATATCTACGACCACAACAACGACTTTGTCTGTATTTACGGCTCCGATCCTCAGTCTTACCGGCAATACGGCATCAGTCTTCCGGATCCGGTCTTTACCCTCTCATCGATACCTCATCAGCTCACCCTCTTTACCTTCGAACTGGTGGACCCTCTTTTCTATATCTACAAGGTCACCGGTGTCCTCGGCGTCCAACTCTTCCAGGATGAGTGGCAGGTATGGGGCCCGGAACTCGATGCCCCCGTACTATTGACGCAGTACAACACGGAGAACATCGTGTATATCGCCCAGGCGCTGACGGAACCCAGACTGTTCCTGTTTGTCAACGGGCAGGCTCTCGAAAAAAACGCCGTGCCCTACCCTTGGAGGATCAAGTCTTCTTTCAAGACGATCGGCACGGTCAATACAATTTCCCAACCGTACTTCAATCTATGCGACGCAGCCGAACGGTATTATCTGCAGTCGGTCTACGACCCTGATGATGGGAAGGACCATCCCAGGATCCTGGACACATTTTACCAGAATACGACCTACGTCGACGGCGTCCTCGTGTGGACCCTGCAGCCGCAATGGTTCCTCATCCCACTCACGATCGGGAACAGGGATCGTCACGTGGTCCAGGGCTGGATATACAACATGGATTCCCAGAAATACCTTGCAAAGAACGGATCGGATATTGTCCTGGAAAATAATATCTCCGATGCGCTCTTTGTCTTGGACGGATTCTACTTCTTCCAGCCCACGAGTCTACAAATCGATACCTACGAATACATGTATATCGACCCGAACCACAATCTCGCCCTTGGTCCGAGTGATACCGTCCCGTTGACGATCTATCTCTTCCCGATCGATCCTTCTCTGATGGTCAAGAACGAAGACATCCTCGTCTTAACCGGTCTGAACCCCACGCCCGCGTTATTTTCTATCTGTGTCCAGTCTTCGAATCGCCACGCCCCTTCCATCCAGGCGTTAGAGGACATAAGCGATCTCATTGCGATCTATCGGGGACTGGCCTTCCGGGTCAATTCCGTCCGAGCAGGCACGCTCATAAGTCAGAGGAACAAGCGCCCGTTCGTCCTGAACACGCTGATGCCTACGATTACCCTGTGGAACTACCCAGACCCACAGGATCAATTCCTCTACGAGTTCTCGAACTGTTTCATCTCCGTCAACGACAACGGGGGCTGGCAGCCCTGCATGGTCGCACTCTTTCATGATGGACAAGAGGATCCCGTCTCCGTGCAACAACAATGGAAATTCCAGATCCGTAATCAGGACACGATAGGAATCAATTACATGTATATTGATGGGAGGTTCTTTCCGGAGACACAGACCGATGTCGAACAATACCAATTGGGCGTCATGACGAACGACTATAATATAAGCGGAGGGGGACATCAACCGGCGATCGTTGACGACAAAAGGGCCTCGTACTACCAGATTACAAAAATTATACCGGATCCGGATCAGTAATGCACCACGTCGTATCCCCCGTTCTCGATGAGTGATAGTCTCGAAGCGCCCCTCGGCCACTTCTTGATCGTATTAAAGATGGTGTACCGTCGACGGTATGACTCACGATCCTCCGGGAGATGGACCCCGACCAGGGCGATATCCTCGTTGTAGATGTTTGTCGCCAGTATGAATCTCAGATTGATCGACTCTACACGTATATGATCCTTCTCTTTCCGGGTTACGACGCCACGATACCACAGCCGTTTCCAGGGACAGAACCCGATTTCGGTCCCAACGGCTATATCTTCTCTCCATCGAGGCGTAAAGGTGTGGTGGACGACCATCCTCAGAGAACCCAACGGGATCCACATATCAAACTTTGCATTCCACCCAATGAAGTGTATCCTGACTCGTGGCCCATCCTGATCCATCACGTCGACATACAACCCGTTGAAGACCCGTCCGGGTCGTATGTCCTGACGGTATCCCAGGTCGTACTGTAGTGGTTCCTGCGATACCAGCATCGGAAACACCGGATCCCGAGAGAACGTGTTATCCCATTGCTCCATCGAGCTCATCTCGTAATGATGCTGGATATGACCCGTGTCCTCGATGGTGATAGGCGAACAACCGACCGACCGGGGCGCTGCGCATCGATGACATCGTAAAAAAATTGATCTGTCTCTCTTCGCACGTCGGTCTCCGCTCTCAACCATGAGATGACGCTCTCACAGATCCTCTATTTCCTCCTGTGGAACGGCCTGTGCACCTATCTCCTCGTCCTCTCCGTCCTCTCGACGATTCATTATCAGCACGATTATGACCGGTACCAGTACTACTACCATCAGTACCTGATGTATCATCATCAGGACGACTACGATCAGGTCTTGTTTTATTATCACGGGTACTTGTCTTATGTGAATTACATGCTCCTGGACCTGTTCCTCGGCTCGATCCTCTTCATGTCCCTCCTGTCCGGAATCCTGCACTATCTCGAGAATAGGAACGCGAAACACGATGATTACTACCCGCTCGCGTCCGCCAGTTCGGCGGTCTGAACCGTCACCCCGGTGCTCGTCCACTCCAGAGTCACGTGTCTCCGGAGGATCTTGTGCAGCGCTCTGAACTCGATGAGGATGGTCTTATCCGTCTCACTGGGCTCATAATAGGTCGCCCATCCGACCATGGTCTGCGTCTTTGTCGGATCCACCACGTTCTGGATGTAGTCCTCTTCGGACGACAGCGTCTTCATCTCCTCATATTCGGAGAGTCGCTTACGGATCGTGGGCGCCACGGCGCGTAAGAACGAGACCGTTTCGTCTCTGTACTCGGGAAAACACTCCAGGAGTCTCCTCATCGAACAACGGACAAAGAATAACGAGACCTTCTTCTTCTTCTGCGTCAGGTAGTTATACAGCATCATCCATCGTATCCCCGATCGTGTCGTGTCCGTGTCGTCGTACGATGCAATAAATGACTCCATAAACACGCTCTTCTGGAACGAGAAACCGTCCGGCGTCCGTTCCAGAAACATCTGGAACAGCAGACCCACCATCAAAAAGACGTCATTGCACGAGGTGCCCACGGTCATCTGTTCTTGGAAACGGATCCGCACCGTGTCCTCCTCCGAGACCGCGCTCCTCCGTATCAGGAGCGCGAGGTCATCCTTCATCACTCCTATCCTGTTATAGCAAAAGTCGGGGATCAGATGAGGGTCGTAGGCAAACAACCGTCCCATCACAACCTCCTGCATGCCCTTGCGGATCGATTCTGTCGCGGATCGGATGTCTCCTAGGATGACCTCCCGGAGTCGTGACATGTCCTCGAGCTCGTGGTACCCCTTCAGAAACTGGAACTCCACATGACTGAACCCGTGTGTCTTCATCTGCAGTCGCCACGTCCTGTTCTTCTTCTTCTCCGCAAATAATCCGGAGAGACGCAAGAGGTGATTATGGTAGGGCTCCGTCAGTTTCTTTGTATGAACGTTTGCGTCATCGCCGTGGATCGTCAGGTGTTCATCGAGACATAAGGGCATCCTGTAGATCTCTCCGAGCGTCTCGTGGTCTCCCGCAATAAAGTACACGGCCATCATGCCGGTCTCGAACTCGAAACCGAGGTCAAACCCGACAGGTGAATCTCGTGGTCTCGACACACATCGTTGCATACAGCGCTCGAACCTCGACCTCATTTATCTGTTAGAGATTTTTTACAAATAAAATCAGAGAAAGATCACTATAGTCTCCTCCTGGTCTTCATCGCCAGGTCCTTCCATTCCCCGGGACACTCGACCGCTCCTTCACATCGGATCTCCTCCAGACACGACTCGTGGAACCATTCTCCAATCACATGATACTCCGTCAGCTGCTCGTGAAGCGTCTTCTCTTCCTTCCTCCCAAACGAAGGAAACCACAGCACGAGATCGACGTCATGGACACCGATCTTGTCTCGGAGGGTATGCGGGTGGAGACAGCTGTAGAATCCCCTGTGAGCGACACGGCTCCACGGGTTGTCCTTGGTGTACTTGCCGATCTTGACATAAGGCTCGTGGACGGAACGAAACACGTAGACTCCCATCCACACGACTACTCTTTCGTCCTTGTGTCTTTAAATCCATAAAAAAACTATTCTGAAAATAAAAAAATTTCAAATCTCCAATAGTTTTTTTTTTTGTTCCTGTCGTCGTCGTCGACGGATCATCATCGTCATCGTCATCGTCATCGTCATCGTCATCGTCATCGTCATCGTCATCGTCATCGTCATGTCGTCGACGACAAATTATGCGGAACACGCGATGCACTGTTCCTTCTCCGGATCGATCGTGAAATTCTGTGAGGACACCTTCGCCCTGCTCCGGATATAATACGAGCCCGTCTTCAGCTTCTTCTTCCATCCGTAGAAGTGGAGCTGATTCAGCTTCTCGACGCTGATATTGTCCACAAACAGGTTGAAGCTCTGGCTCTGGTCGATGAACTTCTGTCGATCGGACGCCATGTCGATCAGGTGTTTGGGGGAGATCTCCCAGCACGTCTTGTACAGTTCTCGGAGGACCTGTGGGATGTCCTTCCGGTTCTGGATCGATCCCTTGTAGTAGATCAGATGATCGATCATGTCCTGATTCCACAGTCCCAGTGTCTTCAGATCACGGATCATGTACCGGTTCATCACATAGAACTCACCCGCGGACGTCCGACGCAGGTACAGGTTCGAGGTGAACGGCTCGAAACACTCGTTGTTTCCGAGGATCTGGGACGTCGAGGCCGTGGGCATCGGTGCGATCATCAGCGAGTTCCGCACCCCGTGTTGTCGGATCCGTTCTCTCAGTCCTTGCCAGTCGTGGGTCAGTGACACGTCGTTGTAATGATCGAAATGGAGGGTCCCCTTCTGTACGGGACTCCCGTAATACGAGTTGTAGGGACCGTGTTTTTCCGCCAGATCACACGACTCGGTCAGCGCCGCGTAATAGATCGTCTCGAAGATCCGCGCGTTCAGGTCTCTGGCGAGTCCCGACTCGAAGGAGACCCTCATCTCGGCAAACATATCGGCCAGTCCCTGTATACCGATCCCGATGGGTCGATTCTTCTTGTTGGATCGTTCGGTCTTGTCGAGAGGATAATAGTTCAGATCGATGATGCGGTTCAGGTTCTGCACGATCCTCCGCACCACGCGGATCAGCTTCTCCTCGTCGAGGACGGGTTTCAGGTAGGTGTGCCACACCTCCTCGAATCCCCCCAGGAACTCTCCATCGTAAGACACGACGAGCGGGACCATCGAGTACTGGTACTGCCGTTTGGTCAGCTCCCAGTCGTATTCCGTCATCTGATCGACATCGTGTTCCCGGAATATGATCTCGCGATCACGGAGCTCTTGCTTCAGCAGGAGACAGAACGGACATCCCGATCGTGTGTAGACCGACAAGCCTCGGAGCAGATCCTGTGCGGGGTTCGGTCTGAGACACCGATTGATCGACAGACTCGCCAGGTTGCACACCGCGTACTCGTCCTTGTCCGAGTACTCCATGATCTCGGTGCACAGATTCGACGACCGGATCACCCCCATGTGCTGGTGGTTGCTCGTCTTATTGATCTGGTCCTTGTAACAGATGTACGGCAGACCCGTCTCGATCTGGCTCTGAAGGATCTCGACCCACAGATCGCGGGCACGGACCCGTCTCACGTACCGCTCCTCCGACTCGTACTGATGATACAGGTCCTCGAACTCCGACCCGTAAGAGAGATCCAGTCCGGGACACTGGTGTGGACACATGAGAGACCACATCCCGTCGTTGCGTATCCTCTTCATGAACAGGTCACACACCCACAACCCGTAGAACAGGTCTCTCGCCCTCTGTTCCTCGCTGCCGATGTTGCGTTTCGCGTAGACCACGTCGTAGACGTCCGCGTGCCACGGCTCGATATACATCGCGAACGAGCCGTTCCGTTTTCCGCCCCCCTGGTCGATATAACGCGCCGTGTCGTTAAAGACACGGAGCATCGGCATGATGCCGTTGCTGTAGCCGTTTGTTCCTCGGATGTAGGTGTTCTTGGCGCGGATGTTGGAGATGTGAACGCCGATACCCCCGGCGTACTTCGAGATCGTGGCACAGTCGCTGATCGTGCCATAGATGCCGGAGACGCTGTCCTCGGTGCCCAGCAAGAAACACGAGGCGAGCTGAGGGTACCGGAGTCCGGCGTGGAACAGGGTGGGCGTCGCGTGGATAAAGACACCCTCCGCGAGGGCATAAAAATTATCACGGACCTTGTCCCAGTCGTCCCGGTGGAGGAACAGGGCCACCCGGAACCACATGTGTTCGATCCTCTCCACGATCCTGTGGTTCGAGCGCAAGAGATAGCTCCGACACAGGGTCTTCCAGGCAAAGATCGTCAGGGGGTACCTCTTCGGGATGGGGAACAGCGAGACATAGAACTCACGGAGGAAGGCCTCGTGTTCACGGAGGAAGGCGTCGAATTCCGGACACAACAGGTTCGCCTCCCTGCCGTTCACGTCCTTGTTTTCTCGTATCTCCTGGATCACATCCATGTAATGACTCCGGGTCTCCTTCTCGTGGCCGTTGATGAGGATCCGAGAGCCCAGGATCTCGTACTCCAGGTTCTTGATGACCCTCGAGGCACACAGATTTACGGTCAGTTCATCGAGTTCCCTGGTCGTGATCTTGTCGGTGAGCTGTTTGATGATCTCGATGGCCACCTCGACGGGATCGATGGAGAGATCGCCACAGAACCGATCGATCCGTTTTGTGATCTCCTCGAGATGGACGTCCTCTTCCTTGCCGTTGCGCTTGATGACCTTCATGTTTGATAGACAGACGTGTTTATTTCTTATACACGATCCTATAAGAAATTCATTTTTATATTTTCAGGACCTGTTTCACCAGATACAGAATGATGATGACCAACAGAAAGACCACCACAATAAAGATGATCTGAGAGTTCTGGTTGTAGATCTTCTTGCACACCGGACACGACGTTATATGATTCGAGATCTCCAGACACGTAATCACGCACGGGATGACCACCGGTTCCGGCTGTTTGGGCTCCTCGGCCAGGTACGTCTTGGAGATCGGGTAATAGCCCGTATCCGACGGAGCCGGCGGCGGTGGTGATGGTGCTACGTACGTAGGAAACGACAATGACGACGACGACGGAAACGACACCGGAAAGGATGGAACGGGAGAAGGAGGATGACTGTAAGACGGTATCTCGGGAGAGTTCTGCTGAAGCTTGCGTATGTATTTCTTCTGGATCCTCTCGTCTTGTTCTGAGTACGTCTCACGGGGTAACGGACTGGTGGGATAGGACGTTTCATACTGAAAATAATTCATTTATTAAAAAAAAAATAATAATTTATTGCAGCTTTTGTATCAATTCATTGACCGAAGACGACAGTCCGGTCGACGTCTTGTGCGTCTTCAGAGACACGATGAACGGCAGACCCGTCCCCTTGAGACCACTCAGCTCCTGCATCACCATCGGATCCTTCACGTTCTTGTAGGTGATCACGTCCAGCACCCCTTCCTTGTGGAGCATGTGCTGCAGCTTCTTGCAGTAATGACACGCATCCGACCCGTAGACCACCACGTTCAGGTCCTTCAGCTTCATACGCGTCCCGTCCTCGTACCCCTCCTTCGACACCGGCCCGGACAACCGACCCACGATCACCTCGAGATCGGGCACGAAACCGGCAAACGTCTTGTGGGTCTTGGTGGAATAAAAGAAGGGGACTCCGTTCCCCCCGAGTTTCTGGAAGAGCTGCTGATTCTGCGGATCGGCGGTATCACGGATCGTGACCTGGTCCAGCACCCCCTTCTGTCTCAGGAAGTCCATCAGTTTCTTGCAGAACCCGCACGAGTTGCTCACAAAGACGTGGACGTCGAGATCCTTCAACCGGTCCTGGATAGAGGACGCGTAGCCCTCCACAGACGGAGACGGAGACGGAGACGGAGACAAAACCGGACGATTGCTCGGACAGGTCGCCTTGTTGAATTGAGTGCACGAGTTCCCATACGCGGTATCGATCCCCCAATAACCGGCTTCGTAGATCCCGTGATTCAGCACATCGTACCCGTACTTGCTCGGCTCATCTCGGGGCAGAGTAGGCGTGTGCATCGACGGGACGTAACCCGGGATCGGGGGTCCGAAACGCGTCTTCTTGTGATAGTCCTGGAGTGTGTTGTAGATGCTGTTCGCATTGGTGAGTGAATTGTTGTATTGCGAAGTAAAACTCATGTTTAATTCTAAAAAGATTTTTTTATTTTATTTTTTTTGCAACCATCCCTGCAGGAGGCTCACAATCTTCTCTTCCTCATACCCATCCGACCGGTACACCAGCTCCTGATTGACATAAACGAATATCGTCGGTATCGACTGCACCTTATCCGCATGGTACGAATCCGGTTGATCGATGTTGTCTCTGACAAAGATCACCAGTCTCTTCTGATGCGCCTCCAAGAACCGTTTCGCCAGCTCCTCGTACAACACCGAGACCTTCTTGCACGGCTCACACCACTCCGCCCACACGTCCACCACCACAATCGGGAACAGTCCCATGATCTTGGTCAGATCCTCCGTGTCCTTGATGTCGTACGAATAGACATTCTTTCGCGACGACGGGTCTTCGTATGCCGTCATATAGTTCGAGTACATTTTGTCTCTTTTCATTCCATCTCCTTAAATAAGAGAAGGATCATTGGTCTCGGTGACCTGTCCGAAAAAGAAATGACTCGACACACGGCACTCTCTCGTATGTCACTCTCCTCTTTTTTTTCCGGTCGTACAATAAATGAAAGCGTTTTACGTAATCGTTCTCCTCATCCTCATGATCCTCATGATCCTCATGATCCTCATGATCCTCATGAGCAACCCATACGAGTTCTTTAAAGAAATCACATCCAAAGACGTGACCCTCTCGTTCTCGAATGACTTTCCCTCCACAACGACCAGATGGTTGTGTGTGTATTCCCAATTCAAGAACGAGAAGCATGTCCTGCTCGAATGGATCCATCATTATTTCCGCGAGGGCGCTGACCATATCATTCTCGTCAATAACGAGTCTGACGACGGATACGAAGAACTGACGCTCGAAACCATCCCCAATCTGACACTCCTTTCCACCACCGTCAGGCACCGACAAAAGGATATCGCGAGATTCGTGTTCCAGCGATGGATCAAACCTCATTTCACGTGGGCGATCAATCTCGACATGGACGAATTTCTCTACGCGCGACGCTATCCGAGTATCTCGGACTATTTACGAAAACAGTCCGTAAAGAGTCCTAGCCTCAAGGCCGTCGTGATTCCGTGGAAAAACTTTGGGTCCGGTTGGAACGAGACACAACCAGAGAGTGTCGTTCACGGGTTTCTCTATCGTGATCACGATTTCCCTGTCGCCAGGTCTTCCAATCTGGTCAAAACTCTCTTTAAACCCGTCTACTATGATTTCCAGCTGCACATGGTCCGTTCGAAGGACGAAGCTCTGCACAAGCATCCCCATACTACCATGGAAGGCCTCTCCCATGCTTCTGTAAAAGACTACAGCATGTGGTATACTTTCGAAAAAGAATCGCTCGACCTGAACTCCGCTCATCTCCATCTGAACCATTACCAGATCCAGTCACTCGACTATTGGACCCGTGTCAAGATGACACGCGGCGATCCCGAGAATGATACATGGGACCAACTAAGAAACATCCAGTATTTTCATGAAAGAGACAATAATCTCGTGTTTGACGATGAGTTATCACGCAAGAAATTACCCAAGAAACCCAACCTGCTCCTCATCTTTTCGTCGCGTCACAGATCCGACGAAAAGGAATGGCGCAAGCGGTACGGACACGCGGTCAATGAGATCTTTTTTGTCGAGACCCAGTCTCCCTATCACGATATCATCCACGGTTGTCTATCGGTCGATCCTTCCAGGGTCCTGGTCGTCTGTCCCGTTCTCCATCATAACCTCCATCAGCTCGAGTTCGTTCTCTGTCGGACCCTCGCAACGGGCAAACCCGTCTCTCCCGTCTCCCTCGACGGGTTCCCAGCACCATCTCCCGATGTCTATGCCATCGCGTTGTCGTCCGAGGACAACGAAGAATACAGGATCCTCTACGATCAGAAGGTGTGGTCCTTTTCATCAACGTGATGATCCATTCTCGGTACCGATTATAGATCCAGAAGGCATTCGGTCGTCTATGATCCATCTCTCTTTACGTTCTCGACGGTCATTATTTATGAAGAATCCATAAAATGATTTTCTCTCTCTATTTCTAAATGACTCTCCTCTTTGTCATCCTCATGTTCGTTCTCCTCCTCCTGTTTTTTTCCTTCTCCTATCTGCGTCCTCCTCATCACGACAACTTCCGTCCCATCGACGGTTACGTTCCTCCCAGGCTCGTCCCCGCCTTGTTCTCCCCCCATCTGTGTCGTCGTCTCCGATCCACGGCGCTTCGGAAAGGCATGAGCCTTTCTGAAGTCAAAGACTATAAACCCGAATCCGCCCACCGCAGCAGTCTCACCTGCTGGCTGACCCCGGACGATCCCGACGTCCGACTCGTCTTCGACAAGATCTCCCGGCTCACCGGCACCGACCCTTCCTCCTACGAGTCCCTTCAGGTCGTGCGCTACTTCCCCGGTCACTTCTTCCACGCGCACCACGACCAGTGTGATCCCTCGGAACCCTACTGTCGGCGCGAGCTCGATCGCTTCCATGATCATCCCCGCGTCTACACCATTCTGATCTATCTCTCCGATCCGTCCGATTATGACGGCGGGAGCACCGAGTTCCCCCGTCTCGGTCTCGCATTCAGAGGAGATGTGGGCGACGCGCTGTGGTTTCATAACCTCGATTCCCGTCGATCCCGTGTGCATCCCGACTCCATCCATCAGGCCAATCCGGTCACTCGTGGTGAGAAATGGGTCTGTAACGTATGGATCCGTTCTCATCCGTTTTCCACTCGATGATCATATACCGAGACACCCACACTATGCACATGCACGTCCTCAGTTTCTCCACATGAGTCACACGATATCCCAATGCCATCAGCTCGTGCGAGATGTATTCCCGCACATCCTCCGTCTCTGATGCGATGAGATCCGGAAAATGAGACGCGTAGTCGTAGCACAGATATCCTCTCTGTCTCATGGAACCTATCCTCCGGACCAGACCCGCGATCTCCTTCATGATGCGATATTTCAGGTAGATCTTGTCAAAGCCCGGTACTCTGGTGGTCTCGATATCGAGACCCATGAGATCGACCAGGGCCCAGTTAACAGGGAGATCGTCCATGTCTTCCAGAAACGGTGCTCGACACAACGGACATGTCTTCTTCTTGAAGAAACGGACGGATCCTCGATCAAAGGTGTGTCCGCACGGTAAGACCACCGGATGCTGAAACCGGGTCATGCTGATCGGACATTCCATCCTTTTATGTTTACGACGACATCTTAAATCGATTTCTTCCACAGGATGTAGACAAGCGCCACGACCAGCAACATGATCAGGATGATGAGGAACCACGTGTAACTATCATAGGAATACGATTTGCACACCGGCCTCGGCGACGGCGACGGCGACGGTGACGGCGACGACTTGTGACACGACGGATTGTACGCCTCTCTCGGCTGATAATTCTCTCGCACCGGCGCGGGCTTCTCGACCGACGGAGTGAACTCCGAGATCGGAGACCTGTTCCATATCTTGGAGCCGTCACACCGACGGTAATGATCATTATCCTCGCATCGCATCGGATACGCGCCGTGGATCCCAAAATATCCCGTCTGCTCGAACGGCAGATCGTGGGTCAGACTATTGATCCCGTTCGCGGGTGACGTCTCGGGGGACACCAACACCTGTTCTATCTTCATGCTCGGAACCCGGGATGTGTCGGAAGCGGACTGGCCATGACTCAGATCTGTAATCAGAGTATACATAATTTGTATAATAAAAAAAAATATTTTTTCATTCATGTGTACATCTTCATTTGAGGATTTTCCTCCTTGACCCATCTCAAGATCTCGTCCAGCACCTCGAGGTTCTCCATGATCTTCTTGTCCGGATAACAATAAAACATGTACTTCTGCATCACACAATTCGTGAACGTGTACTTCTTGACATACTCATAGAATTTAGGATGATCCTCCTCCTGTTCCGGAAAAAAACGTCTCAGCATCTTCAGGATCTCCTTCTTCTTCATCGTATCAAACCGATACGCGTAATCGATCCGTCCCGGTCTCTTCAGCGCCGGATCCAGGTGCTGGATGTGGTTGGTCGTCATGAAAATGATGAGCCCGTCCGTCACCGAAATGCCATCAATCATGTTCAGGAACCCGCTGAAGGTCAGATTGTTCTCCGACTGTCTCTGCTGGAACAGACAGTCCACATCCTCCAGCACCAGCATCGTATTCTCGGGCAGGATGTTCAGCGCCCTTATCACGGTGGCATCCATCATCTTCCGATCGATATTCAGTATGGCAATATTCATGCCCATCTCGGACGCGATCGAAAAGATCAGACTCGTCTTCCCGGACCCCGGCGGTCCATAAAAACAATACGTCTTGTGATACGGGATCCCGAATTTCTCGTAGACCTCTTTCTCCTCGTATCGGAACCTCCGCACATCCTCCAGTATCTCGTACTGTTTATCGTCGGGAAGAAATATGGTATCGATCTTCCTTATTGCCCTGTTCCTCGTCTTCTCCCAATACTCGTTCAGGCTGTCAAAAAAGTAGATCATGATGTGTCTGTCCGTGTTCTGTCCGTTCAGTCTCTCGTTCGTAAAACGGACACACTCCGTCATGAACGGTCCCGGGTCCTCCTCCGATCGCAAACTCATGTGAACAATCTTCTCGTACACGTTCTTGCTCGTCTCGTACACCCCTTCCTGCACCATAAACCCGATCCTGATCGTCTGGTCCTCGTACTCCAGGATCACCTCCTCTTCGGGATAGTACATGTACAAGAATTCCTCGATCCTCGAAAACATATCCAGCTGTCGGAAATTCTGTTCCGCATCGATGTGACCCAGGACCGTCTTCTTGTGATTCCGGTCCCCGATGTGGTGTTCCACGTAATAAAGGATCTGGATCATCAGGGTGCGATGGGCATTCGTCAGGATGCATTCATACTCCATGTTTCATCGATCCGTCATCGCATTAAATCATTTTCTCGTACACGACCATGTACGACTGTCGCAGTGCGTGCGAGAACCTTCCCTCGTCCATCTCCTGGATCCGATCGTCGTCCACCATGATGTACCTCTCCGCGTTCCGGAAAACCATCAGATAATGCCCGTTCCTCTCCCCTCCTATATGAATGATCGACGCCCTCAGCTCGTACCTATCCCAGCGTACCGGACACTCGATCGGATGGTGGATCTTCTGCATGTGCTCGTCGTATCGGTTGATGTGGATATACAGGTACCTCGGCCAGTGATACACCCGCGGTCCCTTCAGTCGTTCCGTCACCGAATCGACCAGACTCTCCGAGTACTGCACACAGAGGATGCACTCGCTCTCCTTTTCGAAAACGATGTGGAACAGGTCTTTCGGACAGTACTCCGTCAGGATGTGCAGCAGGTGCAACAGATACTCCGACGCATCGTTCTGTTCGAACGGCCGGACCTCGATCCCACGGATCCGGAAGACGTCCAACAATACGGCATTATTGATGCTTCCCGTCGCTTCATAATACACCCGAACAAGAGTCTGCAGACGCTCCCACGTGGCATCCCTCTTCGGGGTCATGAGCAGCGACGGGATCCATCCGCCACACACAAACAGGACCTGCAGGATCACATTGAGGAAACACTGGTTCCCGTGATTCTGGATCGGCGTTATCCTGATCATCTCTATTTTCTCTTATGCAGTTATTCTTTATACCGATGAAAAAAAGTATACCCCATCAGCACACAGTCACACACGTCGTCCTTCTTGTGAAAGGACGACACCACCTCCTTCCCGAATAACTCCGTCACCTTCTCCACAGACCACTTCTTGCGCTCGTATTTCGTCATCGTCTTGGACGTCTCAAAATACCGGGTCTTGTGGTATGCCGGGTACTCGATGATCCGTTTGGTCCTCCCGTACCGATGAAGAAAATACGAATACACGTGCTGTGCGATCTTCAGTGCCATGATGTTCGACTGATGACGCACGCTCATCTGCTGCTCGATCAGGAAGACCGAACACTCGTCCCACTCGTAGACAAACAGATCGAGGTGGTGTATCAGCGTCATGTACAGATCCGGCGACGACGACGATCCGTCACGGACGAGGTCCGTGTTCTGCAAACATTCGATCTCGATCCCGTCCTCCGGACATGGACGAGACAGCACCGCGAACGCAAAGTTGCGCTTCCCTATGTCAAAACACGCGATCCGCATGACGATGCTTTCTTGTCCCAATCCTTTAAACAAAAAAAAAACTATCCTGAAAATAAAATTTTTTGAAATTCAGAATAGTTTTTTTTCCATCCATCCAGACTCATGATCACTGATCCTCCGTATCATGTCATGACATGTCGTATCATGTCGTATCATGTCGTATCATGTCGTATCATGTCGTATGATATCGTGATGTAACATGATGGAACATGACGTGACGTAATGTAACGTGATGTAACATGATGGAACATGACGTGACGTAATGTAACGTGACGTGACATGATGGAACATGACATGACGTAACATGATGGAACATGAGGTAAGATGACGTAACATGACGTGACGTAACATGTGGTATCATGTCGTATCGTGACGTGACGTAACGTGATGGAACATGACGTGACGTGTCATGGATTTTTTTGGCCCACCGGTCCTCCCTTTCGCAAAAGAATCCAAAAAAAAAAATATAGATCTAAAATGAACGATCCCTGTCTACAACAATACGGACAGTCTACCCCGATCCCATGGCCCGGTCATCAGATCACCAACCTCAATGACTTTAATCAGTGCTGTTTCCACCGGTGTTTCCTCGAGAACCCCTCCGATCCCTACGAGAGCCCCTGTGGTCAGCACTGCCAACGACTCCTCCGACAGCAGATCTACCTCAATGGCTTCAACACGTGTGAGAAACGCCTCCAGCCCTCCGTCTCGTGGTACACCACTCCCAACGATGCCTACCACAAAATCGGAGACCTAGACTAGACTAACGAGTCACGGATCTCGAACTCGCCCGCACAATCCGGATACAGCAGGAAGGGCGTGCTGGTGATCATGAACACATAGAGCGGATACAACGCGTAATAGTTCGGTCGACACGACGGAACGTTTTCCACCGTATCGATGAGACCGAACGAGATACCATCATAGACACCCGTCTCACGGATCTCGACCATGACGTTCCGATAGGAATTGAATTCCAGATACGTCTTGACCGAGACGTCGGGATAAAAGTAAAAGACGGGTCGCAAGACGCCGTACTCATCCATCAGCTGATCCCATTGTACAATTTTCATGTTTATAAAAATAACTTTTTTTTTTTTAGATCTGTCTGTTTCCAATAAATGAGTAACCAGTACTTATTTATTGACTCGACCTATCGCAACCGTCTCTCCTTCCCGAATCCCGCCGACTTCGACATCCCCTTCTCCGTCCTCAACCCGTTATTCCCAAACGACGTGTTCCACGCCCAGAACGTCATATCCTCCAACTACCCCCTGGGAAACTTTGCCTGGAACGAGAGCAACGGACTCTCCTACGTAGAGGCCGTCATCGTCAGCGGGACGCCCCAGATGCCCGTCCTCGCACCCAACCCTGCCCTGAACCAGGCGTGTGGTTTCGATAGCTCTTCCTGTTATGTCCCACTCAATCCCGCCTCCAACGTCATCACCGGTCTCACTCTCGTCTACGGCGTCAATCCGACCTCACCCACCTACACCATCCTCTCCTACAACCCCGTCTATTCCCAGCTCACCCTCGACAATCCCATCCTCGGTTTCGACCTCAGCTCCAACTGCATCATCACCTTCCCCATCGGATTCACCGACGGTCAGAACTTTGTGATCCAGGGGAATAACCAATCCCTCTCCATCAGCAACAAGGACACCACCACCTATCTCCTGGATCTCACCATCCGTCAGATACGCGCGTTCTCCTCCTTCACTTCTCAATACGATAATCTCTATATGACCGGCACCCTCCAGACCGCCTTCGACGGCTCCTGGAACATCACCGACGACTATCTCCTGATCAATAAATCCATCCCGCTCTCCTATCAGTACGACATCCTATTATGGAACGGCCAGTACTACAACAACAACGCCCTCACCGAGACCGTCCTCCTCCAGGGAGGACGCGGGTACACGACAGGCACGGTCTGTGAATTGCAGAAACAGGCCGGTGTCTCCGACCCCTCCTCGAACGCCTCCGTCCTCGTCACCTCGGTCGATGCCCACGGTTCCGTGGTCCGCTACACCATCCTTCAGCCCGGATCCGGATACACCATCGGACAGACCCTCTTCTTCTCCTCACCCACGTCCCAGTTCGCAACCCTGCGGGTCCAGATGACGGGACAGGCGTGGCTGACCAATCAACCCTACTCCGAGTCTCTCCTCGGGAACCTGTTCTCTCCCCTATTGTTATCCCGATCCTTTACCGTCCAGAACGGGCTGCTCTTCGCGCCCTTTGAGACCTATCCGACCCCCTACTTCCAATACGACCAGACCACGACCTATCAGCAGAACGGCGTCTCCTTCGTGAGCGCCGTCTACGACCTCAGCGGGAACACACTCCTCGTTGTCCCTCCCTTCCCGTCCGACCTGCTGGACCGGTTCACAATGACCATCCCGGACGTGTACGCATCGTTCCAGACGTATTTCCTGGTCTACAGCTTCAGTGGAGACGGAGCCTCCAATCTCAACTACACGGGATCCATCGTTTCCTGTTCCCAGGCCTCCTGTTACGAGATCCAGCTGGAGAGCCTCATCCTGCCCAACCTCGTCCTCGACACCATATCCAACGGTGTGCTGACCTCCGCCTACCCCTTCGTGTTCGTCGAGTTCTCCAACATCTCGTCCTCCACCTCGAACAAGACGGCCCTCTACTCCAATAATCCGAACGCCGTCAACGCCCTCTTCCTGTGTCCGATCAGTGACGTCAACAGCCCCCTGACCACGAGTTTCATCAATATTAATTCTCCGTGCTCTCAGACCATCACGTTCAAGCCCACCGACAACCTCCATTTCCGTATCTATCTCCCCGACGGAGAGACCTTCCAGACGCTGATCAAGGAAAACACGCTCCCGTCACCGATCAACCCGCTCCTCCAGATCCAGGGCATCTTCAGGATCCGGCGTGTCTGAAATTTTTTTTCTTCCACAAATAAAATGTCCTTTAAAACCTACATCGTCCGAATACAAAATCAGATCGATCCCGAGAAATCGCTCCGACAAGACGCCGTGTCCAAACTCGAAACGATCATCCACCGGCTTCTCCATGATATTACGAGAAATCTCGTCCTGCTGCTCGAACACGCTCACAAGATCACCATCACCAGTCTGGATGTCCAGACCGTAGTCCGGATGATGATTACAAACCCCGCGCTACTCAAGAACGCGGTGACGGAGGGACAGAGGGCCGTCCACAAGCTCGTATCCAAGAAGAAATCCAAGAAACGTGTTACGGTGGCAAAAACAGCCGGAATCGTAATACCTCCCCCTAGGATCCGGAAGGTCATGGAGGAAAACCTCACCAAGAAAGACGTCCGCATCTCGCCCGCGAGTGTCGTTTATCTTGCCGCCGTCATTGACTATCTGATCGCGGAGATCCTCGATGTCTCCACAGAGAACACCGATACTAGATTCATCACCAAGGAATCGATCGAACACACTCTGACACACGACCGTGAGATCAGGGATCTTGTCTGCTCGCTTTACGTATGAGCAAACTCCTTCAGCAACTCTTCGATCTCGTGATAATACAAGGACCTGACAAGATCCGGCGTGTCTGAATTTTATCATTATTTTTTTTTATAAACATAAAATGCCCAAAACCACTGTCGTCACCGGTCCTCAGTTTATACTGCGCAATAAACTCGTCGGTTATTCTCTCTTATCGTGCTGGATACTATCACTGTTAGCCATCGTCCTGACGAGCGTCGCCCTCCTCACACCCACATCGAAGCCCCTCGTAATCACTTCTATCGCACTGAGTATCCTGTGTCTGATTGCGTGGATCGTCGCCTTCCTTCCGTATTATTCCGTGTTCCGTTTCCAGTTCCCCTCGGCGGGTCTTTATCTGTTCCTGATCACCCTGATCCTTATCCTGGTCGTTCTCGGTGTTGACATGTATCTCTTTGTCCGAAAACCACAGTGTCCATCCGGACAAGAGTACAGCGATCTGTACTCTCATTGTGTCGATAAGTGTGATCCCTATGAGAAAATCGACCCGACACACTACACGTGTGTTCAAGGATGCGATGCCGAACACCCCTGTCCAAAAGGCGAAGCGTGTGTGAGCACCCAGTGTTGTCCCGATCCTACAGACTTTGATTGTCACGGAACCTGCTGTGCCAAAGGATCCGATTGTGATTCACAGGGTTGCTGTCCCCCCCATAAAAAGTGCGGCAAGAAATGTTGTGGAAACATCGGAGAATGTGATCCATCGACGAACCGGTGCGGGATCTACTGTCCGTTTCCAGACGGTAAAGGCGATACGGGATACGTGTGTCCTCCGGGCATGGCGTGTGCCGAGATCTCGATTAATGATCCGCAGTATCAGGACATCATCAACTACTACCCGAATGCCCACACACGAGGAGAAACAGGGTACGTCTGTGTCGGCATCACCGCGTCCTGTCAGCCCGGAGCACAGCCACAGTTCTTTCCCGGTCCACTCCCCATGAACGGGGGCGGACAATTCTATCCCGTCTACGGGATGCCATCGGACAATGTCCAAGAGATCCTGACAGGATCCATGCAAGACTTCGAGGATTCCCAGTGGAAGACTCTGGTATCCGGTGCTGCACCCAATAAAGATCATGCCGGAGCCTATTGCGGTTCTCTGGCGAATCCCACCCGGTTCGTACAATATGAATTAGAAGGAAACACGTGCGGATACCAGGATTGTCTGCGTAACGCATTCCCCGATATCACGACCAATGTCGGGATGGAACAGGAAGGGAATACGACCAGATGCAACTACAGGCTCGATATGACCCTCTTTACGAACAACGCACCGTCGTCTCTCCGTTCTTACAATCTCCATTATTATGATCCGATCACGAACAAAGAGGTCCTGGAATCGAAGGACTTCAAAGGGGATACCTCCGGTCTCCAGCCTCAAACCGGTTTTATGCGTAATGCCGATGCGATCACTACATTCCAGAGTCGTTGCAGCTCATTCCCTTCCTGTCCCGTCGATACGTCGAAATATACCTGTGATGGTGACGCTGTGGGATGGATCGATGATAATTCGGGTAAGATCAAGCAGATCAGGACTGGAAACGAATACGACTATTACGGAAAACTCATCTCTATATTCTCAGAAGACAGAGTTGGAATATGGCGGTCGAATAATCTTAATGCCGAATCTTACTGTGAGATCGATGGATACGCTTGTGGTAGCGATGTCGTAAACTGTCCCAATCCGAGATTATATTTCTACAAGGTCCGCAAACCCGATAATCCGGACGATAAGGATTCCGTGTGGTACATCATGAACATCGGTGACAACATACAGGATGCTGATTATATCGCAGTGTTCCTGTCCTTTGATGGTTTTACCAGAATGTTCCCCGTAAATTTCAACCATAACGACTCCAATTTTTGCTCTACCGATGGATGCACGACACAGGATTACGTCAATAACAGCAACGTCTTCCAGATCGTATTTGATGAAATGAACAAACAACATTTCAAGCTGAAAAAGGCAGCTGGTGATGACAAAGACAAATACATTGGCATCGACCTCAGTTCAACCGCCTCCAATTGTCTATGTACCGGAATCACGGATACCGGACGTTATATACCTTACGCCCTGACCGAGGAAACAAACATAGGAACAAAGAAATCGATCACGTTCGGTATCTCAGGATGATTAAAAAAAACTATTCTCAATCTGAAAAAATTTCATTTCTCGGATAGTTTTTTTTAACAGATCAACGTCTACGTATGAACAAACTCCTTCAGCAACTCCTCGATCTCGTGAAAGTACAATGACTTCTTCTCGATCACCCTGTTCGCCAAAAACAACAGCAGACCACGGTTGTTCTCCAGGAACTTCTTGCTCTGTCGGTAGGCCTGTGCGATCATGTGATGGATCTCCTCGTCGATCGCCTTCTTGTACTCCTCGCTGAAATAGGGATAGATGATCTTGTTCCCCATGCCGTACTCCATGATCATCTTTCTCACCAGCTGGAACGCGTCCTCCAGATCCGACATCGCCCCCGACGAGATCGACGAACCAAAGATCACCTCCTCCGCTGCTCGTCCACCCAGCAGGATCTTGATCTTGTCCTCCAGGTACTCCCGCAGGTACAGGCCCTCGTCCACGTCTGACGTATCAAACGAGACGAACCCGTACGAGGAACTATACTCATGACCGATCGAGATCTTGTCCGGTTTCTCGTGATGATGCGACTGCATCGCCATCATCAGGTGTCCCGTCTCGTGGATCGCCACACGACGGATCGCGTTCTCGGACACGTTCTTCTTCTTGGTCGTCACCCCCAGCATCATCCGATGCCGGATGTGATCCAACACCGGATACTGGATCGGCAGGCTGTCGTTGCGGATCCCGAACAATACCGCCTCGTTCAGGAGGTTCTCGATCTGTGCCCCGCTCATCCCCTGGGTCATCCGGATCATCTCGTCGCTGCTCACGTTCAGCGGCTTCTTCTCGCCGTGGATCCGGAGGATCTCCGAACGTGTCTCCCGATCCGGGTTCGACACGTGGATGATCTTGTCGAAACGCCCCGGCCGCAGGACCGCCTTATCCAGGATGTCGACACGATTGGTCGATCCGATGATCAGATTCAGCCCGTAATTCTTGTACCCGTCCATGCACACCAGCAGCTGGTTCAGCGTCTGATCCCTCTCGGCCTGTGCGTTATCGCTGTCCGCCGATCTCTTCCGACACAGACCATCGATCTCGTCGATGAACAGGATCACGGGTGAGTGTTTCTGTGCGAACTCGAACAACTCACGGATCTTGGACGCCCCGACACCCACGTACTTCTCGTTGAACTCCGACCCCGAGGCGACAATGATGGACGTGTTGGTCTCTCCCGCCAGACCCTTGACCATGATCGTCTTGCCGTTCCCCGGCGGTCCCTCCAGCAGGATCCCTTTCGGCACGCGCACGCCGTACTCCTGATACCGTTCGGGACGCTGGATGAGATCATAGATCTGCATCATCTCATCCTTGACGTCGTAATAACCCCCGATTCGGCTGAAGTCGAATCCGTCTTCTCGTGGTTTCTCGAGACGGAAGGATCCCGATTCCGAGACACCTTCCCGCATCACATTCGGACGCAACAACAGGGTGAGGATCGTCGTATTTTCTGATCGCATCGTGGGTCCGGTGACGACCGGAGCCTTTGTCTTGGTCTTTCGTCGATACATCATCTTGGTCTTCTGATTCAGGTACTCGTGATAGTTGGGTCTTAACCCCAGAGTACCCAGATAATCATTCACGGGATCAGGAGTCATCGACAAGAATGCGAGGAGGAGAGAAGGAAGTTTCATTTGTCTATGGAATGTTATCTTTTTATATACGATTGATCCACTCTTATCGATCACCGGCCGATGAAAAAAAAAAAATTCTCTACATAAAACATGGCCTCCGATCTCCCTTACGAATCCAAGATCCGTATCGTCCAGTACTCGATGGATCCGATGAAACCCCGTCAGCACATCACGCTCTCGAAGAAACAGCTCGGCACGAAACCACAGCAATCCATCCCCAAAATCGTCAAACGCATCCGCTCCCAGAACGCGAGGAAGGACCGTGTCGTCCAGGACATCGAGACGGTCGATATCGTCATCCGGAACAAGGCCCGGGAAGACCTGCGACACAGGCTGCGTCAGGATCAGGCCGATCTCGGTCCTCCTCTTCTCCTGAGGACCCCCAACTACTACAAGTACGTGAGCCGGGAGTTCCTGCAGCATCTCCATCATCACCCGGACTCCGGTCGCATCCACATCTCGGGGTGGAGGGACGACGTCCTCCTGTTTTTCGGCACCAAGAGGAATGGTGTGAATACCACGGCGGTGGTCCACTATCCTCTCCCTCCACAGGTCACGTTTGACATCCACTCGGAGAAGGCTCTCCGGAAGTTCATCCAGAAGAGCAAAGAGATCTCTCAGTACGAATTCCTCTGAGTTATTTTTTTTTTTTTTTCATGACCAAAAAAAAAAAACATGATGACCCCCATCGCAACCTGTGTCCTCTCCGATCCCGTCTCCGTCCTGACCCCCAACGTCATCCGCATCTTTCCGATGGAACCGGGTCTCCTCTTCCAGGGAACGATCTCCGGCCTCACACCGGGGAAACACGGGTTCCACATCCACGAATACGGAGACCTGACCGAGGGATGCAAGTCCCTCTGCGAACACTTCAACCCCTACGGCCAAGAACACGGCGGACCCCATTCACGGGTCCGTCATCTCGGCGATCTGGGCAACATCGAGGCGGACCCAAAGGGCGTGGCCAGGGTCCACATCCACGACAAGACCCTGCGTCTGAAAGGACGCCACGGCATCCTAGGGAGATCGATCGTCGTGCACGCCGACGAAGACGACCTGGGACGCGGAGACAGTCCGCTGAGCAAGACCACGGGCAACGCGGGGAAACGGATATTGTGCGGGATCATCGGGTATGCGTCACCATGTGGCAAATAAAAAAAAACTATTTCGAAATGAAAAAAATTTCAAATCAGGAATAATTTTTTTTTCATCATCATCATAAAGAGCTCATGGCCGTCCGACTCTGCATACAGCGAAGCCTCAAGCCGTTGAAAGACCACCAGAAACGGGTCGTGGACTTTCTCGAAACCCATCACGGACTGCTGGTCTATCACCGCGTCGGGAGCGGCAAGACGCTGACCGCGATCGCCGTGAGCCAGTGTTATCTGGACCGATATCCGGACCATAAAGTGATCGTGATCACACCGGCGGGTCTCGTGAACAACTTCCGGGACGAGATGCGCGCGTCCTACGCCAATATCCGACACTGGGACCGATACTGTTTTTATTCCTATCAGAAATACATGAATTTATGCAAGGAGGACAACCCGAGATCGCTGTGTAACGACACACTCCTCATCATCGACGAGGCACATAACCTGCGGACCCTCTACCATAAATCACTCAAGGGAAAGGAGAAGGGCGTCCTCAACCGATTCATCACCGGGTGTGCCAAGACGGCCCACAAGATCCTCCTGTTGTCCGGCACCCCGCTGTACAACTCCACCCGCGACGTGGTGGCGCTGTACAACATGATCCGTCCGGAGAAGGCCGTGCGACCGAGGGAGTTCAGGATCGACGACATGAAGTGTCTGATCTCGTACCGGGGACAGAGCAACGACAATTTCCCGGAACGGATCGATGAGAACGTCGACATCACGATGACCCCGGAGTACGAACAGAAGTACGATGACTGCATCCAGACGATCCAGAATGGCAATGAGAACCCGTTGGTGAAGGATCTGTACGGAGAAGGCGATAGGGAGGCCTTCTACAATGTGATCCGTCGTGCCGTCAACAACCTCGAGAACAGGGACAGCGCCAAGATCCGATGGATCCTGCGCAAGATCCGCAACCGACGGAAGACGATCGTGTTTTCACACTTCCTCGACGCGGGGATCCGTGTGGTCATGGACGGCATGACCCGTGTCGGGATACCGTTCGGCGTGATCGAGGGGCGTATCTCGATGAAGAGACGGAAACAGGTGGTGGAGGAATTCAATGACGACAGGTTCCGTGTCCTGTTCCTGTCCAGGGCCGGTGGGGAGGGTCTTGACCTGAAGGGCGTGCGACAGGTCATCATCATGGAGCCGTCCTGGAACCAGGCCACGGAGGAACAGGTCATCGGCCGTGCCATCCGGTACGGGAGTCACGCGGGTCTCCCGCCGAGAGAGAGGAGTGTCGTGGTGTATCACCTGTATCATATCCGAAAGACGGACGTGGGGAAGAAGAAAGAACTGGAAGAGTGGTGGAAAGATCCGACGGAAAAGCCTCCCCTCGATCCGTACATCGAGTCGTATGATCTGTACATGCAGTACCTGATCGAAAAGAAACAGAGACGAATCAAGGAGTACGATCAGAGGATGAAAGAGCTGTCGATCGAAGAGAACAGGTGTCCCTAAAAAACTATTCTGAAAATAAAATTTTTTGAAATTCAGAATAGTTTTTTTTTTCCAATACAAAAAATGTTATTCCGTTGGATCAGAGACTATTGGGATCGACACGGCTGGTCCGTGATCTTCTGGTTCAGCCTGTCCGTCCTCTTTCTCTTGTGGATCTTCTTTTATCGCTACAACCGGAATGGCTCTTACTCAACCGACTACGTCTATATCCCCCCGATCACGTCCTCATCCACCGTGACACCGCGGTCCGATTCGTCTCCCGCGGACGACACGTACGGGTACGACCCCAACTATAACTATACCAGCAAGGGGGAATTCATCTGTCGTCAGTTCATGGAGCTGACGTTCCGTCGTCCGTTCCGCAGGACACGTCCGGCATTCATGAAGAACCCGATCACGGGAGTGAACCTCGAGCTCGACCTGTACAACGAGGAGCTGAAACTGGCGGTCGAGTACAACGGTCGTCAGCACTACGAGTACAGCACGTACATGCACCATAACTCGAAAGACAAGTTCATGAATCAGCAGTACCGGGACTACATCAAGAAGGACCTGTGCGACAAACACGGGGTGCGTCTGATCATTGTGCCGTACACGGTGCCTCACAAGGAGATCCCGGCCTTCTTATCACGGGAACTCGGAAAGCTCTCCATGAAGATCCCAATGTGATCTCTCAGAACCCGGAGGTACACCTCGCCGCGTGGCGACGATAGTCGATCAGTCGTCGGATGTCCGGGTGTGTGGCCTTCTTGGACAGACCGACGCGGATCATGTACCGGTCGTAGGAGAGGATCGGATCATCGTACAGCGCTTCCGAGGTGAAGAGGTACCGTTCGGCACTCGAGAGGAGGTCGACATCGTCGTAGAACGAGCACCAGAAGCGTGCGAGGTAGCCAAAGTCTCGTTCGTACAGTTCCTGGTAGAGACGATTTGTGTGGCAGAGCAGTTCGGGAAGAACCGTTTCCCGAAAGAGACTCGTGTAGGTGGGATCGAACTGGTAGACGAGGCCAAGACAGTCCTGTGGAAGATGAAACATTTATTTTCGTTTATTATTTTTTCTCCTTAGGTCGTGAGGAAGTCGGTCATGACGAGCCGACCATGACGAGAAAACTATTTTCTGTTCCAATAAGATGAGATTCACCCGACACCGTCCTCTGCGTGTCGGCACCGACTGTTCCGGGATGGAGGCGCCCATTGTCGCCCTCCAACAGCTCGGTATCCCCTTCTCTCACGAGTTCTCCTTCGAGATCGACGATCCGGGCAAACTTCCGTCCCAGGATCCTCTTTGGCGACATGGCGGATAAGGGCAAGATGTACTGTCTGCCCCAGAAACGGTACATGTCCATCCGAGAGTACATGAGTCTGCAGAACCCACGCCATGAGACAGGCGGGCAACTCGATGTCCGTCAATGTGCTCGTATCACTCTTAAAAATAGCGATCAAATGCGTCTCGTAGCGTCTCTATGAGGAAATACCTGTCGTTTTTCTGGGTGATGATCTCACCATAACTCCTGGATTTCCCGACACAGAACTTCATGAGAGATTTTATGCCCGTATTGGGGGCAAAGGTTTCCCACAGATCCGTAATCTCTTTTTTCGTGTACTCCCGTTTCGGATCGAGTCCCTCCCTCATGAATCTCGCGATCACAGACTGGTTGGTGATCTTGGCCCACTCCTTGAACATCCCATCCTTGTCGTTCGTCAGTCTCTCGTACTCTTTCGGATCCATGTCCATTATCTTCCTCTGGATCAGCGCCGGTATCACCATCGTCTTGGTGATGCACCTGCCCTGATTGAACTCCTCCATGGTCATCCCCTCGTCTTCCTCGGTCTTGTCGGTAATCTCTCCCCGGAACCTGTCCTTTTTGTATAGCGTCCCGTTGGGGATCTTGTCCTTCAGGAATTTTTGGGATCGCATCCACTCGGTCAGGGTCTTGTCCGTCCTCGTCTCCTTGACCCGTCGGAACATGTCTTCCTGGAGCATGTATCCCTTGTACATGTCCTCGTACCTGTCCTTCTCCATGATGCACGTCAGGGGGATGTTGTCCTCGTAGATCCCGCACAGCCGCATGCTCTGGATCATTGCCGTCACCGATGTTCCCCTGGACGGACGATAGAACATGTGGGTCAGATGCCATCCAAAGTCGGCGGACACGATGTTGATCCCGCGTCCCACCAGCTTATAGGACAGGATGAGGATGCGAGGGAACCGGTCCGCACCGCCGTTGTCCTTCAGGTACTGGAGGACGTAGGGGAGGGCGCAGTGATTGAACACGTGGATCTGATCGGTGCTGGAGGAGGCCTGTTTCTTGTGACAGAGGGGCAGTGTCATCCGGACACCGACGAGAGCCGGAGAGCAGATCTTACAGCACGTGCCGTTGTAGGTGATGATGGTGTACTCCTCCTTGTATCTGGAGAGGAGGCTGGTCATGAGCTTGTCCTGTTCGGAGATGAGACTTTCCGTCTTGACGAGGACGATCCTGGGGTGTCTGCTGTCGTTTCCGATGGGGAAGGGCGGACGGTCCTTTTCCCTCTCGAGGAAGGAGTCCAGGTCTTGGTCATCGGACAGCCCCTTCCTGGTCTTGGAGATGGACTCGTACACGAGAGATGACAGGCCCTTGTAGTCGACGGGAGGTGTGAGGTAGAAGACACGGTCGGTGCTGAAGTAGCCGTTGGGATCGTAAAAGGCCTCGTAGATGGTGGCGCTGATGCCGTAGAGATGGGTCGCGTTCTCGAGGAGACACTCGAGCTGGGGGGTGAACTGAGCGCCCTCGGAGTAGACGAGCTGATCGGCCTCATCGACGATGACGACCAGATCGGCGACATCGTCGATCATGTCATGACAGTCGTTAAAGACACCGAGCTGTCGGTCATTGGCGAGAGCGATCATGACGCACCGACCACGGGTCATGTCCTCGCACATGTCCTCGTGACGAGAGAGATTCCCGTGTCTGTCCTCCTTGACGGAGCCGATATAGAAGAAGGAAGGGATGAGATCGGCGATATCGTCGGAACGAATGCCGTTGGAGAGGAGGAAGGCCTCGTACTCGCCGAGGAAGGCGAGGAAGTTGCGACGGAACTGGTCGTAGTCGTCGGTGAAGTTCCGTACCATGACGAGGACGTTGGAACTGTCCATGACGGAGTGGAGGAGACAGAGAGCAAAGATGATGCGCGACTTGCCGCTCTGAACGGCGCCCTTGAGGAGGGTGGTGGCAACGCGGAGGTCGGGAAGCAGATCGAAGATGCGGGTGTGGAGACGGAGGAAACGGAGGAGGAGATCGTGATCCATGACGGAAAAGTCGTCGAGAGAAGACATGATTCTCGGGATTGAATGGTTGTGGTTGAAAGAGTACGGAGTAAGAGTGAGACGGGGAGATCGAGTCAGTTTTTTTAACGTTTCATTTCTTGCGGAGAAATGAAAGACAGAGAGAGGGATTCGGATTCAGACCGAAAGGCACCACTCGTTCCGCATCAGTGCGATATCCCGTGTCGACAGTGTCTCCCACGCCTTCCGAAAGAGTGTGTCGTGGCTGTTCCGGAGGTGTCTGGATCGATTCAGGTCTCTTCTCATGACACACGCCGGGATGTTGGGGAGACAGCGATAATAAAAGAAACACCTGTAGATCTGATGGAATAACTGTCCCAGAGACTCACAGACATCCTCGTTTCGAAACGGATAATCATCCAACACACCATCATGATCCATGCAGAGACGACACAGGAGATACGGAGACAGATCTCTCGGCACACAGATGCGGAGACTTGTCTTCCTTATGATGGGGATGACGATGGCGTACCAGTCGTTGTGGGCGACCACGACACGCATGGGGAATGGCATCTTGTGGATCATGAGAAGAGTGGATATCCATACGACACGTTCACGATTCATGATGATTTCCTGAACTATCCTCGGACGGAGGATCATTCTCATTTTTATTTTCTTCCTCCTCGATCAGCTCCTGCAGTTCTTCGGATAACTCCTTGTCCAGATCCGACTCCGTGATCGAGATCACGTCGTCCTCTCTCTCGGTGAGGACGACAGGCACACTGTCTCGCATCGTGTCGAGAGACCCACGCGAAGGAATCGCGGCCGTGGTGGTGTTTGTCTTATTGAGCACGGCATAGGGGACATTATGATTCAGGATATAATTGGCGATAAAGTCTTCGTGTTTCTGCAGCACGGTCTGTTGTTCGGCAACGATCCTGCGGATGTCCCGGATCTGATTGTTCAGCTGATGGACCCGGATCTGAAAATAGACCATGACCACAACGAACGCAACCGCCTCACACAGGATATGGATACGGCTCGACATTTATCCATGACGGATGAACTTTTTAAATTAAAAATATGGTTGCATCGATAGAAATGAACACACTTGTCTCTCTCTTCCTCTGTCTCTCCACGGCCTCCGCGTGGTCACCGGCCTCCTGGAGGACGATCCCGACGACGACCCGCATCTCCCAGATCCCCTCCTACAAGAACGAGACGCACCGTGATCTCGTCTGCGAGGAACTCCGCAGACGCCCGCCGCTGGTCTTTGCGGGTGAGGTCCGTCGTCTGAGGAAGGACCTGGCGATGGTTCACCGGGGAAACGCCTTCGTGCTGCAGGCGGGTCCCTGTGCCGAGTCCATCCGGACTCATTCCTCGGTCAACGAGATCAAGAACCTCTACAGACTCATCGTCAAGATGTCCATCATCCTGTCCTACGGACTGGAAAAAAAGATCCTGAGGATCGGACGGGTCGCGGGACAGTACGCCAAACCGAGGAGCCAGATGTTCGAAGACGACAACTCGACGCTGACGTTCCGCGGAGACATCCTGCACTCTCTGGAGGACCGAGAACCGGACCCCGAGCGTCTGCGAGAGGCATTTATCCACTCCGTGTCGACGCTCAACACGATCCGTAGTTTCGCCAAGAGCGGGGACCTCGATCTGCAGACCATCGATCAGTGGATGAGTCCCATCTCCGGACAGCACGAGTACTTCCGGTACCGAGAGATGGAACAGCTCATCCGTCGTTCCATCCTGTTTGTGCAGAACTGTGGTCTCTCGGAGGACTCCATCTTCCGTGAGCCCGAGTTTTCCATCTCGCACGAGTGTCTGTTCCTGCCCTACGAGGAGTGTTTCGTCCGTCAAGAGGAGTCGACGGGCCTGTGGTATCACTGCGGCGCGCACACCGTGTGGCTCGGCGAACGCACACGAAACCTGACCGGTGTCCACGTCGAGTTCCTGCGTGGTCTCGAGAATCCGATCGGGATCAAGGTCGGCCCGTCGGCGGAGGCGGACGATCTGATCCGGATATGCCAACGACTGAATCCGGAGAACCGGGACGACAAGATCATGCTCATCATACGGATGGGCAACGACAGGATCCTCCACTGTTTACCATCGCTCATGAAAACAGTCCGGGAGTCGGGACAAAAGGTGATATGGATGATCGACCCGTGTCACGGCAACACGAAACAGGTCGACAACTCCAAGACGCGTTTCCTGACGGATATCCTCCAGGAGATCCTCAAGTTCTTTGAGATCTGTCGTCGGGAAGACTGTGTGCCGGGAGGTCTCCATCTCGAGATCTCCGGGGAACGCCACATCACCGAGTGTGTGGGACAGAACATCACGAGGAACGTCCTGAAGGATCGGTACGAGTCGTTGATCGATCCCCGGCTGAACTACTTCCAGTCGCTGGAGACCGCGTTCTTTGTGTCGGATCTGTGATTTTATTTTTTTTTTGTGGAATCAATCATAAACATGAGTGATTGTGAGATCGACCCCGATCGTCCGTGTGACTCCTCCTCCAAGAAAAAGGACCGCTACACCCTCGCCGAACTCAGGGCCATCTTTACGAGATGCGGTCTGGACATCCCCAGAAAGCCCACGATCAGGAACATGTGCAGCATCTACAGACGCGGGATCGAATGGAAGAAGATCGGTCCCTCCGAGACGCACAGGCTCAGACCGTTCTTCCGCGACGCGATCCGACGATACCGCGAGTCGAGGGTTCGGGAATGGTCTTCCCAGATGATCTCTTATACCTCATTCTCCATCCACAAGAGCGTCCGCGGCATCACGAGACTCGTGACGCGAGACACGTACGAGACGACGTCTCGTAGACTCCGCATACGAGAACGATACCACTCCAGGGAAAAGAAGAGACCCGTCGATCATCCGAGCTCCTACCTGTCCAACTGCACGTCGATCTCTGAAACGTGGATCCGGAAACAGCAGGAGTACATCCGACATCTCAGCGGTATCGACAAGGCGATTGTCCTGAGTTACAGCCACGGCGGGGACAGGATCATCCAGGCGTTCTATCTCAACGACCGACAGATCAGTCCCACGGTCGTCTCTCATCTCATGACCAGCATGAGTTCCTTCCGGTCGTATGTCTTCCCGCTCAGTCTCTGTCTGTACGAGTTCATCCGGGACAAGAGTTACGAGGAGTTCGCTCCCTATCTCAGGCCCAACACGTTTGTCAAGAACTCGGGCCTGTGGGAACAGATGAAGGATCCCAAGAAGTTCTATGAGGCGAGCCTGACCTTCTTCTCGAACGTCCAGCAGCGATTCCTGTACTGTTCCGATCATCTTCTGACCCTCCTGTTGACCGAGTACGGGAAGAGGCTGGACACCATCCTCGCGAACGCGCCCCGCACCGAGACGACGATGTTTGTGTGGAGGGGGATCAGGAAGGACGACTTCATGATGTTCCACAAGGATCTCTTCAGGAACCGTCTGTTGATGTCGTCCACCCTGAGCGTTCGGAGTGCCGTTCGTTTCACGGCAGAGGCCGAAAACTGCTGTCTGTATCGGATCGTCGTATTGCCGGGAAGCCATTGTCTGTGCAACTTCATGCTCTCGTACTACAGACAGGAACAAGAGGTCTTGTTCCCACCGGGTCGTGTCTTGTACCGGAACGGCGAGGCGTTTGTGCCCCAGAACTCCACCCTCAAGACCTACAACCTGGTCCTGATCTAGGTCTTTCTTTTCGGTGATCGTTGCGATGCCTGGTCGTCTCGTTCCCTCCTCTTCTTTGTCCGTCTCTCCGGTCGTTGCTGATCCGTCAGCGTGAGGGCCCTCATCATGACCTGAACGCCTCTCTGCTCGCGGGTCTGGTACTTGAGGGTCGGCACACCCTCTCCGTACCCCCGGCAACACACGAGGAGGACGAGCCTCCGAGATCGACTCGGTGTATCCTTGAAGCATTCTTCCAGCACCTGCTGCAAAAAGACGGGTCGGGTGGTGATGGCAAACTCTTTCCTGAAGCACCCGCTGGGACGGATGTCATAGGCTCCGAGCGGGACATTGGTGAGGAGGGACTCTCTGTACTGATAGTGATACCGATGACGAAGGGATGCGAGATAGTTCGTCTGCCACCGCTGCTGAAAGCAGGTCTCCGGTACGGACCGATTCTCGGTAAAGGAGAGTCTGAACCTGGGCAGACACGCGATGCGGAAGGTGGTATCGGTGCTGATGAATCCATAATTCTTGAGCTGATGGTTTCTGTCCAGAAAAAGGTTGACTCTCCAATCGGGGAATTCTCTGGAATAGCCCTTTTGGATCTTATGACCGATCTGAGAGCTGAGGACGGTGGGGTCATAAGGAATGATGAATGCATTGGCTTCATTCGGGAAGTTGGATGTGAGCTCAAGATCCTGGATCGTATCCCGGGTCGAGTAGTATCGCATCTTATTTCTGGGGCGTCTCCTGATATCCTTTTTATACTGGTCAAACAAGACCCTGAAATCGTCGCGGAATACCGAGGCTTCTTGCCTATAAAACCTGTCGCCGTAGAACAGGAAGAGGTTTTCCAGTTCGAGGAGGAAGTCTTGACCGTGGACGTGAATAAAATACAGGAGGAGCGCGTGATAGGGTTGCAGATACGAAAAGCTGCCTTCTGTGCCGATGGCGATCACACTGGTCTGGGAGCGGTTCTCAAAGTTCAGATCCGTCACTCGGCTCTGTTGACCGTGTGCTGCGATATAGACACACCGGGTCTGTTGCATTTTTTTATATACATGGCGTATAAAAAAATTAAATCTCGGAGTGACACTCCTTCTTGAATGCCTCTCGGAACCACAACGGCACATCCTTCGGTCGGAATGCGGACCGTATCTCGTTGTTCTTCACACGGATCCCCCCGAGCTGATAATGAGTCTCGTCGATATTATACAACAATAAGACATACAACGGTCTGGTCGTCTCCGACGCCTTGCAATAAAAGATCCGGTTGTCGTGCTCCTGGAGCATCACCACCCGTATGCCCGTCTTCTTCTCGAACATCAGCACATCGTACAACGACCCCCAGCAGTCGGATCGTTCCTTGATCCGGCGTGCGACCCGAAGCGCACCGTCCAGTGTCTTTGCCTTCCGGATCTCCTGTGTCTCCTCCTCCGTGAATCCGTAGCCGTACCAGTAGCCCTCGTCCCGGAAACCGGTTTTCAGGATGGTGGGGATGTCTTTCGGATCGGTATTGACCGCCCGGAGGTTCTCGAGGAATCCCTTCCGATCGATGTCTCGGCTCATCCACCGGCGCATCGACGAGACGTCTTTGGTCCGGAGAGTATCGAGCACGGGATGATCGGGTTTATAATACCTGAATAGGTCTTGTATGCCCCCCAGGAGAGAATAGTAGAGACAGTCGCCACCACCACCCATCTCTCGGGAATAGAAGGGGTGTCCGTATCTCTGGGTGATCTTTTCCCACGAGGCGTGTCCTGGTTTGGGTTCATGAGGTTTGCAGTTCTTGTGGATGCCACAGAACGGAGAAGAAGGCCTGGCCCGGTAATGACACCGGACGCCGTCCTTCTTGAGGCACTCGCATATCATCTTTGATTTCGGTTATATTTTTTTTTTTTCTCAGACATAAAACATGGATCAACAGAAATATAAGTGCGATGAGACTCAAGGCTGTATTGTGACCACATCTAGAATCGGAATGAATTCGGATACTTGTCGAACATTATGTAGAAAGTACTACCAGTGTACAAACCCAAGTACGAACCAATGTGATTCCATAGGGTATCACACAAAGCCACCCGCAAACTCGTTCGGGTTTCAACCATTGTGTGACAAACAATGTACATCAACCACGAAGTATTTCAAGTGTGATACGTCAGGAAATTGTGTCCAAGACACGAGCGGTGGGACGTCGTATGCCGACGATCCTACATGTAACAGTAAATGTACATCAACCACGAAGTATTTCAAGTGTGATACGTCAGGAAATTGTGTCCAAGACACGAGCGGTGGGACGTCGTATGCCGACGATCCTACATGTAACAGTGAATGCATGTCACCGTCGCCATCACCGCCTTCACCGTCGCCGTCTAAAAAACACAAGTCCTGGTGGTTGTGGCTCGTGATACCCGTCGTCGTACTACTACTCATCATCATACTGGTCACATGGCTCGCAACCAAAAAACACAGAAAGAGATCCCTGAAGAAGAAATGATCGTTGCCACAGAATGACCTGTCGTAAAAGATGATACCTCAATCCCATCTCGTATGAAAAAGAGCCTCCTTCTTACGAGATGTGTCTCGGTTTCGTACCGCAGGAGGCCTGACTCGGAAGGACACCGGACGCCGTCCTCCAAAAAAAAAAATTTCATAGACATAAAAATGTATTTCTATGAATACTTTGGTGACGACGTCCAGAGGTACAGGTGTGATGCCGCAACCAATACATGCACGGCATGCACCTACCAATGTACCGACCCGTCCACCTCCACCTGTTCCCTGTGCGAAACCGAGGATGAATGTAGATACAAGACCACAGATTGTGATGGTGCTTGTACCACACCGACCACGTACTACTACAAGTGCAAAGAGGACGGAAGCGGGTGTGACCCAACATCCTGTGGGACGACCAAGACAGATCAGTGCCCGTACACACTGAGAGAATGTCTCATCTCAAACCCGTGTACGGCACCGACCACGTACTATTACAAATGCAAAGAGGACGGAACCGGATGTGATCTGACTCGATACTGTGGGATAATCAAGACAGATCAGTGCCCGTACACACTGAAAGAATGCATTTCGAACCCGTGTACGACACCGATCACGTACTACTACAAGTGCAAAGAGGACGGAAGCGGGTGTGACCCAACATCCTGTGGGACGACCAAGACAGATCAGTGCCCGTACACACTGAAAGAATGTCTCATCTCAAACCCGTGTACGACACCGACCATGAAATACCACATCTGCGAGAGCACGGGATGTAAAGAATCGGACACGAAAGATCAGGGTTACTCCGATGGATCATGCACACCGGACCCGTGTACGACACCGACCACGAAATACCACATCTGCGAGAGCACGGGATGTAAAGAATCGGACACGAAAGATCAGGGTTACTCCGATGGATCATGCACACCGGACCCGTGTACGGCACCGAAACCCACACCTTCACCGTCGCCGTCCTCGTCTAAAGAGCACAAGTACTGGTGGTTGTGGCTATCATTAGCCATCCTGTTCGTACTGATCATCATACTGATCGCATGGCTCGCAACCAAAAAACACAAAAAGATCAGAAAGACACGATAAGGAGATAGACCGAGACTCCGAGTACGGTCAGGACGATGAGAATGACGAGCCACCACCACCACTTCTTGTACCACGGCATGAATGGCGGTGGTCGTGAGTACAGACACCGCCCGTATCCCTTGCGGAGACACTCCTCGCGACGACCGAGTCGGTTATAGCCGGGAGGCGCCTGATCGCCGTTCCCGCAGAAGAACCTGGGCCGATTGGGGTCCAACGGCTGAGACAGGTGATATCGGGAACCCAGTTTTCGGTTGTACTTGCATATGCCGTATCCTTTTTTCATGCACTCGAAATTGGTCCCAAAACGAGTATACCCGGGAGGCAGCTGTGTGTCCGGACCGCAATAAAACATTTTATTAAAGACATAATTTTAAAAGATGAAACGATGGAGGACCTCATGGTGGATAAGAAGAATCCTCATATTGCATGGAGCGAGTACGCCAAGATATGCACCGACCCGATGGTCCATCGTCACCTGTACTTCCACACGATCCTCCATCTCTTCTGTCTCCAGAAAGAGTTTGGGTACCAGTACTTTCCACGACTCACGATCCAGAACGTCTATCTGGAGATGCTGGATCGGGAACGGATACACCTCTACGAGTTCTCGGATCGTACCAAGATCTATTATGTGGCCCGACACGCCTTCCCACGACTCGAGAAGAGCGACAGCCTCTTCCGGAAGCCGGGACTGCGTCTGGAGAGGAGACGGAGGAAACACCATCTCCATTATCACGCGTCGGATAATCTGGTTTCGTTGTCACGATCCGTGTATCCGATCCTGAGAGACACGGATCCTCTGTGGGTTTCCCTGACGGACTCGTTCCTATCGGAGAAGACATGTCGGTCGTGTCAGTACGATGATCTGTCGGAACAGGAGTGCTGCGCGGCCGTAATCCAGACGGGTATCTCCCTCGATCAGACGGAAAATGATTACGACGTGAGAGACGAGATCGTCAAGACCACGGAGCGTATCCAGAAGGAGATGGATCGTACGTTCGGGAATAAGACGTGTCCACGCAAGCTGGCGTTCATCATGTCGCAGATCGACGATTCCACGGAGGACGAGGTGATGCGGAAGCGTCTCGTCGTGGTCCTGAACGAGAAATTCAAGTTCGTCCGCATACGACACGACTGGACCGATATCATGATCCGACTGATCCGGTTGTTGCGTATGTATTACGCTCACTATCTGAAGAGGGTTCAGCACGAGAACGGGACGGAGCCGGCGTCCGAGATATTGTATCTGGTCATGGGGTCTCTGGTGCTGTATCCCGAGAGCGAGGGATGGACCAGGGAGCAGGAGTACACGCGTGTGACACCGCATAACAGAGAGACGCGTGGGTACGACCCCGAGGATCTCTTACGATACCACCCGATGTATCGATCGGAAATCCTGCCGTAAAAAAAATTGACGGGCGTTGTCTCGTTTGTTATCGTCGAAGCATAACAAAAGACCAACCAAACGAGAACAAAACCATGACGACTCTCCTATCCGAGATCAAGACCATCATCCAGGAGGCGATGAACAAGTACATCGACGAGATCCACACGGAGTTCAATATCGATAAGGGAGAACTCAGGATGCTATGGGAAAAGATCACCAACGAGGAGAAGAAGAAGCCGAAGACCGACAGGACCAAGTCTGCCTATCAGAATTTCTGTGCGTACTACCGGCCGATTATCCGACAGGAGAACCCCGAGATCAAGTTCGGAGACGTCTCCCAGATCATCGGGAAGAAGTGGAAGACCCTCCCGGAAGACGATAAGGTCCGGTTCAAGGACCCTGAGTATTCTCCGTCGGAGGTTCAGACCAAGGACACGGAAGAGGTCAAGGAGGTGGTCAAGGAAATCAAGGACATCAAGGACATCAAGGAGGTGGTCAAGGAGGTGGTCAAGGAGAAGGTCAGGGAGGTGGTCAAGGAGAAGGTCAGGGAGAAGAAGAAGGAGGTCAAGAAGAAGGATAAGAAGGAGGAGGGAGAGAAGACTAAGAATAAGGCCAAACCGATGGAGGACCTGGGCATCGCTCCGGTGAATGTGGACATCCTGGTCGATGCCGAATTTACCGAGGAGGAACTGTATAGGAAGAGCACCAAGTTCCTGAAACAGCTCTGTGAACAACGGAACCTGAAGAAGACGGGACCGAAGGAGATGCTGATCCAGACGCTGCTCAACCCTAAACAGTTTGAGAAGAATCAGAAGATCCCGCAGTTCGTGGACCCTATCGTCGAATACGAGACGGCGGAACATGAGGAGGAACATGAGGAACATGAGGAACATGAGGAGGAGGAGACAGGATATCCATCGGAGCTGGAGGAGGAGGAAGGGTTCATGTCGGAGGTCGACGAGTATTAAGCGTTGACCCACTCACGGAGACGTTGGTCGAAATACCACAGAGTATGTTGTCGTAGAGAGTTCCATGCTTTATGCCCATAAACCGGCTCTATATTCAGATGAGGACAATAAAGGTTCTCGATGCTGAATCGGTGAGCGATGTTAGGAGGAATATCCTCCAGGAGTCCTTCGCGTTTAAGGGCTTCCCCGAAAAAACAGTCTTCGGGATATCTGGGCAGTGTATCCCCGTACTTCTCACACAGGGTTTCCATGATCCTCGTTTTGCGCAGACACGTCCCTCCGTTCCCGATCTCTCCATTCAGCCACAAGGCTCCGAGATACGGGTACTGGAGAAAAACAGGGTCGAACCGACCAAACACCTGAGAATCGGATTGAAATAGGAAGAGATAATCCTCGGGGATCTGTTCGTAAAAATTCTTTGACGTGAGCATATGACTGTACCGAATATTATCCTTCTCGAAGACTTCTCGTAGTTGGATGTACCGCGCCTCCACATCCATGTCCTGGAGCATGGGATGCATCTGTTCATCCCAGACATCTTGAGGACAGAATATGGTGAAATTCCAATCCTCTCCGACCGACCAGAGGAAACTCCGGAAGAGTAGCTTGTAGAAGGGGTCGAATCGAGTATCGATGAATACGAGCGTCTTGTTCTTTTCTTTGTCATATCGCAGACGAGGATAGGGCAAGGCCTCGATGGAATCGGCTACTCGTTGATAGAATTCTCGATTATGTTCCATTGTTTATTGTTATCTAGATTGTCTATTTAAATCAACAGAAGAAGCGTTTCTTGTACTGTTTCAGGTTCGTCGATACACTCGTCGAATCTCCCCACAGCAGGTAGTAGCTGAGGTATCCGGCCCTGGTAGGATCCCCGGTGCGCAGGTCTTTCTTGTGACGGATGCGGTACCGTTCTCTCCGGTCCTTGTCTTTGTGAATGGTGTAGTCCGAATAACCGACGGCCCCGAAATAGGTCTTCTTGGTTTTGTTGCCGTCCCGGAAGAGGGCGACCAGTTTGTGACGAGAGTCGTCGGATTTCTTGACAGAGACGAGGGTCCACATTTTTGTTTTACTTTTTTTTTTTTCTTATCAAAGAAAAAAAATGGCATCCAACAGCATATCGATGGAACAGATCCTGTTGTTCCTGATCCTCGTCGCCGTCGTGGGACTATATTTCTTTACCAGCAACAAGAACAGCAGTGAAAAATTCTGGTACAACGATCATTGCAAAGGAAGTGAACCGCAGTGCATGGAATGCGGCACATCAAAGACAAAACCGTGTACTGGTCTGCATTATAATAGTTATAATGATTGTTATTCCGGTGGTGAGTGCAATTTGTACGGAAACGTCGGTGGACCTTACGAGGACTGTCAGGATCAGATCTGTCATTACGACAAGCAATGCATACAAACACATAATAAGGAAATCACGAAGTGCTGTGTCCAACAATGCGCGGACCTGCCCTCCGCTGCCAAGGCTGCGTGTGAGAGCAGTTGTACCAGCAGCATGCCTCCCAAACGAAAATAAATCTTTTCTTTTTTTTGAATTTGTACAAAAAAAAAAAGTTTTTAACCGGACAACCGTCGGAGGGTGAGGTCGAACTTCAGGGGTGTCATGGTCAGTCGTTTCTGGTCCGCCCTGTTCCATTTCTCTCTGATGTGGGTATCCAGGTATCGGAGGAAGGAGATCTTGGCAACGGATTCGGGTGAATAGAGCTTGAGTCGAAAGTTCCGTTCCTCCACGAAGTCCTCCAGTACCCGTCTCGAGATGGCACGGTGCTGACTCATGTTGTATTCAAGGATCGACTGAGGGTCATTCATGGGAAAATGAGAAAAGACATAGAAGAGGATGTTCCCGAGCCTCTGTGTGTTTTTCTGAGGGAACACGACTCTGGGATGATAGATCAGCCTCTCTAGATCATCACTGAATACCATCAGATCTAGCACGATCTCCTTCTCCGATACTTCCACCCCTGTCCTCTCCGACTTGACATGGAGGATGAACCTCGGAAAGAAATAATTCAGAGTGGTTTTCGTACCGGTCATCAGCAGGGTGAGCTGCAAGGAAACGTAGAAGGAGATCGCGGAGAGTTTGGAAACGTCTCTGGGGAGGATAAAGTCACGGACAATCTTGGATCTGATCTCGACCGGGATCTTGATCGGAACCACCCGAGACGTGATCCTCTGGATGACCTGTTGAGCCAGTTCCTGTCGACCGAGCCGGGATTTGTGGAGCTTCTTGGAATAATCAATATAAAGACTCATTTGTGTATAAAGAACAAAAAAAAAATAGGAGAGCAAGCCTCGATGGCTCAGTGGTTAAGAGCATTTGTCTCGTAAACAAAAGGTCGAGAGTTCGATTCTCTCTCGAGGCATACAGACGTTTGTCTAGGAATGAATATTCATTTTTGTCTGGACACGAATATTCATTTTGTCTAGGAGGGATCATGGACCCAGAAGATACTCTTCGATCAGTCCGTGCAGATCGGAAGGGATCACGCGGATCTGGTTGATCATGCGGACCGCGGGAATGGACCTCAGGATTTCGTGCGACCATTCCGCATCATAGCTCGTGTTGGCGCGAAAGACCGTGACTCTTATGACGGCGATCCGACGGTTACGGAACGAGAGGATAAATTTTGGGTTGTACATGCGGGGTTTATCCGGAATGAGATAACCAAATGGCGTGGACCTGGATCGTTCGATCCGCCAATCCTCGTCGTCCGGAGATAGGATCAAGATCCCATCTTTGGTGGAATCGGTCGTGAAGCCGAAGGAGGAGAGGATGTCCTCACACTCCCGCAGGAATCTGGGTGACCAGACAGGGATGTCCTTGACCGTCGTCGGCACTTCGTCTCCGTTGAGCAGCATCATGTAGGATCATGTTGGATCATGTCGGAGAGAGGATAGGGATTCAATTTTGTTTTAGGTTCCCGACGTATTCCGGATCGTCATGTTCATCTCCGTGTAGGCATTATCGTAATAGCTCTCCGATACAATGTCCAGCCTCTGTGACTGTCCGTACTCGTACTGATTCAGCTGGATCTGGCTATCCATATTTACGGTACCCGTGCCCGGATTGCTGGCTACGCCATACACGGTGCTCATGATCTGCGAGCTGCCCGTCGCCCCGTACCATGTGATCCCGTCGGGAGAATAAATGATCGAATACGTCGATCCCGTGCCTCCCACGACGTAGCGTGTCCCGTTCCAACAGGCCCCGTTCCCGATCGACATCAGAGCCGTCGTACCGGCCCCCGTCCACACCTTCCCGTCCTTCGAATAATAGGTGCAGTAGTTGTTGGTATTGTTGTTACCCGTGGCCACATAATTCAGACCGTTCCACGCCAGACCGTTGGTCGCCGACGCAAACAACGAAATGGTGGTCCACGATCCCGAAGATAACCCAGAACTCGAATACGCCAATGTGGTTGCCCCGGCTCCGGCTCCACCCACCACCCACTGAGATCCGTACAGCACAACATTGACCTGAGTCAGATTGGAGATACTGACCCCAACCCAGTTGATGGAATCATAAGAATAGGCTATATTGTTGGCGCCCTGTCCACCGGCGATCCAGTACTGTCCATTCCACGCGACCGAATACGTAGTGGTGAGCACACTGCTCCCATTCGCGGACGCCGTCCAACGGATACCGTCGGAAGAATACGCGAGAGGGTTGCTACCACCACCACCACCAGCAACCCAGTACTGTCCGTTCCATGCGATCGCGTATCCTACAGTAAATGCGGATATGTTGACCGGTTTCCACGTAAGACCGTCAGAAGAGTATGCGATCGTGTTCGTGCCAGAGCCCACCGACACCCATAAGGAACCGTTCCATGCCACACGACGGCCGGCAGTAGTAAAGATATTACTGGACGTGTTTGTCCATCGTATACCATCCGGTGAATAGGCGATCGTATTCGTGCCGGAGCCCACCGCGATCGTCGGCTGCTGGATATAAGTGTAGCTGTAGCCGTAGTTGTTCCCCAACGAGTAGACACCGTAACTGAATATCGTATTGTTCGAGGGATAAGGAGACCAGGTGATCCCATCGGCGGAATACATGAGTCCATTGATCCCGGTCCCTCCTACTAACCAGTAGTTTCCGTTCCACATGACCGAAGACGGGTTGGCCATGACGGAGGTGGAGGTCGTCGCGGACGTCCACTGGACCCCGTTCGTGGAGTAGATGGGTGTTGCCAACGGACCCACGGCCACCCATTCATACCCGTTCCACGCGACATCGTTCCCGCCGTTCGGAAGGAGAGAGTTCGCGGTGGCGGCACCGTTCCACGCGAGACCATCGTTCGAATAGGCGATCGAGTTCGTACCCGATCCGCCGGCCACCCACTGTGTCCCGTTCCAGCCGATCGCGTTGGCAGCGATGCTGAACGTCAATTTATTGATCCCCGACCAGGTTATGCCATCTGGTGAATAGGCCAGCGAATACGCATTCCCGTTGCCTCCCGCAACCCAATTCGTTCCGTTGTAAGCCACCGAGTTGACACCATACGTAAAGATCGTATTGGATCCCGTGCATCCGATCCAGGTCCACCCGTTGTACGAGTAGGCGAGGGCGTATGTCGGACCCGTTCCTCCGGCCACCCACTTCGAACCGCCATAGGCGATCGTATTGCTCTGATAGAACAGACCGGTGCTTCCCTGGACAATGCCACCGGTGACTCCGTTGTAATAACCGAGGACGTTGGATCCCGCGAGTATCCACTTGTTGCCGTCCGTGGCAATGCCTTGGATGTTCTGTGTATAACCCGTGCTCCCGGTGATCCCGATGAATCCGGTGGACCCGCTGGGGATGTAGGCCAGAGAATAGGCACCGGTGCCTCCGACCAGTGTGGTATTCGAAGGGAACTGTATCGTATTGCTCCGACGGTAGTTATACCCGAGCGCCAGATACTGAGAGGTGTTCTGTTGCTGCTGGGAGATCCAGTTGATGCCATTGTAGGAGTAGATATTCTGAGGAATATCCACAGATAGAGCATTATTGATGGTCGTGAGCTGTGATTGTGATAATCCGGCTTTGGAGATGTAGAGCCAGTAGAGCTGACCCTGAAGACTATACTGATTAGCATCGTAAAATGCCCCAAGATAACCGTTCGTTCCGGTATATGTTCCGGTCGTTCTCGAACTATTGGTCACTGTCGTAGGGGTATTATTTATGTATAGAGTGGTCGTTGCCGTAGTTGCACTTACTGAAACCGCGAACGTTACCACGTTTCCGGCCACATACGTACCGCCAAGTGAATCGTTTGACCACCAGAAATTAGTATAGTTATTATATTGCACGGCAAAGCTATTGGCTTGAGAGTTGTTAGATGTACCTCCGCCCAAGAATACCCTCGAATTGGAATTGGGATTATATATGATACCATGCTGTGCACTGACCGTATACGGCGCATTATTATTCGGGATCGTTGAAGTGGGAAGGTTCATATAGGCTCGTGGATTGGGATAGTAGAAATCGACGTATTGCTGGACATAATTGAAGGAAGGCTGGTACGTAGAACTAGGCTGAGAAGCATGATAACCTTTCCCGGACTGATCGTACCATGTATATACATAGGCTATTCCGGTACTCCCACTCCCTAACCATGTAGTCAGAGCCGTATTTCCCGCGGTGTAATAGGTCGAACCCTGTACATTGGAATAGACATCCGCGTTGGAGGAACCATTATAAATGGTGAAGATAGGACCATTATAGACGGATGGGTTGACGAGACGACACGCGTACACGCCATTGACGCTCGAATCATAAGTAACACTGCTAGATATAGTCCCAGACGTAATTGACATGTTTCCATTCCACTGAGTGGTATTGCTCTGACTCAACAATGCGGTGTTCGGGTTCCAGTTGATCCCATCATAGGAATAATAGATGGAACCATTGACCTGTGTCATCACCCATAACTGACCATTCCACGACAACGCGGTGATGTTGTAAGATCCGATCTGCAGGTAAGTCCACGAAACCCCGTCGTACGAGTATCCGTAGTTGTACTGCGACGAGAGGAGAACAACATTCGAGAGCACGGGAGAAAACGCGCCTCCGGCGCCCCACATGGTCCCATTCCATACGATCGATGCGCTCACAAAGGGAAATAGACTCTGGAGGTTGTTCCAGTTGATGCCATCCACAGAATTCAGGATGAACTGGCTCTGCAGATTCGATTCCACGATCAGACGCTGTGTCGTGGACAAGGCCGTGGAACCGATGTAGAGTGAAAACAGCTGACCCTGTAGAGTATACAGAGAAGCACTCTGAAATGCCCCAAGATAAGAGTTCGTTCCGTTATATGTCCCGTTCGCTCTCAAAGTTTGGCTTACGTAGGTATTATTTACATAGAGTTGTGTCGTTGCGGTACTTCCACTGACCGTGTTCACAAAGGTTGCCACGTTTCCGGCCACATACGTACCAGCGGAAAAATCATTCTGCCACCATAAATTATCATACACATTAGATTGTACGGAAAACACATTGGCCTGATTCAGAGCGGTCGTACCTCCACCCAAGAACACTCTTGCATAAGTACTACCCGAATTAGTCATAATAGCGTGCTGTACACTGACCGTATACGGCGCATTATTATTCGGGGTCGTATTAGTATTAAGGTTCAGATAGGCTTGTTGATTGGGATAGTAGAAATCGACGTACTGCTTGACATAATTGAAGGAAGGCTGGTACGTAGAACTAGGCTGAGAGGCATGATTATTACTCCCGGACTGATCATACCATTGAATTACATACGCAACGCTATTACTCCCTAACCATGTACTCAGAGCCGTATTTCCCGTAGTGGTATAATAGGTCGAACCCCGTAGATCGGAAGAAAAGTTAGCCGTAGCGCCACCAGGACCATTACTGAGAGTGAAGATGGGACCACTATAGACGGATGGGTTGACGAGACGACACGCGTAGATGCCTTTGGTATTGGAGGTCGGATAGGTCGTTGGGTTCGGTGTCCCCGACGCTACGAACATGCTCCCGTTCCATCCTATACTCGTCACATTCTGCATGGACAGTGAGATCGTCGCAACGACCCAACGGATCCCGTCATACGAGTCATAGATGGCGTTTCCACTATTATCGGCACCACACGCGACCCATAATGAACCGTTCCATTTCACGCTCTTTACACCCCCTGATATGACCGACGTCCCCAATCCGTTCCACGAGATCCCGTCGTACGAATAGGCCAGTGTGTTCGGTCCCGTTCCTCCGGCCACCCATACTTTCCCATTCCATTCGACCGTGTTACACACCGTAAAGAGGCTCGAACTGCTGAGCAGGGGGCTCCAGTTGAGACCGTCGTTCGAGTAGGCCAGACTGCCCGTCAGTCCGGTTCCCCCGGCCACCCAACGGTTCGGAACCGACTGTCCGAACGTATAGATCTGCTGGTTGTTCGCGTAATTATCGATACTCCCGATCACCCCGCTCGTCCTGACAAAACAGCTGGACGGGTAGTTCAGGCTGTTCTTCTTGATGGTGGTCCCTATCGAAGGCTGTGTGATAAACGTCGTTACGACAGACGGTCCCTCAGATCCGGTAGTTCCGGTGTATCCGGTGTAGCCGGTGGGACCGGTGGGCCCGGTGTATCCGGTGTAGCCCGTGTAGCCATACCCGGTAGATCCCGTGTAGCCAGTCCCGTAGTTCACACCCCTGGGTCCTACCAGGGTAAGGTAACCAGGAGCCACCGCTGTTATAGTATTATTATTATTATAGGATGGATTATTGTATACTATCGGAGCTGACGGATTTGAAACATTTACCACATCGACATACCCACTGTTCGTTCCATTTATTCCAGACAGATAAGCGATTGCATTATTGCCAAAGAATACCGCAGAATTCAGCGTTGCTGTTGCCGTAGTTCCCGAAGCGATGGTTATAGTGCTGCTAAACGTCGAACCAAGACCTACCGGTCCGGTTGGTCCGGTAGGTCCGGTAGCTCCGGTGTATCCCGTATACCCGGTATACCCGGTGTAGCCCGTATACCCGGTGTAGCCGGTATATCCGGTGTACCCGGTGTACCCCGTATACCCGGTGTATCCCGTATAGCCCGTATAGCCGGTGTACCCCGTGTATCCGGTATATCCCGTCGTACCGGTGTAGCCCGTATAACCGGTGTATCCGGTGTTGCCCGTGTAACCCGTATACCCGGTACATCCCGTGTATCCCGTAAAACCCGTGTATCCCGTATACCCAGTGTACCCGGTGTACCCGGTGTACCCTGTAAGACCCGTGTACCCGGTGTATCCCGTATACCCGGTATATCCCGTGTATCCCGTGTAACCGGTGTACCCCGTATCACCGGTCGTGCCGGTGTAGCCCGTGTATCCGGTGTATCCCGTATACCCGGTGTATCCCGTGTAGCCGGTGTACCCCGTATAGCCGGTATATCCCGTCGTACCGGTGTAGCCCGTATAACCCGTGTACCCGGTGTACCCGGTGTATCCCGTGTACCCGGTGTACCCCGTGTACCCGGTATATCCGGTGTAGCCGGTGTAGCCGGTGTTTCCCGTGGATCCGGTGTATCCCGTGTACCCCGTATAACCGGTATAACCGGTATACCCGGTAAGTCCGGTGTATCCCGTATATCCCGTGTAGCCCGTGTATCCCGTGTACCCGGTGGTGCCCGTGTAACCTGTGTAGCCGGTGTATCCGGTGTATCCCGTATCACCCGTAACTCCCGTATAACCCGTGAACCCGGTGTATCCCGTGTATCCCGTGTAGCCGGTGTAGCCCGTATATCCCGTGTAACCCGTGTATCCGGTGTATCCCGTATAACCCGTGTAGCCCGTGTATCCTGTGTAGCCCGTGTACCCGGTGTATCCCGTATCACCCGTAACTCCTGTGTAACCCGTGTATCCGGTGTACCCCGTGTAGCCCGTGTAGCCCGTGAACCCGGTATATCCGGTATAGCCCGTGTAGCCCGTGTATCCGGTGTATCCCGTGTATCCGGTGTATCCCGTGTATCCCGTATATCCGGTGTCGCCCGTATTACCGGTGACCCCCGTATATCCCGTATAGCCCGTATATCCCGTAAGACCCGTGTAGCCCGTGTACCCGGTGTACCCGGTGTATCCCGTAAAACCCGTGTATCCCGTATACCCAGTGTACCCGGTGTACCCTGTAAGACCCGTGTACCCGGTGTACCCCGTAACTCCGGTATAGCCCGTGTATCCGGTGTACCCGGTATACCCGGTAAGTCCGGTGTATCCCGTATATCCCGTGTAACCGGTGTACCCGGTATATCCGGTGTATCCCGTATACCCGGTATACCCGGTGTACCCGGTGTACCCGGTGTACCCGGTGTACCCCGTGTAGCCCGTATTACCGGTGACCCCCGTGTACCCGGTGTAGCCGGTGTACCCTGTGTATCCCGTAGATCCCGTGTAACCGGTATACCCGGTAAGTCCGGTGTATCCCGTAGATCCCGTGTAACCGGTGTATCCCGTATAGCCGGTGGGACCGGTGTATCCCGTATATCCCGTGTAACCGGTATACCCGGTGTACCCGGTAAGTCCGGTGTAGCCGGTGTATCCGGTATATCCGGTATATCCCGTATACCCCGTGTAGCCGGTGTAGCCCGTATACCCCGTGTACCCGGTATAACCGGTATAACCGGTGTAGCCCGTATAACCGGTGTAACCGGTGTAACCCGTGTAGCCCGTATAACCGGTATAGCCCGTGTACCCGGTGTAGCCGGTGTAGCCGGTATAGCCGGTGGTTCCCGTATATCCTGTCCTTCCCGGTGGACCGACGAGTGTCATTTCGGTACTCTGACCTATAAACAATGTGTCATACGTAGAGGTATCATTGAACACCGGATCCCAAAAGACGACGATATTGTATTGAGAAGTAGAAGGATTCGTGGTTATACTCAACACCTGTAAATAACCTTGATATGTGGTGGGAGGCGAACCAGCTGGACTGAATAAATAGGGGACTAAATATGAAACGTTAGGGATCAGGTAATTTACATTGGTCTGATCATGATCCACAATTAATGTACCCAAATAATTCGACGAAGCATTAATATAGACTTCTGAGCTGGTAAAGAATGCACATATGGGTCCGACATTGCCGGTATATCCCGTGTATCCCGTATACCCCGTAAACCCGGTATACCCGGTGTATCCCGTATATCCCGTGTACCCGGTGTAGCCCGTATACCCGGTGTACCCGGTGTATCCTGTTGATCCCGTGTACCCGGTGTACCCGGTGTATCCGGTATATCCCGTATATCCCGTATACCCCGTGTACCCGGTGTAACCCGTGTAGCCGGTATACCCGGTATAACCGGTATAACCGGTGTAGCCCGTGTACCCGGTATATCCCGTGTATCCCGTATTACCGGTGTAGCCCGTATAACCGGTGGTTCCCGTGTATCCGGTGTACCCGGTATATCCCGTGTACCCGGTGTACCCGGTATACCCGGTGTACCCCGTGTATCCGGTGTACCCGGTGTATCCCGTGTATCCCGTGTATCCGGTATAGCCCGTATCACCGGTAACTCCAGTGATTCCGGTATAACCCGTGTACCCGGTGTAGCCGGTGTACCCGGTATACCCGGTGTACCCCGTGTATCCGGTGTAGCCCGTGTAGCCCGTGTATCCGGTATAACCCGTGTTACCGGTCTGACCGGTGTAGCCGGTATAACCCGTGTATCCTGTGTAGCCGGTGTACCCGGTGTATCCGGTATAACCGGTGTAGCCGGTGTAGCCCGTGTAGCCCGTGTAGCCCGTGTAGCCGGTGTATCCCGTGTACCCTGTATAGCCCGTGTACCCGGTATATCCCGTGTAGCCCGTATCACCGGTGACCCCCGTGTATCCCGTATAGCCCGTGTATCCCGTGTAACCGGTGTAGCCCGTGTCACCCGTAACTCCCGTGTATCCCGTGTATCCCGTGTATCCCGTATACCCGGTGTACCCGGTGTATCCGGTGTACCCCGTATACCCCGTGTATCCGGTGTATCCCGTGTATCCGGTATAGCCCGTGTATCCCGTATACCCGGTGTATCCCGTGTATCCCGTGTAGCCCGTGTAACCGGTGTAGCCCGTGTCACCCGTAACTCCCGTGTATCCCGTGTAACCGGTGTAACCGGTGTAGCCCGTGTACCCGGTGTATCCCGTGTAGCCGGTGTACCCGGTGTACCCCGTGTACCCGGTGTACCCCGTGTACCCGGTGTACCCCGTGTAACCGGTATAACCCGTGTAGCCGGTGTATCCCGTGTAGCCGGTGTATCCGGTGGATCCCGTAGATCCGGTAGATCCCGTGTATCCTCTGGGACCCACAAGCGTCACAATACTATTATTACCGATCGAAATGTCCGCCGATCCATTATAAAAAGAATTATTGTATAACGTAATATAAGTAGGACCATACCCGAGAAAGTCAAAATAACCATTACCACCGGGAAGAGAATACGGTGGTGAGACATAAACTACTGCATTGCTCCCGACATAATCTGCATTGGCTATGCCTGTGACGAGGACATTTGCAGAAGTATCTTTGTAAATCATCGTAGTGCCACTGGAAGTGACGACAAATGCGACGTTAGGACCTGCTGGTCCCGTAGATCCAGAAGGTCCCGTGTAGCCCGTGTATCCGGTGTAGCCCGTGTAACCCGTGTAGCCGGTGTAACCCGTCCAACCAGTGTATCCCGTGTATCCCGTATACCCGGTGTATCCCGTGTATCCCGTGTAGCCCGTATACCCGGTGTACCCGGTGTACCCGGTGTACCCGGTATATCCCGTGTACCCGGTGTATCCCGTATATCCCGTGTAACCGGTGTACCCGGTATACCCCGTATCACCGGTCGTACCGGTGTATCCCGTGTAGCCGGTGTACCCGGTGTATCCCGTGTAGCCCGTGTACCCGGTGTATCCGGTGTATCCGGTGTATCCGGTGTACCCGGTGTAGCCGGTGTATCCCGTATATCCCGTGTAGCCCGTGTACCCGGTTATACCGGTGTACCCCGTGTAGCCCGTGTACCCGGTGTATCCCGTATATCCCGTGTAGCCGGTGTAGCCGGTGTACCCGGTATACCCGGTGTAGCCGGTATACCCGGTGTATCCGGTGTATCCGGTGTACCCGGTGTATCCGGTCGTACCCATAGAACCGATGGTACCTCTCGGACCTACGAGGGTGATCACAGATGGATTATTAACATTGATATTCATCGTATTTCCTGCATTGATCGTAGGATTATTATACACCACAATATTATAACTCGCATCAAGATTCGACTGAGTGACGAGATAACCACAATCTCCCGGGTAATAGGTTGAATTATCGTAATTCGAAATATATAGATACATATCATTACCCAATAAGTAAGCAGAGACGTAACTCTGTAGTGGCAAGAGAGCGGTCTGCCCGGGAGGTATCGTAACGCTAGGTTCAGTGTCGTATAAGAATGATACGATGGCTCCCGTAGAACCGGTAGGTCCGGTATATCCGGTATAGCCCGTGTATCCCGTATATCCGGTGTAGCCCGTGTAGCCCGTATACCCGGTGTACCCGGTGTATCCGGTGTACCCCGTATTTCCCGTATAGCCCGTATAGCCCGTGTACCCGGTGTACCCGGTGTAGCCCGTGTACCCCGTGTAGCCCGTGTACCCGGTGTAGCCGGTGTATCCCGTGTACCCGGTGTATCCCGTATATCCGGTATAGCCCGTGTATCCCGTAAATCCCGTGTATCCCGTATACCCGGTGTATCCCGTATAACCCGTGTAGCCCGTGTACCCGGTGTATCCCGTAACTCCGGTGTATCCGGTGTAGCCGGTGTAGCCGGTGTAGCCGGTGTATCCCGTATACCCGGTGTAGCCCGTAAGTCCCGTAGATCCCGTAAAACCGGTGTACCCGGTGTACCCGGTGTACCCCGTATCACCGGTCGTACCGGTGTAGCCGGTGTACCCGGTGTACCCGGTGTATCCGGTGTATCCGGTAACTCCCGTGTATCCCGTATAGCCCGTGTACCCGGTGTATCCCGTGTATCCCGTGTACCCGGTATACCCGGTGTATCCCGTGTAGCCCGTATCACCGGTCGTACCGGTGTAGCCCGTGTACCCGGTGTACCCGGTGTACCCGGTGTACCCGGTGTACCCGGTGTACCCGGTGTACCCGGTGTACCCGGTGTACCCGGTGTATCCCGTGTAGCCGGTGTATCCTGTGTAACCCGTGTACCCGGTATACCCGGTGTATCCTGTGTAACCCGTGTAGCCGGTGTACCCGGTGTACCCCGTGTAACCCGTGTAGCCCGTATCACCGGTCGTACCGGTATATCCGGTGTAGCCGGTGTACCCGGTGTATCCCGTGTAACCCGTATACCCGGTGTATCCCGTGTATCCCGTGTAGCCGGTATAGCCGGTGTACCCGGTGTACCCCGTATCACCGGTCGTACCGGTGTAGCCCGTGTAACCCGTATACCCGGTGTATCCGGTGTAGCCGGTGTAGCCGGTGTCACCGGTCGTACCGGTATATCCCGTGAACCCGGTATACCCGGTGTATCCTGTATAACCGGTGTACCCGGTGTAGCCGGTGTACCCGGTGTATCCCGTATCACCGGTCGTACCGGTGTATCCCGTAAACCCGGTATAACCGGTGTATCCCGTATAACCGGTGTATCCCGTGTACCCGGTGTAGCCCGTGTATCCCGTGTACCCGGTGTAACCCGTGTATCCCGTATACCCGGTGTACCCGGTGTCACCGGTGACTCCTGTGTAACCTGTGTAGCCGGTGTACCCGGTGTATCCCGTGTACCCGGTGTACCCGGTGTCACCGGTGACTCCTGTGTAACCTGTGTAGCCGGTGTACCCGGTGTACCCGGTGTACCCGGTGTATCCGGTGTACCCGGTGTACCCCGTATCACCGGTCGTGCCGGTGTAGCCCGTGTACCCGGTGTACCCCGTATACCCGGTGTATCCTGTGTACCCGGTGTACCCGGTGTACCCCGTATCACCGGTCGTGCCGGTGTAGCCCGTATACCCGGTGTACCCGGTATATCCTGTATAACCGGTGTAGCCGGTGTACCCGGTGTATCCCGTATCACCGGTCGTACCGGTGTATCCCGTAAACCCGGTGTACCCGGTGTATCCCGTATAACCGGTGTACCCCGTGTACCCGGTGTAGCCCGTGTATCCCGTGTACCCCGTGTATCCCGTGTATCCCGTATACCCGGTATACCCGGTGTCACCGGTGACTCCTGTGTGACCTGTGTAGCCGGTGTACCCGGTGTATCCCGTATACCCCGTGTATCCGGTGAACCCGGTGTAACCCGTAAAACCGGTATCACCCGTGTAACCCGTGTATCCCGTATACCCCGTGTATCCGGTGTATCCGGTGTATCCCGTGTACCCGGTGTCACCCGTAACTCCCGTAACTCCGGTGTATCCGGTGTAGCCGGTGTAGCCGGTGTAGCCGGTGTAGCCGGTGTAGCCGGTGTAGCCGGTGTAGCCCGTGTATCCCGTGTATCCCGTGTATCCCGTGTCACCCGTAACTCCCGTGTACCCGGTGTATCCGGTGTAGCCCGTGTAGCCCGTGTATCCCGTGTATCCCGTGTACCCGGTGTAGCCGGTATAGCCGGTGTAACCCGTGTAGCCGGTGTAGCCGGTGTAGCCCGTATCACCCGTAACTCCCGTATAACCGGTGTACCCGGTATACCCTGTGTAGCCCGTGTACCCGGTGTATCCCGTGTAGCCTGTGTGGCCCGTATACCCTGTGTATCCGGTGTAGCCGGTGTACCCGGTGTAACCCGTGTAGCCGGTGTATCCGGTATACCCCGTGTAGCCCGTGTATCCCGTATCACCGGTAACTCCGGTCGCCCCGGTATATCCCGTGTAGCCGGTGTACCCGGTGTAACCCGTATAACCCGTGTAGCCGGTGTATCCGGTATACCCCGTATATCCCGTGTATCCCGTATCACCGGTAACTCCGGTCGCCCCGGTGTACCCGGTGTAGCCGGTGTACCCGGTGTACCCGGTGTACCCGGTGTACCCGGTGTAGCCGGTGTACCCGGTGTACCCGGTGTAACCGGTGTAGCCCGTGTCACCCGTAACTCCGGTGTAGCCCGTGTACCCGGTGTACCCGGTATACCCGGTGTACCCGGTGTACCCGGTGTAGCCCGTGTAGCCGGTGTACCCCGTGTAGCCCGTGTACCCGGTAACACCGGTGACTCCTGTATATCCCGTGTATCCGGTGTAGCCCGTGTATCCCGTAAATCCCGTGTAACCCGTGTACCCGGTGTATCCCGTGTATCCTGTATACCCGGTATACCCGGTGTAGCCGGTACCGCCGGTTACACCGGTAACTCCCGTGTATCCCGTGTATCCGGTATAGCCGGTGTAGCCCGTGTAGCCGGTGTAGCCGGTGTAGCCGGTGTATCCGGTGTATCCGGTGTATCCCGTATAGCCGGTATCACCGGTTACACCGGTATATCCGGTGTAGCCGGTGTAGCCGGTGTAGCCGGTCACGCCGGTGTAGCCGGTGTAGCCGGTGTAGCCCGTGTAGCCGGTATCACCGAGTAAACCGGTGATGCCCAGTATGATCTGTCGTAGATCCGGAGACAGCTTTAATACTGTTACACTGTTATCCTGGAGGGCGCTGGTCCCGACCGCAGCCGACTGGATGTTTGTGCTGGTGATGGTATAATCTGCGAGATTCGAGCCCAGGAGAGTGCCCGGGGCCACGTTGTAACCCTGCACGGCCTGCAACGCGATCTGAGTTGATCCGACCGCGCCCGGTGCGATCTTGTCACTGGTAACGACACTGGAACCCATCTGATTCGTTCCGACCGCGCCCGGTGCGATATGTCTTCTGGTAATGGCGTTATTGGCGATATTGACCGTTTGGATGGAATTGGCCGGCAGACCGACATAGGAGATCTGAGGCTGGATCACCAGCTGATTGTTCAGGACATTGGCGGTCAGGATGACGATATCACCGTCCTGCATCGTGTAGTAACCACCCGAAGAGCCTGTGGTGATGGCTTCATAACTGGACACGTTGATGTAACCGGTCGTGCCCGACAGACCCAGATAGAAGGTCGGGAGATAAACCGACGCGGTGGTCCCCTGGACGTTATAACCCGATGAATTCTGACAATTCACAATGTAATAATACTGGGAAAGATTTGTCTGTAAAGAGACATACGAATACGAGTAGGGAGGATTCTGGTAGGGGAGAGCCGTGATGCCCGACGCACCCTGAGGACCGGTGGGTCCGACGTTGAAGTTCGACTGGAGAGCGATGAACGTCCCGCCGGTGGAGCCGCCGGTGGCACAGCACCACACGAGCTGATTGATCCAGTCTGTGCTGGGATTACCCAGGAGCGGATAGTAGAGATTGGCATAGCGGAGACCATTGATGCTGAGCAGAGCAGGATTGATCTGGTTCTGAGAATTCAGATTAACTTGATAAGTGCTGGACAGTAACACACCTGTGGTCTGATCGGTGGCCGTAATCTGGTATACGATTCCGGAATCGATCGGATTGTTTGTAACGCTCTGTTTCCAGATTGGGATCGGAGTTGCCGTAGCCCCTAACGGTACATCCCCTAAGGTGTCATCCCTATTTTCGAACCCGAATGACGGTCCCTGTAACGCGCCGACGCTAATGATGTTCTGACAATAGAGGTTACCCCATACAAAAGCCTCAAGGTTCGGACCGATGTTGATCCCACCTAGATCAAAGGTATTATCCACACTCGGGACCAGATTCCCCACGATGTTGATGTTGTCAGGGACGGTGAGATTTACGTCCGGGGGCGCCGAGACCTGTGCGGTATACAGGGTGTTAAAACCGTGAGTGTCATCTCCCAAAGTATAATTGGATACCCCTTTATTACCGGGTTCGACATACGGGAGGATGTTCCCGTAGAGACCGATCGTTCCGGTGTCCCCGATGGATGCTGTCGGTCCCACCAGAGTAGACGTGTAGAGGGTATCGAAAGGAGAGGACGTCGAACCCAGATTATAGGTGGACGGATTTCCGGAGTTATCGACGTTGGTGGGGATCAGGTTGCCCTGTAACGACACGGTCATGGGATTGCTATCCGGGTAGTTGATCTGATTGACGTAGATCGTATTGAAGGCGAGACCGGGGGCACCGAGATTAAACGATGAGTCCACGATTGGGAGGATGTCGTACGAGACGACGCCGGTAAGTCCTCCGGTATGACCGGTTTGTCCGGTAACTCCGGTATATCCGGTGTATCCCGTATACCCGGTAACTCCGGTGTTACCCGTAACTCCGGTGTAGCCGGTGTAGCCGGTGTAGCCGGTGTAGCCGGTGTAGCCGGTGTAGCCCGTGTAGCCGGTGTAGCCGGTGTAGCCGGTATGACCGGTGGGACCGGCCGGTCCGGTGGGACCGGTGGGACCGGTGGGACCGGTGGGACCGGTGGGACCGGTGGGACCGGTGGGACCGGTGGATCCGACTCCGTCGGATTGCGGAGCGGAACCGAAGACGATCGGGGTATTGTATAGGTAGTAGAAGGAATAAAACTTGGAATTGTATACTGAAAATCTGGAGGACATTTTATATACAGGGAGAATAATTTAATAAAATTTTTGAACGGACACAAATTCGAAAAAAAAAAAAAAATAATACTACAAATGGCTACTATCTCTTTGGAAGGTTCCCTCCGTACATGCAAAGTCGATACCGCGTGGGCGAATCGTATCCAGTCGGATCGCTTCGAGAACCCCTCTCTCATGGTCTGTCCCGTCTGGAACGGGTTCGATAATGCCGGGCGTCCCGTCTGTGCGGACTCGTTCGTCACCAAGAGTCCCGGCTGTAACTCGAGCATGGATCGTGTCTACGTCGAGAACTCGCTCCGTCCCCAGTACATGGAATACATCAATCTCGACGCGGAGGGCATCCGCGCGAACATCTACAAGAGTCCCGAGGACTACAACATGTATCACTACGATGCCGGCATCCGCACCGCCGGTCTCCAGAACGTCCCCAAGATTACGGGGCGTTTCGGCAATGTGGACGCGACGACCGCGCTGTACCCCTCGTGCAACATCTATCCGTATCCCAAGGCCCAGGAACAGGAGGCCGGGTACGCGGAATGGGCCAGGAAGGCGCAGGCGGCGCAGCACGGCTTCCAGGGACACCAGTTCAAGAAGGCATCCGGATTTTAAACCATTACCGATGTGATTGTAAAAAAAAAAAAATTTTTTACAATAGTTACGGATCCGGCTGCTGAAACGATCGGATCTTGTCATGCAGTCTCTGTCGGCTCTTGCGATACCCGAGGATCGTCTTGTCGTATTTGGTGATGAAATGGATGTTGCGGAGACTGGGGTCGTACACCCGACGGAGGATCGACATGTCTTCCGCCAGCGTCTTGTCCATGGAATACCGCAGGATCTGTGTGGTGATGAACCGGGAGAGGAGATTCTCGTTATAAAAGTTGAAGTAGATCTTGTAGAAGAAGCCGGTCTTCTTTGCGTGATAAGGAGTTGTCTGTGTCACGATGGTCTTGATGAGGTCTCCCGCGCGCACCCTCGTCACCGTCGTCGAGGGGAGATGGTACTCGTTCTCGACAATGATGATGTCTCTCTGAGCGATCGTCTTGGAGAGACTCGTCGGTCCGGAATGATACATGAACGTGGTCTTGCCGCTGGTCTCGTTGATACGGCTGTGCTGGATGTCAAACGGGAAGGGTTCGGCCCGGTTCCCGAAGGAATGGACGTAGCTGATGTGGAGCATATCGAGCACATTCTCGGTCAGCACCTGATGATTTACGTCGAGCCGACGGTACTCGCTGATGCACGAGAACGACGGATCGCTGTCCTCCGGGACCTCGAACGGAGGATGAGCGGAGAAATCGGGGTTCAGGTGTTTATCGAGAAAGGGGATCGTGTACAGGTTGTTGTAACGATCGACACGGGTCGGCAGCGACAAGACGTGAGACCGTCCGTGGATGGGGTGTGTCATCCTGCCGTCCTCGAAACGGAAGCCGTGATAGGGACACACCACACAACCGTGTCGTAACTGTCCCGAGGCGAGAGACGCGCCCTGATGAGGACAGATATCGGAAATGATCTTCCACCCCTTGTCGTAGTAGACGTTGTAGGGCGTGTCGTCCAGGAAGACGCGGTTCATGCCGGGCGACAGCGTGGACACCGGGGCGACCGGTGTCCACATGGGCAGGAGGTTCGTGGTGTTCCTCTGGAAATCATAAAGAGCGGACAGGTGAAAGAAGAAGGGAGACAAGAAAGAAGACACCCGCATCTTTATCTTAGGTGTCCCAACATTTTAAATACAAAATAGAAAATTTACAGGGGGAGAGGAGAAGAGGATCGGTTCATCTCCTTCAGCCCGTATCCTCTCCACACGGTCCCGTTCAGGTCGTCGTTCCAGTTCTTCTGGATATATTCCTGGAGCGCGGGACGATCCGGGAGATGACCGTGGGGAAAAGACTCTCTGAACCAGTCCCGGAAGTGGACATACAGCAGAGAGATGTCGATCGACGCGTCCTTGTGACACACCAGAGTCTCCTCGATGAACTGACGGTAGAGATCGTTCTTCTTGCGGTAATTGGCCGTAGCGATCCTCACCTTCTCGGGTTCCGTACGGTGTTTGGGTCGTGTCTTGTAGCGGTTCAGGAGGACCCAGGCGAGGGCCTCGATCATGTCGGGGATCTTCTGATCAAAATTGCGATCGACCGGGAACTTCTTCTGGAGGAGCTGTTGTTCGGGGTCCTCGGGCGCGTCCTCACAGAAAGTGGACTCGAACGGGATAACCCGGATGCGATTCCACGTCGCCTTGTCGTCGTGCGGGAGCTTGGGCGGGTCGTTGCAGATCAGGATGAGCTTGAACATGGGCGTGATCTCCGATCCCTGGCTGTAGAGACCACGAGCAAAAAAGGTGTCGTTGCCCGATAACTCCTTGAGGATGCCGAGATTCAGCATGTCCTTTTTGTCGGGTTCCTGGAGCATCGCGAGACGCACCCCGTTGCCGGCACGGACGAGTTCGGGACAGGCCGCGCTCGATTGGGTGCGCTTGCCGGTGATGAGCGAGGTCGGCAGCTTGATGGAATAACTCCCCAGCATCTTTTCAAAAAAGTTCTGGGTGATGGACTTGCCGTTGTCTCCGTCTCCGGTCCATATCTGGACGATCTTGCGCATGTTACCGCCGTAAAAAACCTCGGAGGAGATGTCGAGGAAGTACTCACGAAGACTGCGGTCCGGGAAGATCTTCTCGAAGAAGCTCAGCACCTCGAGGACCTTCGGGTGTTCCTCGTGCAAGTCCGTCTTGTAGGGGATGTTCATCTTCATGCTGACATAGTCCGTCGGTTTCCCCTCGCGCAGTTTGTGGATCGCGAGATCGTAGATGCCGTTCTTGAATCCGACGAGCTCGGGTGAGGCATCGAGTTTCTTCATGAACGTCCCGTCGTAAAAGACCTCCATCGACTCCGTCATGATGTTCTTCTTGTAGGGCGCCGACTTGAGCTTACAGATCTGATCCGCGATCTTCTTCATGGTATTCCTCAGGTCCTTGATCTTGTCTCGTCTGTCCTTCCTGGTCTCCTTGTCGTCGTCCTCGTCGTCCTCGTCCTTCTCCTCGATCAGTCTCTTATTCATGTCCTTCCACAACAGATCGTACTCCTGCACGATATCGTTCGAGAGCTTCTTGCGGAGACTGACGCCCTCCTCGTCGCGTTTCCACACGTGATTCTCGAAATGATACCATATCTTCTTCTCGATGCTCGCACACACGTACTCGTTCTCGTATTTCTCGTACAATGCCTTCGCGATGTCGTTATGACTCCCCTTGATGTCGAGACTGTTCTGGATGTACTTCCGGATGCTTTCACGCAGCAATTCCCTGTACGCTTCCGGATCATCCAATCGGGCAATGTACTTCAGCGAACCGATCGTCATGTCCTTCCGCACCATGCGTCCCCACTCGTTGATGCACGAGTTCTCTTGGAATTTCTCGGGACATCTCCGAGAAAAGTCGAGCCACAGATCGAGTCCCTCCTCGGCCCCGTCGTAGATGTTGTACAGGATCCAACCGACCTCGATCCACGAGTGATACTCACGGGTCCTCTCCTCCGACAGCATCCCCATGAGCTTTGTGATCATCCCAGAGTCCACGTTCGGTGGATTCGGACTGCGTCTCTTCTGCGGGACGATCCTGGGCAGACGGATCTCGTTGAGCAGGACAAGATCATCACGGAGCTCGTAGGTGTATTCCAGTCGGTGGGTGTTGTGGATGCTCAGGATCCGGGGGAGGAAGTACTCGATCGTCTCCTCGTTCAGTCCGATGCGATCCCCCTTCTCGTTGTAGAGGTGATAGGACAGGAGTCCTTCGATCCAGTCGATCTTCTCACCGGAATCATTATAACACGCGCTCATGGAATAGGACTCGGCCTTCTCGGATTTCTTGGAACCGTACAGGAGCCACGGCGTGCCGCGACAATACGCCTTGTCGATCACCTCAGAAAAGGCCGGGAACAGCGAGATCTTTTTCATCTCCATGCGCACGCGCGGGAGGAGCTCGGTCTCCTGTGCCCGTCTCGTCATGAAGAGATAGGGAAAGTGGAGATGGAAGCCGTTCTTCTTGAACAATCGATCGTTCTTGTTCTTCTCAAAGTACATCTCCTTCTCCAGCAGGAAACAGTACAGATGGATCGGGTCACGGATGTCCAGGATCTCCCGCAAAACCTTCTGATAGATCGACACGAGCATCGCGACGTGTTCGTGAGAATACAGTCGGTCCTCGTTCTCCCGTTCACACTCGATCTTGAGGTCGGCATCGACCAGCACGGGGATGTTGGTCTGTGAGACCTCGGCGATGCCGAGATCAACGTCATGACTGAAGCTGCAATAATATTCCCAGAACACTTCTCGGTCCGTGTTCTCGATCAGGTACTTACACTTGGGATGAAACAGTGATAGGTGGGAGTAATACACCGAATGATCAGCTTTGTGGGCATCGAGAAATAAACCGAAATCATTCATCCTGATTTATATACCCGTCATTTTATTTTATTTTTGTTCAATTTTACAAAAATCAGGACCACCAGGAAACACAGGTAAACCACGATCGTTACCAACATGACGATGTAGATCCACGGCTGGTGGCTGTACCTGACAAAGACCGGGTCCGCGAGTCTCCTTCCGTCCACCCCCGTCATGGTCCGCAGCAGCGTGTACTCCTTCTCGGGTATCTCGTCGTAATAGTACTCCTCCCCGTCCGCTCCCGTCACGAACGGATACAGATATGTCCGTTCCACCATCAGGATCTGATGGCAGATCGGCGTCTTCTTGTCCTCAAAGTCTCCCGTCTCCAGCCAGAACTCGTGCACAAACATGTCCGGGCAGGCGCGTCGGACCGAGTCGGCCACTCTCGACAGGGTCTCCTGGTCTCTGCCCGTAACGACGGCGTAGTACGGCGTGTTGATCCTGACGGAGCTGATCTCGTGGATGCCGAACGCCTTGTTCTTGTTTACGATGTTGACGCTGCAGAACAGACTATTCCGGAGCAGCGCATGATTCACAAAGAACCCGGCAAGGACGTCCCTCTGTCCGAGACACGTCAGATGAGACAGCTTGTACCACGCGTCGTGATTATCCGCCTGCGCGTTGCCCGCCATCTGGATCGCCTCGATGCCGTCGATATACGGGAACCGATTCCCGTAGACACCCGGATCCAGAGGAGCGATCACGCTGTTCAGGCTCGTAAACACCCCCACACGAGACGGGAAGTACCAGCAGTCCAGCATGAGTCGTGTGGACGCCCATCTCGACGATCTGTGGAGCTGGATCGAGTAGGGACGTTCGTCCGTGTGAGGAGCGTGGTAGTCCGGAAACTGTGTTCTCTCGTATCGCACGATCGACGTGGTCGATGGGAATTCGACCATCAGGACCTCGATGTCGGGTCGTTTTACGAAGGTCTGGGTGTCCTCGCCATTACACCGGAAAAAGATGCCGATCGTGTCCGTGTCCGCGTTGTACAACGGCTCGGTGCCGCTGTAATGGTTCGGGTTGATGAGGTCTTCCCGGATCCTCATGCTGTTCGGAGCCGACGGGATGTTGAATCGATGGATGACATCCACCGGGACCGAGGACGGATCCGAACGGATGGTTTCTTCGACCCTGTCGCCCATCGACGCATCGAGCGATAGGATCAGACATATCCTCACGTCGACCGGATCCGTGGGATCGTGATTCATGAGGCCGTAGCACTGGAACTGATTGATGGGGGGCACGATCGAGGAGATGTAGATCCCCTTGTAGGGATGACACGGTCTGCTGTTATCCGATCGGAAGCCGAGATAGAGGTTGAACGACCAGTACAGGAACCCCTTGGGGATGGTTCCGTACAGGATCATGACCTGACTGGGCTTGATCGCGATGCTCCCCAGCAGAGAGAGGTAGTCATAGTACTGTCGATCGACGATGGACGGCTGTGTGTCGTCGTACTGGAACATGCAGGGCTGATGGGCATCGTGTATGCGGGAGAGGGTCTCGGCGCACAACCGAAAGATCAGCGGGGTATCGGGATAGAACAGGTTCCTGCAGAAGGTTTCCGTGTCGTGGATGCAGCCGACGGCGGGAAGGAAGAAGGACGATATGCCGTATGGGGTCGCAAAGTTGTTGCCGAAACAGTTTGGCAGGATCATGAGGAGGTCCTCGATCGCAAAATAAAACACGCCCTCCGTGATCCTGACCTCCGGATCAACGGAAGACAGGAACCTCGAGATGGTGCGGGGACGACCCGTGTAGAGTGTCCGGATGTACCTCAGGAACCCTATCAGCTTCTCGAATCTGAACTCGGTCGATGTGTGATCGCACCGGGCCGGTTTCTGGATCATGTTACCGTTATTATCGCACGAGATGAGATTCGGATCCAGTTCACCGGGACACCGCGGGATTCCGAGTCGACGTCTCACAAAGAAAAAGATGATGAGTGAGACAGACAGGAGGAACAATACCAGTAATGACCACCGACGCATCCTTCGTATGTTTATTTTACGAGAATTGTTTTAAAATAAACTCCATTGGTCTCTGTAACTTTTTTTCGTTCCCTCTTACACCTCGAAAAAATTCACCGCGATGAGTGGCGGCTAACAGGTAATGTCTTCTGCACCGGTATGACTCGTATCCACGTCCACACGGTCGTTGAGTGCGTTCACACGTGATCCCGTTTTTTTTTTTGGTTTTCATTGATCATTCCTCTCTTTCTCTTTAGCGAGCACAATGATCATCCGAGAACGAGACCGACTACATCCGATTGAACACGGAATGTCTTTCATCAAAAAATGAGTCTCCTGATCTCCTGGTCCTCCTCGACCCTAAAGAAACCATGTCGATCCGCATCCCGATCTCGGCATTCTCCAATTCTCATCTCGAGACCATCGGACGACAGGTCGAGGTCAAACAACAGCCCAAAAAGTCACATCCGAAACCCTTCTTATGGAACCCCGTCATCATCTATCCCTATCGGTACGACAAGGAGTACATATGGCTCCCCTTCCACTACACCCGTCACACCCTCGGCATGGACATGCGTCCTGGTCGTTCCGAATTCCGGGAATCACGCGGTCTATTCTGTGGAACGCTCCGTCCCGAACAGAAGGAGATCGAGGAAGAGGCCATGAGCCACCTGAATCGACAGGGGTCCTGTCTGCTGAGCGTGTATCCCGGTTTCGGGAAGACCATCATCAGCATCCGGCTGGCGTGCAAGATCCGGCTGAAGACGCTGATCATCATCAACAAGGTGATCCTGCTGCGGCAGTGGGAGGACAGCATACGACAGTTCGTGAAGGCGCCCGCGCGTGTCCAGATGCTCGAACCGAAGAATACGAGCGTCGATCCCGACGCGGACTTTTATCTCGTCAACGCGCTGAACGTGTACAAGATGGATCTTTCCGAGTTATCGATCGGTCTGGTGATTGTCGACGAGTGTCATCTCATCATGACATCGGTGTTTTCGTACGCGCTGACTTTCCTGACACCGCGTTATATGATCGGTCTGAGCGCCACGCCCTACCGTTCCGATGGCTTCGACCGGCTGCTCGATCTGTACTTCGGGACCGATCGGATCCATCGGAAGTTGTACAGGGAACACGAGGTCCTCGTGATCCAGACGGGGTACCGGCTGGACTTTGAGGAAAAGAACGGGAAGATCGTGTGGAACAGTCTCCTTCATTCGCAGATGGTGCACGAAGAACGCAATCGTACGATCCTCCGTCTCATCCAGAAGCATCATGATAGGAACATCCTCGTGTTGTGCAAGCGCGTCCACCACGTCCATCTGTTAAACAAGGAACTGGAACAGAACGAGATCGCGACATCGACGCTGATCGGCAGTCAGTCACGGTTTGATCCGGATTGTCGTGTGCTGCTCGCGTCGATCCAGAAGGCCGGGACGGGATTCTCGTTCCCGAAACTCGATATGCTGATCCTGGCGTGTGATTGCGAGGAGTATTACATCCAGTACATGTGTCGTGTCATGCGGACGCCGGAGGTGGTCCCCATCATTGTCGATCTCGTGGACGAGCACCCGAGCCTGAAGAGACACTTCCGGACACGGAAGAAGGTGTACGAGGAGGCCGGGGGGACGGTTCGTTATCTGTCCGTGGACGAGGTGTGAGAAAAAACTATTTTGGTTTTGAAAAAATTTGTAATCCAGAATAGTTTTTTTTTTCATCCTCCAGACTCCCGATTTAAGGACGTACGGGGTCAAGCATAAACATGACGTCGTATTCTCAGAACAGCGAGGATTCGATGCTGTACGAAGAGTACTTCCGATTCTACACGCTCGAAGGCCCAAAGTATTATTTCGAGATGGGGGCGCTCAATGGTCTCACCTACAGCAACACCAAGTTCTACGAAGACACACTGGGATGGACCGGCATCCTGGTCGAGGCCAATCCGATCGTGTTCGCATCTCTGGTGGGCCACCGTCCCAACAACATCCTGATGAACGTGGTGTGCAGCGATCTGACCGAGCCCGTAACGTTCTGTATATGCGAAAACGTTCCCGCGGTGAGCAGCGTGGAGGCGACGACTCCGAGCAATTTCCATCACGTCTATTACGATCATTCGTAGATGAAACGGATACGGAGCATCCCGGTCAGTCTGGATAACATACTGAAGAATTCGGGACTGTCGAGGATCGATCTGATGGTGCTTGACGTGGAGGGTCACGAGAAGAACGTGCTGGATTCTTTTTCGTTTGATTTCCCGGTGGTGTTATGGCTCATCGAGTTCCTGAACCACAACGATGCGAACGAGGATCTCAAGGAGAAGATGATCGAGAATCGCTACAGGTACATGGGGATGTGTGCGAACGACGCCGTATTCATCCATGAGGATTATCTGAAATACTTCTCCCACATCCATCATGACGTCATAGATTGATTTCATGTTCATGAAATGAGATTTAGGTGGAGGATTGTTTGCGAGCGTGCTCGGAAAAAAAAATAAAATGATTCTGAACATTTTTTCTTTTCAGAATCATTTTCTTCCCTCAGAACGGCGAGAACGGGTCCTCCTCTTCTGTGCCTTCGTGAGGGTAGCCCCACTTCTCGTACGAGAACTCTAGTCTCATGATCGAAAACCTCAACTTCCACATGTACAACAGCATGTACGACTGCACGACCGCATCGCCCCATCGGCAGTAATACACACCACCGGACGAATACACCATGCTCAGATAATACCGGATATCGGAGTCCCGATAGATGTCGAGATTCAGGAGGAAGAAATTATTAAAGACGATCTCTCTGGGATATTCGGTCAGTCGATCAAAGTATTTCCGGAGAAAGGGCTCAAAGTACTCCATGTACCGTTGGTCTTCCTCCATCGTCAGCCGGTACACATAATCCTTCTCGATCGAAAAGAGACGACGGACCGGTCTCAGGAGCACACTATCGTCGTCCAGACGCATGAGCTTCCGATATCCCCACGACAGGAACAACGGATACACGTAGAACGAATAAAACGAACACATGTGTCGGTATCCCATCGTCCGATACGCCGGTACCTTGTTTTTTCTGGCCCTCTTCATCTGTCTCTCGACCAGGGATCGATCGACGTGAGGCGGTACCTCGAAGCGGATCTCGTGAACATGGATCGGTCGTCGATCGGTCGATAGTGTGTGTAGCTGAACGTGCTGTTCAGGGGTCAGGTCTCCCTCGTGAAAGACGTGGACATCAAAGGATTCGTTGGGGGGCGCGTTCTCGAGGAGGTGCTGGATGCTCCGGAAGAAGAGATGGATCCGGTTGTCGGCTCGTTCCCTCGGCAGTCTGAATATGTCCTGAGGGGTGAACGGTCGGTTCTGGACGAGAAAACAGACCGCGTCGGTGTTCTGGCTCAGCCGGACGAAGGGATCTTTTGTCTCGAGGGCCGGGATGGGATAACGGACGGAGATGTCCAGTATTCGGGATTGCACGTCCACGTCCATTTATGTGAAGAAAAAGATATAAAATTTAGTGAGTTTCAGAAAACCATTGAGCTCTCTGTTGTATCTCGGAACATTGGTTCGGAATGCATCCGACCCGTAATACCTTTCGAGGTCCTCCGTATTGTAGTGTTGATCCATGATGACATTACTGTAGTCGGGATGAATCAGATACATCAGCGTGAGTCCGGTCGCCCACCAGTCGTAGGCCTCGTACTGTTCGAACGAGAATCTGCTCATCTTGTCCTTCATCATGAACGGAGGCATGAAGAATACGGTCCCAGACCATGAAACCGTCGGACACGTCTTGATCGTGCAAGAGATACCAAAGTCGATGAGGCGCAGATCACCGGTTCTGGTATTCACCATGATATTGGATGGCTTGATGTCGCGATGGGCGATCCCGTGTTGGTGCAACAGATCAACCGACAAGACCAGGGTCTGTGCCCAGCGGTGTTTTATGGCCTTCGTAATGGGCATGTGGGTCTTGATGACGTCCCACAGCGTCACATAACCATCGAGGTATTCCATCAGAAAAAAATCTTTTCTGGGGGAGATGTAATGGGGAGCCAGGAAGTGCGGGTGTTTCAGCTTGTGCACCATCTCGAGGTTCGAGTACTGGAGCTCGATCTGGGATGTTTTCTTGCGCAGGCTCTTCTTCATGACGTACTTCTCCTTCGTGTTCAGGTCCTGGACCAGGAAGGTCTCTCCAAAGCCTCCTTTCGCGATGGTCCGGAGTGTGACGAGATCGGGAATCATGGCCTTTGGCTTGATCGCTCTCGGCTTGATCGCTTTCGGCTTGATCGCTTTCGGCTTGACCGGCTTCGGAGCGACCGGTTTCGGAGCGACCGGTTTTAGTGCGACCGGTTTCGGAGCGACCGGTTTTGGAGCGACCGGTTTTGGAGCGACGGGGTCCTGGATGTGGGTGCAGTGTTTCTTGTGTATTCCACAGAACATGGAATCCGGGAGGTGTTTGTACGGACACGGGTGTCCGTCCTTTTTGTAGCATCGACACTTGATCATTTTTATGACTGGAATGAAAAAAAAAAAGAATCTATGAGAAAATGACCCTCCCACAGCTGTTAAAGCAATACCTTTCCGGGTATCCACCCAAGGCCTACGACATCGAATCCTTGTACAAGAAAGACAAGAAGATCGTACGGTTCGTGCTCCACGACGGCAGGATCCGTCATCATTTTTCTTCCGCGGACGTGGCCGACTTCTACGTCACCCGAGCCAGAACCCTATCGGACGCGTTTGAACAGGCGCTCAAGAAGCACCCGATCCCGATCAGAGATCTTGTGTTCTACATCTACATCGGGGATGAACTCCCACAACAGTACGAGGAGTATCCGATCTTTACGTTCGCCAAGAAAAAGAACAATCGCGGGCTCTTGGTACCGGACTGGTCGTTTTTCAACCCGTACACGTCCAAGATCGTGAAGGACTGGGATGTCCTGAAACAAGAGATCATCGACGCCTGTCCGACCAAAATAACCTACGACAAAGTGTTCTTTTTCCGTGGCAGGAACACCTCCGGGAGGACCGAACACAACATCCGGGAGGGCCTCTACACGACCACGAAAAACGACCCCCGTTTTCGTATCGATCTCGATCCCAATAACGATCAGCCCCTGACGAGCTGGTGTTCGTACCGGTTCCTGCTGGATCTCCCGGGTTCCTCGCCCTGGTCGGTACGACTCAAGGAGATCCTCTTGCTCCGCTCTGTCGTGGTCAAGATCGACGTCGTCTCCAAGAAAGACCCTCATAACGTGTACATCCAGTTCTACACACCCCTCTTGGAAGCAGGGAAGGACTACGCGTCACTGAGATACGTGTATGACGACAAGAACGGGATGAAGAACCTGTTGAAAGACCTGGATAAGGTCTACCGGTGGAGCACACCCAGGTGTCAGATCATGATCCAACGCGGACGACAGACGATCAAGAGTCTGACGCTGGACAGGGTCTATCACTACATGTCCGGACTGCTCCGAGGATACCACGACATCATGATGGGCACACCTCGTGTGCCGATCACTCCTCTGATCGATCCGAAACGCCCGTGCTCCTCCAAGACCCGGAAACCGGAACGGTACACGAGAGCAGAACTCCAAGACCTGTGCCACAAACATGGCATACCGATCAATGCAAAGACGACGATCGACGAGATGTGCCGATTGCTGAGAGAACGGGTTCCGATTGCGGCAAAGGTGGGTCCGGGGTTCTGCATGAAACTCCAGAAAATACTAGCCGGTCCGGTCGTCAATGAGGAGGACGCTCTCATGAGAGAATTCAAGAGTATCTTCCACGACCAACTCGTGGGATGGATCGATCATCCGTTACCCGTCACCAAGGTCCTGCTGAAGGGGGGAATGAACTACAACATCATCATGACCGAACGATACAACCGTCCGAGCCCGTTCCCAACGAGAGATTACGATTTCATGATCGGAACGAGCCTTCCTCATCTGACCTTCAATGAGTGGGACCACAAGATCCGGGGTTGGGTGGCAAGACATAAAGACGTATTGACCTACAAGACCATCCGATTCGATCCTCCCAAACACACCCCCTATTTCGGATACACCAAGTACTACACGATTACGATACGGAACCAGGAGAATGATTTTATCGACGTTGCGATCTGTGGCGAGGACGCGGGGATCGAGAAGAAAGACGTGGACGTCGAGATCTCCAGGAAGACGGGTCTTCCGGTACAGACCCTGGACTCGGCGTTTCATGAGCTGACCCGACTGCTCTATGCCCAGTCGCTGATCAAGGCGAGCTACGCGTACACACTCAGGAACCCGTTCGTGGGGACCAAACGCGAGAAGGGAATCAAGGATCTGAATCGTTTCGAGCTGTTGTGTAAGATCCGTGAGTTCAAGCCCCAGTGTGATCTCCTGAAGCACCTGCATTACCACTTCCCGGTCACCAAAGAATACCTATCAACGAAGAATAAGAAGACGTACGAGAAATGGGTCGCCGTCTATCTTATTTAAGATCATGATCCAAACTCAACAAAAATGTACGTGTACCTGCACATCGCGTGTCTGGCGGACTATCGTGACCGCATCCATCATTATCTCGATCTCTTCCGTTCCTGTGGCATGTATCCCAGGATCGACGAAATCCGGTGTGGTGTGCTGGGACCGGAGGATGCCGTCACGGAGATCCGGGACATGGACCCGAAGATACGCATCCTGGGTCATCACCCCAGTCTGGAGATGTATGAGGGGTTTACCCTGAACTATCTGTGGAGGGACGCCTCCCACGAGGACTTTCAGGTGTTGTACCTGCACACCAAGGGGATCACCCATCAGCCCAGGAACCCGAATGTGGAGGACTGGATCGTGTACATGCTGTATTTCCTGGTGGAGAGACACGAGATGTGCATGGGAAAGATGGAGACGAACGACGCGGTGGGGGTCAACCTGAGGAAAATCACGATCGATCACAGGCCTTATCCTCTCCATTACTCGGGGAATTTCTGGTGGTCCTCGTCAGCACACATACGAAGACTCGTCCCGTGTGAGGTGAGACAGAAGTTCCCCCCCGAGTTATGGATCACCTCCCATCAAGGAGGACGGTACGAGTGTCTGTGGGAGTCCGGGCACAATCCTTACTGTGAGTCTTACCCACGATGGCGTTACGTCCAGGACAGACGGCACGTGTACCTGCACATCGCGTGTCTGGCGGACTATCGTGACCGCATCCATCATTATCTCGATCTCTTCCGTTCCTGTGGCATGTATCCCAGGATCGACGAGATCCGGTGTGGTGTGCTGGGACCGGAGGATGCCGTCACGGAGATCCGGGACATGGACCCGAAGATACGCATCCTGGGTCATCACCCCAGTCTGGAGATGTATGAGGGGTTTACCCTGAACTATCTGTGGAGGGACGCCTACCACGAGGACTTTCAGGTGTTGTACCTGCATACCAAGGGGATCATCCATCAGCCCAGGAACCCGAATGTGGAGGACTGGATCGCCTACATGCTGTATTTCCTGGTGGAGAGACACGAGATGTGCATGGAGAACATCAGAACGACGGATACCGTGGGCGTAAACCTCCGAGACGGCCCTCATTATTCCGGGAATTTCTGGTGGTCCCGATCTCAGCACATCAGGAGACTCCAACCGTGTACCACCGATAAGGCATCCCCGGAACACTGGATCACGTCGAGTCCAAACGGACAGTACGCGTGTCTGTGCGAGACGTACATCAATCATTATTTTGCTCCCTTTCCTCGAGAATGTTATGCAACAGATCCATGATATCGGACAGGACTTTACAATCGAATCGATTGTAACGATAGATCTTCTCGAAGAGCCCGGGATCACGGGTCCGATAGTATTCTTCGGCGATACGGACCGACTCCAGACCGTCCGCGCAATCGTCCTCTCCGAGGTGCGTCTCGATCTTTCCCTTCTGTTTCAGCACACGGGCGATGTGTTTGAGTCGGTAGTGAAAACAGCCCCTGATCACGATCGGCGTCTTCCAGAATACCTGGTAGAGATCAACCCACGAGCTCATGCACTCCTCCGGGAGCTTGTTCCGGAAGAATGATCTCTCGGCGTACCAGTAATAGATTGTGCCCAGGGACCGTGATGCGAGAACGTGCTGGAACCGCTCCAGGATCGATTGTTCTTGTTGCGGGGTCGGTTCATCGCACATCCACCAGAGGTATTCCTCGGTCTCTCGTAGGTAGAGACCGATATAGTAGATCAGGTTGGACCGAGAGGGCAGTGTCTCGACGTCCAGGAAACACCCCGTGCCGTCCAGAGAGAGGTCGTGGACCCATATCCAGTCCCGGTCCTGGCGGTTGATCTCGATGATCTTATCGATCGTGTTGTGGAGATGGGGGGCGACGTTCATGACATTCGCACAGCACCTGGGATCGTAGAAGCTGTAGACCCGATGATTCTGATGAGCATGTTTCCGGTGGGAGAGGCCCACGTTCCACAGCAGGGTGAGCTCACCGATCTGCTGGGCATAGGCTTCTTTCTCCTTGTCCCATCCCGTGTTCTTGTGGCACATGTTGGGATAGAGCGGGATGTGATAATCGCGGATGATGGTCGCACGAGACCGCAGGAAGCGTTTCTCGAAAACGATCTTCCGGAGGATCGTGAGATAGGGCTTTTCATCTCCATCGTAGTCCAGCGTGCCGATGACACGATGATCGGTCGGATGGAGGATGTAGATCGCGGACTCGAAGAGACCCGGATGGACACGACGGAGATAGAGATGAACGGCTGCATTGAGGACGCGCACGTAGCGATTGATGGAGGGGTGGATCTGATAGACGCGGTACCGGTGATCGCTGGTCTTACAGACGAGATCGATGTTGCCGCATACTCGTGTCCTGGAGTCACGGAAGCGGAGATTGAAGAGACGGTCGAGGGAGAGGGAGAGATAGCGTCGGAAGTGAGAGGGATTACGATAGGTATTGATCATGTGAGGATCGCGGATCCACGTGTCATATCTATCGTTGGGTGGGAGCATGACATCTTTGGGTCCGAAGAGACACTCGAGGAGCTCGGTGTAGGGGTCGTCATGGAGGAGGTGGTAGAGGGTCGGTGTGTAGACCCATTCTTTCACCGGATCGGTGAGTTCGTGGGGGTGCCAGTCGTCGGAAGAACGGAGCATGTACATTTTTTTTTTTTCGATTTCAAAAAAAAAAAAATATCCATCAATTTTTATTCCGGATACGGGAGCGGACCCCTGGTATACCGTTGAAAATAGTCTTTCGAGGTGATGAAACACATCTTCAGTCGTTCACACCGGGGATAATACTCCTGGGTCGTGTTGATCGCCGCCTTCACCGGACAACACGGATCGAACCCGTATTTCTGAGAGATCTCTCTGGATCCCGTGTTGCAGTACACGGGGGCCTCGTCGAAATACCCCGACTCGAAGGTGGTACAATCCGTGACACCCTCGGACAAGATCTGACCCGTCCTGAGATCCAGACGATCCGGTGTCTGTTCCTTGTCGGAGGGGACACACACCGTCTTCCCACACGGATCCGTTACGATGTTCTGGATGGCCTTCTTGAAGCCGGACGAGGGGATGAGCTGACGGTACAGGAGGATGCAGTAGTTCGGGGTTACACCGGAGGAGACCGCGAGATTCAGTTTCAGGTCCTGTATGGAGTAACGACGATCGATCAGATTGTCGATGATCTGTTCGAGATCCGGGTTGTCTTCGATGTAGGGGATCTCGTGGATGAGTTCTTTGATCAGGGCGTCCCGATCGATCGGGAAAGAATATCCAGACGGAGACGGAGACGGAGACGGTGACGGAGAGAACGACATTGGAGAATCGCAGTCGACGTAGGACTTGTGAACGTCAAAGTCCTGGAAGGGACTGGGTGTGGGTGGAGAAAAGGTGCAGCCCGACGTGTCACAACCGTCACAGAACGCCTGTGCTTTATCGAACCCGTGGATCGCCGAATCGAGTTTGGCGACCGCCAGTTTCCCCCAGTTCAGCCAGTTGACGTTGTCGGGGAGGAGGTCCTTCTCCTTCAGGTAGGTGTATTGCTCGTAGGTGGCCAGCAGGAAGCACGCGCGCCGGGCATCGCATCGCTCCGTGTCGTATTTATCGTCCGTGTACGACACGCTCTCCGTGTGCACGAACTGATCGAACAGACCCGACAGACACGGTCTCTGATTGATCGTGGTCATCCCCCAGTAATAATGACCCAGGCTCCAGTAACGCACGTCGTATCCGCCGTTCGACAGGTTCGACCAGCCCGGTGTGGTCGGAGCGGAGGGCACGTCCATCCATATGATGTAGACGAAACTCGGGGAGAAGACGGTGGGGGCGCCCAGATAGGCCGAGTCCGGGTTGGGAAAAGGGATGACGTTGCCGGTATCGAAATTGAAGGTGAAGGGGATCGCCTCGCCATCGTACTCGAAGGACTCCTGCTGGAGGCGCCACTTCTTGAAGCACCGCTCCCCGTCCTCGTCTACTACGGTGTAGATCCCGCAATAGGGCGTGTCGACCGAGGACTTCATGTACTGACAGAGACAACGATCCACGTAGTACTGACAGAAGGGGGGTTTGGACGAGAAGGATTCACGCTTGATGCCCATGCGTCGTATCTGCCACGAGGCTCCGTAGTTAAAGTACTGGATCGGTGACGGGAAGTCGGCACAGCACTCGTCGGGAAATTCCTGGACACATTTGTCGTGGGCACAGGCATTGGACATGCTGATGCACGGGCATGGTTTGGTCCTCTCGTCTTTGTCGGGAGAACACTGTCTCTCGTATCCTTCCACGATCTCCTTCGGTACGCCTCTGCGTTGTTCCTGGAGGAATCGGGCAAAGGCATGATAGATGGAGAGGTTTTTCATGTCCTGAAAGTTCCAGGGGTTCATCCGGATGAAATAGTTATTGTAGCTGTACTTGATAAAGACCTCGGGGAGGTCGATCCATCCCTGTTTGACCAGATCGTCCGGCTTGTTGACGTTGGTCACATAACTCGACAGATCCTGGTATCTCTGGTTCGTGCGATCACACAGACTGGCATCCGCAAACTGATCACAGGTCGTGTTCTCATTCACGGACTTGACGTACGGGCGCTCGTCGTATTCGTAACATTCGATCTGCGGGGTCTTGCAGGTCGATCCGTTCAGGACATTGGAGAACAGGTAGGGATCCAGGTTGTGCAGATCCTGGACGTGGTCCGGACTGTTCTGTTTCGCCACCTGGTCGTTGCAGCCGATCAGGATCTTCTGGAGCTCACGACCACAGGGTTCGACCGGGTTCATGCTCGCATCGTGTGGCAGGTTGCAGAATCTGGGACCGATGGGATCCTTGTAAGGGAAGCAGGCCGGTTCGGTCGATTGAAAGAATCGGGGCAGTGCACACTGCTGGATCTCGGACGTGTATTTCTGTACACACGCATCCTTCTTCAGCAGATCCTTGAGTGTGATATCCTTCAGGTCACACGGGTAATCATTGACACACCTGCCATAGGGGTATTCGTAGACGGGCGCGTTTCCACAATAGGTCTTGAAGTCGAGCTGGTTGTTGGTGCACTTGCGCACGGCCCGATCGATGTATTGGGCACACGGGTCCGTGGGGTCTTTGTCGCACACACAGAACTTATTGTTCCCGACGTAGGGAGCGCACACCGGAGACCCGGAGGCCAGGTCCTTTGCGATTTCCGTCTCGATGCAGTGCTTGTAACAGTCGGTGTCATTCCGATGACACCTGCTCGTCTTGTCCAACAGCGGGTTGGCAGATCCCCCGTCCGGGATGGGACGATAGGTGTTCTGACCGGAACCACAGCCCCGGCGATCGAAGCCGGATTGATCGGAATAATACGGGGAGGAACAGTCCTTGGGATTGAAGGGAGCGTAGATCCGATAGAGGAGGATGGCATACTGAGACCCGTAGGAACACATGGGGAGGATGTTCTTGGATTCCGGGAGCGGGCCCTTGTAATACGGACTCACAAAATATACGGTATAATTCACGGGATCGCCGTTCTGATAGGTGGGATCACGGAAGGGGTTCTTGGAGCCGAAGTCGGGCTGGATCTCCCGATCGAGGAAGCCCGCACAGTCCTTGGGGATGCTGGGTTCACAACGCCCGGAGAAGTCCCATTTCAGGGGCTGTCCGAACAGGCTCTGTCCGTCTTCCGTCTTTTCGGGACCGACGTAGCTGTAGAAACTGAAGTAACGGACACGGGGGAACTGTCCCTTGATGACGACGATGGGGAAAACGGTGGAGAGGATCGGCGTAGCCCAGTAGGTGGAAGCGGGATCGTCCCAGACAAAGTTCCAGACGTCCTTATCGATCTTGAGGCCCCAGCTCACAAAATCCGGGAAACGTTCGAAAGGTGGAGCGATCGCCGTGATGGAATTATTCGAACGGGGCTCGCCGATGGGATAGACGAGGTAATTGCCACTGATCATCGGGATGTTGGTTGGATCCCCGGTCTTGGATGTGGTTACGAACCTGTACAACAGTTCACCCGTCAGGGTATCGATGTTCCCACTGACGTATCGGGCTTTTATGTTGCAGAACGGCCCCTTCTGTTTCTGTGGCCATCCGAGGAAGAAAAGGATCAGGAGACCGAGCAGAAGGATCAGACTGACGAATACGATGATCCTAAACTTCATTTAATTTATTTTATTTTTAAAATAAAATTAAAATGAAACAACATTATTTCTCGACCTCCGTCTTGATCGGTGCATTTGTCTTCCTTACGGTTTATCTGGTGCTCGTCTACACCAAGCCCGTGACTCTGTGTTCCATCAATCGAGAGAACCAGGCCGTCCTGAATAACTATCTGGCATCCTATTTCTCGCTCATCTTCGCCATCGTCGTCTTCCTCATCGTCTTCTCCGTCTTTCACCATTACTTGGACTGAACGATGCGGACACGTCGGTGGAACAGGAGCATATACACCATCAGGACGGACAATACGGCGCCGAGCACGACACTGCTCACCTTCAGGGCAAACGCCCTGTTCATCGAACCGCGCTGTTTCTGTGTAAAATGATCACTGTCTCCGGTATACACGAGACAGTAGGTCCGGTCCTCCTGATAGCCGTGGATGAGATCGGAGGGAGCGGCCTGGATGTCCGTCATGAGGGCTAACACAAAGAAGGCGATCGAGAGGAGGAGTGCAAACACGAGGAGGAACGTCTGATAGTTTTGCATTTTTGTATAACCATTTAAAAAAAAAATAAAACACAACAAATGTCCGGCATCCGTTCCACCATAGACGAGTACCTGAAGAACTATCATCGGATCAACAAGGTCAAGGATCAGATCAAGACCCTCCGCAAACAGCTCCTCCAGGAGATCCGTCCGTTGGAGACGAGAAACGACGAGCTCCTACCCGCAATCATCGCCTACATGACCGAACACAATCACGACGCGATCAAGTGTCAGGAGAAGATCTTACGGATCAAGCCGAAACAACAGTACGAGAACAGGTCGCTGCGCGAGAAACAGATGGAGACCATCCTCCAGAAACACAACGTCTATTCTCCAGAGGTGCTTCAGGAGCTCCAGCCGCTCCTGACACGGCACAAGACGGTCTCCAAGGACGATTACCAATTAAAAATTCAATAAAAAAAAAAATTTTGTCTAACAAAAAAGGATGAGTTACGAGAATCAGATCAGTGACTACAACTCTGTCTATGCAGACAACCCCAACTACTCGGGCGGACCCGCGGAATACGCGAGTCTCAAGACCTACAACCGTTTCGATGACCGGTACGTCTCCTCTCCCTATCGGAGCTCCAACGATCCCAACATCCCCGTTGTCATCGTCCCCTCCTACGGCGGTGTCGGGTACGACGTCCTACAGGGTGGTCTGCGCGGGCACCAGCTCAACCCCAGCGGGTACTTTACCAGCAGACAGCTGTGTCGGTTCGGACCCATCCTCCCCAGGATCTAACAGGTCGTTGATGCCGCGTTCAAACGGGACCTCGATCGTCCAGCCGAGATCCTTGATCTTCTGGTTGCTGATGTAGTACCGTCCGTCCTGGAACGGACGATCCGGCTCATACTCGATCCATCGGTCGTAGTCTTCCGTGTGGAGGATCTTCCGGATCAGCATCCGGGCCACCGTCATGACGGAGAACTCCATCGACTCATCACAACCGATATTGTAGATCTCACCGATCCTGCCGTCGCTGAGGATGTATTCGATGGCCCTCACCGTGTCCGACACGTGGAGGAACCCGCGGATGGCGGATCCGTCCCCATGGATCGTCGCTCTGCGACCACTTCGCAATCGATGGATGAGTTTGGGGATCAGTTTCTCCGGATACTGATTCCTGCCGTAGACGTTGTTCCCGCGTGTGATGATGAGCGGGAGCTGGAACGAATGATAGTACGTCTGGGCGATGAGTTCGGCCGCCGCCTTGGTCCCGGCGTACGGATTGGTTGGACACAGGGTGGAGACCTCGGTCTTCTGATCGATCATGCTCTGTCCGTACACCTCGTCCGTCGAGATGTGGATGAAACGCCGGATGCGGTCCTTGTGTGTGCGACACACCTCCAGGAGGGTGTGTGTGCCCAGCACGTTGTCCCTGGTGTACTGGATCGAGTCCTCGAACGAGTTCTGGACGTGAGACTGGGCCGCGAAATGCACGACATGGGTGATCGGGTGTGTGTGGAACACGTATCGGAGCAGGTCGATAGAACACAGGTTCCCGTGGATGAACCGATAACGAGAGGATCGTCGTATCTCCGGATCGATGTTGTCGTGACTGGCACAGTAGTAGAGGGCATCGAGGTTGAGGATCGTGACCTGGTCGTACCGTCGGAAGATGTGGTTGACGAAATGAGACCCGATGAAGCCACAACCCCCTGTTACGAGGAGAACGGTGGAGGGATGATTCTGGAACATTCGTTTAGATCACGGATCGGGAAGGTCTTAAATCAAAAAAAAACTATTCTGAAAATAAAATTTTTTTCATTTCAGAATAGTTTTTTTTTTGGGGGGAGGAGACCTACGAACGCCTCTTCTCGCTGGTAGTATGCCTGTCTCTCCCGGTCCTCATGACCACGGCATGACGCAGAGCACCGGACCATGATCTCTATACATCGAAGCCGATCATGCCGCCGACCTGCTGATTGCTGAAGGATCGCAACACGTCGAACTGGCTGATCGTGTTATAGGGATAGACGGCGATCCTGAAGTACCCGTGATCTCCCCACGTCGTCCCCCAGCTGTTTCGACACACCCAGTACGGGACACGGGTCATGCCGTTCTTCGTCTTCTTTTTCGTGGACGGCAGGAGCGAGGAATGGACACTGCCGACGCCCCAGCCGATGACCGCGACGGCGTGACCGCCCACCAGAGGGTTGGCACCCTGGATCGTGGAGTCGTTGGGATAGTCCTGACTGTCGAGATAGATCCCGTCGGGGTTCTTGGGTGTGACGAAATCTCCGGACATGAAATTATGGTAGACCAGGAACTGTCCGATCACGGGACCGGTCCGGAGGATGTGATTCTTGATCAGGATCTGGTTCTGCTGGAGAGCGGTCTCGGAGTACTGGTTCTGGTAGATCCCGTAGAATCGCGGGTTCTGGAGGAAGAAATGATGGATACGGGGAGTGCTATCGCAGGAGGGTACGAGTCCATTGAGATCACAGTTGCTGACGACGCCGTGATTCTGAGGACCACACCGGTCTTGCGTCAGACACCACCGATAATCCCCATCAAACCCCTGATCGTTGATGGGCACGCCTTTTTGGGCGATGTACTCACACACGTGGTAGGGAGAACCGCCCGAACACTGATCGCTCACATTTTCCTGGGAATTGGCCAAAAAAATGTTGGAACAGAGATCTTTGTTTCCTTGTCTGCATTTCATCTCATAATCCGGGACGTAGGTCTTGCAATTCGGCAGACACGACAGCACGTCGGTGATGCTGAGATAAAGGTGTGTCTTGTCACGGAGGTTGATGCAGTCGGCGAGAATGCTGACGGTGGACACGACATAACAGCACCCGCACATGCCCTGGTTCAGGACAGGACTGGTATAACGGTCGTCGCACCGGAAGGACACGGGCAGCAGGGTGGCCAGGACGAGGCTTGTTCCGGAGACGGGAGTGGGTGTTCGGGAAACGATGATATTGGTATTCAGGGGGGGTAGGTACTGAACGAGGGAAGACTGGGTGAGAGAGGAGGGACGAAAGATGGGGACGACGGTGCGTGTACGGAAGAAGGTCGTCAGATCATTCATGATGGTATCTTGTTTTTTTAAACAAACCAAAAAAAAAAGAATTACGGGTGAGCATTCTTCTGCAGGTCGTTCTTGGGTCGTAACCTGGTGATCTCCACACGATCCATGCTCGGGATCGCCGATCCGAGCGCTCCGAACGATCCCTTCTGGATCTTGGGGGCGAGTCGGGCATTGGTCGAGCTGTTCTCGTAGACCGAGTCGGCGTCGTTCTGCATCTTGGAACTCACCGATACGTTGTGGACGACGGGCAGGTTGCGTTTCCTATCCTGGAGCTGATCCGGCAGGAGGGTCTTTTCGTTGTAGACCCGAGTCGTCTGGGCGTCCGATCGGATCGTTTCCGGTCGTATCGATCCGGTCGGGTCCGGGTGGAAGAGCTCGGTTTTGTGGGGCAGCTGTTTGTTGGTGTAGGCGTTGTGGACAGGGATGTTGTTGCGGAGCACCGGGACGACCGGATCGATTGTTTTGGTCTGGATGGGGAGAGAGGGATTGCTGGAGCCCTGAGGGTGCAGGATCGATTTGTGGACGTTCTTCTGTGTCGAGACCTTTGGCAGGTCGATGTCTCTGAGGAGATGTGTCTTGTTGGTCTGTGCGGAGGATCGGAGGATCTGGGGGCGCAGGGACTTTGGATTCGGGATCTGGAGAGGGGTCTGGACGGAGGAGTTCTTGTTGGTGAGCGCCTGGAAGACCCTCTTGTTGTGGACGATCTGTCGGAGCTGATTACCAAAGTCGGACAGGTTGTTCTGTTCGAGGGGATAGGTTTTGTTGGTTCCGATGTTGTAGTGGACCGGGTCATGGAGATGGGACGACGTGACGGTCATGTCGAGGGTGTTTTCGAAGGTCTGAGCGGACTTATTGGTGGGGGCAGCGGTTTTGAGGACCTGGGGAAGGACGTTCTGCTGGGTGGAGGAATCGATCAGGGGTGTTTTTTCGTATTGGGGACGGGTAAAGACGGAGTTGGAGAGGACATGATCCCGCACGTCCGGTTTCTGACACTGGTTCTGTTGGATGAACTGCGGGAACTGTGGGTTGGTAAATGTGTAGAACCAGTCGCGGGGCATGCGGGACAGAGGGAGCGTGTCCTCCTGGCGCAGGATGGGGGGTCGGACGTTCTCGACCTTGTAGGGCAGAGAGGCCTGCTGACCGCCGCCGGAGTTCTGGTAGGAGACGGAGACCATGGGGTTGATCCCACGGGCGTAGATGCTGATGTATTCGTTGATGCGGTCGGTGCTGTCTCCCTGGGAGTTGAGGATCTCCTGGGTCTGACCGACCTTATCGATGCGTCGGGTAAAGGCGCCCTTGGGAGGGTCTTTCAGGATGTTCATGTTGGTGCCCCACATTTCGACACTGGGCAGTGTGATCTTTGGAGAGGTCTTCAGACAAGAATAAGAGATGGACATGGATGTTTTTTTTTTTATGAGAGGAATTTTTTTATTCTTAAGTTGTAGGGGGCGAGATGTATGTGATGATACATCTTCCGTCGCAGGACACGGAGCCACTTCCGACAGAAGACCCGCAGCCAGAAGGTGTGCAGCACACAGAACGTGTAGACGAGTCCGTCGACCGTCTCGGTATACGGACGCACGATCTCGACACGAGCGGGATAATCGGACGGGATATGGATATCGAGTTCTGTCGGATCGAGCGGGCTGAGACAGAGGAATCTGCCGTCGAGACGGGGGTCGAGAGAGGTCCCGCCGTGATACCTCGCGTTCCAGGGCATGACGATCGCGAGTTGAGTCATATTCGGAGTCGTATTCGGAACCGTGTCGACGAGGAGGATCAATTAAATTATTACGAACGAGGCTCGACTGTGGGGAGTCGGCCGTTGTGACGGACGAATGGTTCCCACACCGAGAGGAAGTCGTCGACGCGCAGGCGGATGGTGCTCATCAGAGACTCGAACCGGGTGGTGATGACGGATCTGTCCTGATAGACCCGCATGATGAACTCATAGAGGTCCTGTGGGGATACATCGGTCGGGATGCCGTCATAGAAGGGACAGCCGTCGTAGATGAGATCGGAGCAGCCCATTTCGTTCATGAGGTTGACGGTTTTGCGGTTCTTGCTGAAGGAGATCAGTGGTGTGCGATGGAGGAGACAGAAGATGTGAGCGTGGAACCGCGAACACACGACCATGTCCATCTCGCGGACGACCGAGTAGGTGTGAAAGACGGGCTCTCCCTGATTGGACAGGACGTGGATGCGGTCTTCTCCGTGGAAGAATTCGAGGATGTGAGAGTAGAGGACACGATCGTCCTCGCGGTGTTTGCGGGGATTGGTGCAGAAAGGGAGGAGGTAGATCTCGAAGTGGACCAGGAGCTTCCGCAGGGTCATGCACAGGGCGACCACGAGATCGATATATTGTGTCTCGAACCCCATCTTGAAGAAGGTCCGTGTGAGGGCGAGACCGAGTCTGGGTCGAGGAGAAGACAACGATCTCGATGGCACGAAGAAGCGTTCGAGCAGGAAGCCGAGATCGGGTGTGTAGTAGGTGTTGTCGTAACCGACACGCATGAAATCGGTCGTGCTCCGGAGGAAGACGGTCGTGAAATGACGGAGCAGCGGGGTGTCGTCGGGGAACGGGATGCCGACCCCGACGGCGTGTCTGACGAGGCTGTCCTGACCGAGACGTGAGAGGAAGTAGGGGTTGATGATGTCGCCCCCGCCAAAGACGATGAGATCGCGTTCCGGATCGTAGCCGGGCTCGTTGGACTTGTACTGGTTCCGGAACACACAGAGACGGTTGGGGTAGTGGGTCCGCTGGAGGTACCGGAAGACGATGCGGAACATGTCGTCGCCGCAGTTGTCTTCATAGAAATAGCCGATGTGATAGATCCGCGGGCGTCGGTTGTAGGTGTCGATGTTGAGGAGAGAGAACGAGTAGGTTTCGGGGTCGAGGAGTTCGGGATGGACGAGCAGGTCATCGATCTCGTCACGATCGAGACACAGGACCTTGCTCCTGGTGTCGCCCTCACCGTAGGATAAGAAGTAGTGATAGCGACCGGTGTCCGAGGTGAGCCCGCTGGGGAAGACCAGCAGGTAGGGCAGGTGCTGTTCCGACGAATCGGTGGGGATGAAACACTCGGAGATGCGACGGATACAGAGATCCTGGTCGAACTCGAAGAGGAACATCATGTAGATGTACTTGCCGTGTTTGTAGATGCCGTTCCAATCGACCGATTCCATGAAACACTGCAGAGGGTCTTGTTCCTCGGAGGAGGACAGACCGAGACAACCGAACCGATCCCTGTATTCGATCTTGACGTGTCCGACGGAGATCCGGGTCGTGTCGGTGTAGGGGACGGGCGGTGTTCCCAGGGAGAAGACGAGACGTTTCTTGTATTTTTCGATGAGCCGGCGCAGGAAGGGGACCTCGACACATATCTTTTCGGTGTCCCGGAAGACGGTGAAACATCCGTTATCGATGGAATAGAAGATGTTCTCGACGTCGCGGAGACAGTTCTTCTCGACGGTCCGTCGGAACCGATCCGGGATGAACTCTCGTTCCGGATAGAAGTAGACGTAATCGGGACAGATACAGAACTGTCGTTCCATCATGACACAGCGCTCGTTCGGGTCTCTCAGGAACCCGTTATAAAAGATGTACAGGTCCCCGAAACGATCACGGTAGAGACGGGCGTCCTGATTCATATCTGAACCGAAGATGTTGTTGATGTGAGAGACCATGACGAACCCGGACGCACGACGACGGAGGATGACGAGACCGGTGCTGTCGAATTCGGATCCGTCACGGACGACATAATCGTGATGACTGTTGTTGAGATTGATGAAACAGTCCGGAGAGGTCCGATCGCGGTATTTCTTGCGGAGGACGCGTGTGCGATCCCGCTGCAAGAATTTGTAGCCGTTGTCCCACATCTTCCACGGGTGCAGATTATCGTATTCGGGGTTCTCGATCTCGTATTCGATCCTGCGATAGCTCATGAGGAAGAGATCGTCCTTCCAGAACAGGAGACTGTTATTGAAGATATATTCGTTCTTATCCCGTCGACGGAGCATGTCCGTCAGAGAATAAAGGATCATCCGTCTTTCTTATAATGAAGACAAGAAAAGAAAAATACCTCTATAAAATGTATCGATTGGCGTGTTTTCTGATGTTGGTCCGGTTCGTAACGACAGAAGACAATCCCTTCTCCCCCCTCTCCGCTTTTTATATCGATCCGTTATTTACTTCGAACGTGGAGGACGTCTCCGCGCATTATCCCGATATCTCACACGAATCCATCGAACAGATCAAGAATCAGCCGTGTGGTCAGTGGATCACTTCGATCCATGATATCGGATACGACGAGTCCGATCACGTCTATGTGATCTACAATCTGCCGAACCGGGACTGCAATTCCGTCTCCTCGAACGGTCATTTGTGTTGCAACGAGACGTGTTGGGACGGGTGCACCATCGCGTGTCAGCGGGGTTTTACGGATTGTTCTCAGGCCACACAGAAGTATCACGACTTTATCGATGAGATGTGTCACAGGTTTCATCCGTTGACCAAGAAAATCATCATTCTCGAACCGGATGCCGTCGCGAACTGTGCCTCGAATCTCGGAAATAACGGGTGTACAGAGTCTACTTGTGCTGTCTACAAGGAGAATCTGAAGTACGCGATCGATAGGATGTCCGTGATGGAGAATACATTCATCTATCTGGACATCGGTCATGGCAATTGGATGGGATGGGAGAACAACATACGGAACTTTGTGGAGTGGATCCACGACCTGGATCTGTCCAAGATCAGGGGGTTCTCCATCAATGTGTCGAATTATCAGGATCTGGGCATCCCCTGTCAATACCATAACGTGACCCGTTACAGCGATTTTCTGAACTACTGTCTCCATCACCAGCGAGACCCGTGCTGCAAAGACCCGTGCAATCGGCTCGTCCGGAACAATGCGTGCAACAACGAGAATAACTTCATCCACATCGTATCGTGGCACATACGATCGGCATCCCGTTATCGTTTTGCCAGTCCGGACGGGGCACCGCGATTCGTGGTGGATACGAGCAGAAACGGGGAATCCGCGAAGGACTGCGACGTGTGGTGCAACAATCGGATGGCAGCACTGGGATCGTTCCCATCGATCAACACGTCGATGCCGATGATCGATGCGTTTTTTTGGATCAAGAATCCCGGGTTTTCGGACGGGTGTCTGATCAACGATCATTGCCGGGAATGCAGTCGTTACGACAAGGACTGCAATCGTGGTCCGGTGAATATGGGGTATTATGATGACGACCAGTGTCCGTCCGAGTCGGGTGTGTGGTACTCCCAACAATTATACGATCTTGTCAGAAATATTTAATTTTTTTTATTATAAAAATGTTTCATTTCGAGGTCTCACCGCAGAGAGAAAAATGTCTCCTCCAGCAGGTACTGCCGATCCCCCGCACACCCGATTGCTGCGGGAAGGCGACGGTCGGTGGTTATCCCCCCTACTACAGTCAATGGTTCGAGCCCGGCATCAAACGGGCCGATCCCACCATTCATCCCAAGCCGGACTACGTCTGGACGGATTCATGTCTGCCACCCAAAGACCCTTCGTTCTACAACGAACAGCTCTTCGACGAGCTGAATACGGTGGAAACCTTTCGGGAGAAACCGGGCAAGGTCCATGACGTGTATTATTATCGGTATAAGGACCGTTACACCCCCTATCCGTACTGAGGATCGGATAAGAAAGACTCTGTTCAGGACAGGAACCGTGCATAAAAATCCTTGTTCTGGTGATAGAAACTGGTCTTGTTCTGCAGGCACCTGGCCAGGTACTGTGCATTGGTCTCCGACTCGTGTCGGAAGTGACAGACCTTTTGTTTGCAGTCCCGGAAGCGACAGGTCTTGGGCTGCCATTCTCGGAGGGAATGAGAGAGCTCACACCTCTTGCTCGGATGACACTTTTCTCCGTACTTGCACAACCGATGACGCTCCTTGTGTGGGGTGTCCGTGCCCCGGAGGTCGTTCCCCCGGAGCAGGGAGACCTTCTTCTTGACGGGCGCATCGATCATGTGTGGCGGTGGAGGTGGGAGTTCCACCGTTGTCTGTTCCTTCCTCTGTTCTTGGCGGATGATGTCCGTCAGGCTCGTTTTCGGAGTGGCATGGTTGATCCAGGGAGCCCGTGTGCTGACAAAGACCCTGGGTTCGGACGGCGTCGGGGTCGGCGTCAGAGCGGGCGTCGTCCGTCTCGGGAAGGACGGATAGTCCGGGGTGATGTCGTAACCCATGTCGAATCCGTCTTCCTCGATGTCTTCGCTCTCGTAGGAATCATCATCGTCGTCGTCGTCGGTGTAGCACGTCTGTTCTTCTTCTTCTTCCTCTTCCTCTTCTTCGATCTCGTCCTCGAACCAGTCGCCGTCGTGTTCCGTGGGATTGTCGTAGAACATGGTGGGAGAGATCCGATGAGTTGTCGTTGTTGTTATTGTGGTTGAGAGATGATGGTGGTGATCGTTGTCAGGGAATGACATCAATTTTTTTTGTAATTGACGAGAGATTCTTTTTTTTTTTATTCTCTCTCCAATACAATGAGATATCAAAAAACCGATCCGATCTCTCACATCCATCTCCGTCCCGATATGTACATCGGATCGGTCCGACCGACCGTTCATCCCACACAATGGTCGTTGTCCGAGAACAAGATCGTCCTGAGAGAAGACGTCGTCTATCCGGACGGTCTGCTGCGCATCTTTGTCGAGGTCCTCTCGAATGCCATCGATAACGTGTGGAGGAGTCGTGACGCCGGCGTGGCGTGCTCCAAGATCGTGGTGACCGCGGACTCCGAGACGGGTCAGACCTCGGTGTGGAACGACGGACTCACGATCCCGATACGAAAACATGATCAGGAGACAGAACTCTACGTCCCCGAGCTCGTGATGGGTCATCTGCTCACCTCCAGCAACTACGACGACACCGAGAACCGGAAGACGTCGGGAAGGAACGGCTACGGCGTGAAACTGACCAACGTGTACTCGACCCGTTTCGAGTACGAGGGCTACGAGGAAGAACGGGGTCTGTTGTACAAACAGTCATGGTCCGATCACATGAAGAAACGAAAGGAACCGACGATCCGGGAGTGTGTCAGGAAGGGAACGTACACCGTCGTGCGATGGATCCCGGATTTTTCCCTCTTCTCATGCGAACGGTACCCGTCGGAGATGATCCGGATGATCGAGAAGATGTGTCTCGATACCGCCATGATCACGGGTCTTCCCGTCTACTTCAACAAGACCCGGCACCACGTCAGGAATTTTCTCGATTATGCGCGTCATTATCCGGGATTCCCCGACAAGGAGTACGTGAGTCTGCGTCTCACCAACGACCACGACGAGTCGTATGACATCGTCGTCAGCTCCAGTCGACACCCACCGGTGTGTTTCACCAACGGCGTCCATCATCCAGAGGGCGGCTTCATGATTGACAAGTTCGAGACCGAGATGTTCCGTCTCCTCCTGTTAAAGATCAATAAGAAGACCAGGAAGAGCCTGACGGTCCGTGACGTCCGTCCGTATTTCACGCTGTTTGTGAACGCGGTGATCCACAACCCCGAGTTCAATAATCAGTCCAAGACCCGGGTCCTCGGACCCGATAACATCCCGATCCGGATCCCGGAGAAGACGATCTCGGCGATCATGAAGTGGGAGTTCATGGACCGGGTCCAGGAGCTGTTGCAGATGAAGGACATGATCCAGCTGAAGAAGACCGAGAAACAGGGAAAGAAGTGCAAGATCGAGGGGTTCGATAAGGCGAACTTCCAGGGTCACCCGAGACACAAGAAGGATTGCACCCTGATCCTGTGTGAGGGGCTCTCGGCAAAGACCTATGCCGTGACCGGGATCCAGGTGGGATGGAACGACAAAAAGGGACGGGACTGGTTCGGGATCTATGCGCTGCGCGGGAAGCTGCTGAACGTCAAGAACGCGACGAACGAGACGATCTCCAAGAACAAGGAGATCGGGGACATCATCAAGATCCTGAATCTCCGGATCGGGTGTGACTACTCGATCGAGGAGAACATGAGCACCCTGTCTTATCACAAGATCCTCATCATCACCGACGCGGACGTCGACGGCATCCACATCTGTTCCCTGCTCCTCAACTTCTTTCATACGTTGTTCCCTTCTCTCCTGCGTCGGCCGTTCCTCTACTGGATGATGACCCCGATCGCCAAGATCTTTTACACGCCGACGGATGTCCGGGTCTTTTATCACGATTCCGAGTACCAGAAAACGATCGAGGCGATGACCAGGAAACCACAGAAGGTCCGGTACTACAAGGGACTGGGAACGTCGAACGACACGGAGGTCCGTGAAACCTTTGCACAGAAGGTCGTCCGCTACGTGTACGATGCCGAGACGGACCACACGATGCAGAAGGTGTTTCACAAGAAGAACGCGGACGACCGCAAGGAGTGGCTCACCGGGTACGATCCGGAGCGGTACGTGTTGCCGGGAGAGAGCTACCACATCTCCGAGTACCTGGACCGGGAGCTGATCCGTTTCTCGATCGACAACTGTTCCCGGAGCATCCCGAACCTCTACGACGGTCTCAAGCTCTCGACACGCAAGATCCTGTACGCGGTGTTCCGGAAGAACCTCTCTCATCAGGGAAAGTCCATGAAGGTGGCCCAGCTGGCGGGGTATGTCGCGGAGGTGAGCAACTACCACCACGGCGAACAGTGTCTGTACGACACCATCATCGGCATGACACACGATTATGTGGGGAGCAACAACCTACCCTATCTCTACCCCGATGGCCAGTTCGGGACGCGCTCGTACAACGGCAATGACGCGGCGAACGCCCGTTATATCTTTACCCGGCTCAGTCGTTTCATCGATAAGATCTATCGTCAGGAGGACTCGGTTCTCCTCCACTACTCTCTGGACGACGGCGACCTCGTGGAGCCCGATTATTACATCCCCGTCCTCCCGATGATCCTGGTCAACGGGTGCAACGTCGGCATCGGGACCGGGTGGTCGTGCCACGTGCCGAATTATGATCCACGGGAGCTGCGGGACAAGATCCTGCGGTGGCTCCCCACGCGATCGATCGATCCGGAGGAGATCAACGGCATGACCCCGTATTATCACGGGTTCCAGGGAACGATCGATCGGGTGGATTCGCACAAGTTTGTCAGCAGAGGCCTGTTGGAGAAGGAGAACAGCACGTGGATGATCCGAGAACTGCCCGTAGGGGTGTGGACCGACAGGTACAAGTACTTCCTGGAGGACCTCCAGGATCAGAAAAAGATCCGGAACCTGAAGAACTATTCCACACCAAACACGGTATCGTTCCAGTTCACCGCCGTGGCGCCGTTCGATCCGACTCCGGAGTCGATGAACCTGATCTCCAACATCCTGCTGACCAACATGGTGCTGTTCACGGAGAACGGTCTGAAGAAGTATTCGGACATTCATTCGATCTTTGATGAGTATTGTCACAAGCGCATCGAGTTCTACGGATTACGGAGGGAGAAACAGATCGAGGACCTTCGTCGTGTGATACGGCTCCTGACCAACAAGCTGAGGTTCCTCGGAGAGGTGAACGAGAGGACACTGGAGGTGTTCCGGGTGCCGGAGGAGGAGATCGTAAAGAGTCTCATGGAGAGACGGTACGACAAGATCGACGGCTCGTTTCATTATCTGCTGGATCTCCCGGTGCGATTCTTTTCGCTGGAGAAGATGAGACAGCTCGAGAAGGATCTGCAGAGCAAGAAGGCCCTGCTGCAGGAGCTGTTGTCCAAGAGTGAGGGACAGCTGTGGACGGAAGATCTGGGAGTGATCGAATTCCCGTGATGGATGGATGGATTTTTTTTTTTTGTATAAAAAAAAAAATGTCGACCCTCGTGCTGAGTCCAGACTCGGACAAACGATGGGATCCTCTCAAAAATACCTATCCCTGCAGGATCTACGACTACGATTCCTTGGAGTCGTATACGCTCGGTTCGATGCTCCGTCACGGATCTCTGTCGCACGTCCGGGGAACAGGCGTCGTCCTCTGGTCTCAGATCTCGGATTTCATGGAGCGGCTGCGGGACGCAAAGGAGTGGGTCGATCGGTTCTCGATCCATGGTTCCAACGTGGTCTTCCAGGACAGGATCTGGGGGATCGACACGACGGGACACGGGTACAATCTGTTCTCGAGGACAAAAAAGACGGCAGAGAATCTCTACTCGATCTATACCCGAATCTCGGAAGAGTACAAGGGCCTGCCCTTTTTCACAAAAGGAGACGATCTTGACTACGAATATCATGAGGGCCTGTTGTCTTTCCGAGAGCTCTTGGAGAACGAGATCTACTATCCCGGGAATACCCGGGGATTCTTCCTGCAGTGGTATAATTCTCCCTCCCATCTGGAATCCATCTTCCTCCGACAGCTGACCGACGAGTACAAACACGCCCATCCCCGTAAAAAGATCCTCGCGGTCTATCCCGAGGTCTCGCGGGTCTTGTACCGACAGTACCAGAACGGACAGATCGACACGATGGGGGATCCCCACATCGATCCGAAACACCTCGTCTTTTATCCCCATCACACGGAAACCCCTCATTATCTCTATCAGGTAGACGATACGCCGGTGTTTTACGAAAACAAGTGGTTCCCGAATCCCTATTATCTCGTCCAGTACCTGAGGCTGTCTCGCGACGACCCGGAGAACGCGTTCTCCAACATGATGCGGGAACACGATCCCAAGGACGAGCGATGGAGTTTTTATGACGTGGGTTCCGTCGAGTGGGAAGAGGTCTTGTCGTGTGCCCACGATCGTCGGAAGATCAGGATCTATCAGCAGGGACTGGAGTACAAGTGGGAGAAACACAGGATCTTCCGAAACACCCTGCTGAACACCCTGTTCCTCGGCATCCATACGATCCACTCTGTCGGAGAGGACCCGCTGTTGGATTCCACGGGATGTTCCAGGAACGAGACGGGGCGTCTGCTGATCGAGATGCGCGGTCGCGCGGACGCGGGTCTGGTCACGGACCGCCGGATCTGTTTCGAGCTGATTGGGGACAACCTCGCGGAACAGGACTTTCTCCTCAATCACGTCCACAACATGCATCGCATGATCGGCGTGTTGTCCGGGTATGTCCGGCGTCCACTGGTCTCCGACGAGGTCGAGCGTCTGCTCTACCCGTACGCGAGACTCGAGAAGACGGAGATCGAGAAGAGACCCGATGTCCTACGAGACCGGTTCGGATCTCTTGTGGAAGACACGGAGATCATCTACGACTACCTCTATCGGGTCCTCTACGCGTTGTTCCGACAGAACAAGTCGCTGACCGATCTCCGGGTCGATTTTGAGGCATTGACGTACGAGGAGGCGTGGAAGACGGTTGTGTTCCGGGAGATGAGGGATGCGTTCCTTTCGATGAAGAGGGACGAGGGGTACGAGGATACGATCCGTGAGGTGCTCCGTCTGGATCCGTGTCGTACGCGTTTTTTTTATTACAATCGGTGATCCGAGAACGTAAATTTTTTCAGATACAGAATGATTTTTTTTTTTAATTGAAGCCCGTGTTGTCGAGGCGGTGAGTGATCCATCATGTTTCTACCAGACGATCTTCTCCGATACATCGGGTCCTTCTGTGACCTGGATACCAGGAGGGCGCTCGGGTTAACGCCCGGAAAACTCGTCCTCCGTGACACCGAGGTCTTGACGACCCTGTCACGACCAGAGACGACTATTTCCTATGTCAGTGGAAACGATGACGAAGAAACGGTGACGAGCACGCGACTATCGTTAGGACATCGATACGAGATCCGTTTTCATAGCATGTCCTGTTATTTCAATTCCGTCTATTGTCAAGAGTCTTATCTCATGGTTCGTCATTACGGGAGGACCGTTTATCTTAAGAGCTTCCTCGGGTGAGTGTGCCTCAATGATCCTCCCGGAGAGAACTCGTTCGTCGGATGGTACGACATGATGGTCCGAGAATAATGATATAAAAACACGTATCGACGTCTTTATAAAGATCATGAAGATCAAGGTCATCATTGCCGGGTTTGGGAAACCCGAACTGGATCTCAAGCACGCCATCCTGAAGAACAATGTCGAACGTCTCCGGACGAGTGTTCACGAATACGACGTGGACATTCATATCTATGACGAGACTGTTTTCGTCGTAGACGGGATCGATGTGAATTATCACTACGAGAAGGGATATCCGGGGTCATTTCTCTATTCCTATCAGAACAAGGATCTGGAGGGATATGATTTTGTGTTGTTGTTTATGGACGATGTGGAACTCCATTTCTCGGTGGACGATTTTATTAGGGACTGTCTCGCACAGGGTTCGGACACGGAGTCGACGATCTTTTCTCCCTGTCTGAGCAGTGAGATCGTCAGACACGACGCCTCGCTCGATCACATGTTCTGCAAGGAGGGACGGGATGTCCCATACAAGATTGTGGATGAGAACCTCGAGTACTTTTGTTACTTCATGGATTGTCCGACCTTCCGGCGCTACATCTCGTATTTCACACCCTTAACGAAATGCATGTGGGGACTGGACGTCATCATTCCCTATCGATTCCACGCCTACATCATGTACAACCACACCATGACACATTACCTGCAGGGTGGTATCAACGGACTCGATACGATGGGGGAATATAACTCGAATCTGAACAGCATAACCCTGTCCGATATACGATCCTTGTTGACCCACACGTCCGAGGAGTGGCGGAACCGACTCACCATCCTGAACCGTTATCTTTCCGAAGGAATGTCCGTCCTGGATTATCAGAACGAGACGAATCTTGTCTCGTACACCTGTTGTGTCCGGTCGTGTTCGGAGATCCACATCATGAATAATATCCGTTTGTTTTATGCAAAGGATCTGAATATCGTTAGTCGGTTTGGGAAGTTTCATTTCCATTCCTCGAACCTCATCCATGTGGGTATAGAGGTCGATGTCGCGGTCATCAATATACGATATATGCACCTCAGTCTTGACGAGTTTGCGCGGAATAATCATATCCGACAGTACCTCGTGTTGTTGCATTATACCCACAACGACAATTGGACGACTCTCATGTCCGATCCCTATCGGATCGTGTATTCGTCACGGAAGAACGATATGATGGTCGTCAGATGTAATCACACACCACAGGGGTCCACTGCTGATCCTTGTCCCTGACGAGTCGGAACGGTCTGCCGCAGCCGTAGATCTTTTCCGTGCGGAGGAGATCTTCGCACTCGGTCTTGCTGGCGTGCGGGTGGATGGGCTGTCCGTTGGATCGGAAGACGGCGTGACGGAAGATCTGACAGTTGATGTCGTTGGGTTCGACGAGGATCGTGCCCATACAGTGAGGACACTCGAAGATCATGGGTACAAAAAAAACTATTTCAGAAATAAAAATTTTTTCATTTCGAAATAGTTTTTTTTTAGTCTCTCCATGTGTGATACAGATCATGAGACAGAGAGATGATGATTGTGGTAGTCTCGGAACACAAACGGCGGATGATTGATGGGTATATCGTAACCATCGGCCGCATTCGGCCGATCCAGAGCCCCCGGGATGGGGTCGGTATTGAACTCCAGACGGGTGAAGTGTCTCTTGTGGAGGTACGTGCACTCGAACACGTTCGGGATGAAGACATTGAGATGAGCGCGGATCCCGGCGGTGTTGTTGGCATGGAAATGGATGAGGACGTGGTGCTTGTTCAGGCGCTCAAAGACGCCGATCTCGTTCTCCGTGAACGGCCAGTGGAATTCCATGACGATCTGCTCCAGGTGATCGAGATGATGATCTTCGAGGCTCTTGATCCACGGGATCTCCGCGCCCTCGATGTCCATCTTGAGAAACACACGGGAGTGCAGTTCCAGGACGACGTGGAGGTTCGTCGTCTCGTCGTTTTCTTCCGAACCGATGTTCTTCGCCACGAACATGATCGGATTACGACTGTCCGGGAGAGAGTGGATGGTTCCGTCATAGGCGATACACGGCACGGTGTTGTACTTGTCCAGGAAGTCCGTCTCGAAGGAGATGTCGTCGGCGATGCCCGCCGAAAGGAAGAGATCGTATTGAGGATCCGGGAGGTCCGCGATGATGTAGCCTCCGTCGTGATCACGACCCAGACGGAGTTTGGGAAAAGGAGATCGGTAGACGGTCAGAAGACAAGGATCCATGAGTGTATTTATTTTATGGGTACATCCTCTTAAATGAGTATGGGAGATATCCAGAAAAGGAGTGTCCGTAGACAGATCATGACAGATCATGATCGTCGTTGGTATAGAATCATACCGCTCTCATGTGAACGGTATCCGGTGGTGACGATGTGTTCGTAAGGAGAAAAAAACGATTCTGAAATCATAATTTTTTTCATTTCAGAATTGTTTTTTTGGGGTGTTGCGCCATCCGGTCTTGGTGTCGGTTCAGTTCGAGCACAGTGTGATGGAGGATCGATCGTTATGGAGTTCGGGGTCAGAGGAGGCCGTTGAATGGATCGATTTTATTTATTTTTTTTTTGTTGAGTCATAAAAAAACGCATGCAGATCTTCATCAAGAGCCTGACGGGCAAGACCATCACCGTGGAGGTCGAGCCGTCCGACACCATCGAGAGTGTCAAACAAAAGATCATGGACAAGGAAGGCATCCCGCCCGATCAGCAGCGCCTCATCTTCGCGGGAAAACAGCTCGAGGATGGTAGGACACTGTCAGATTATTCAATTTCTAGTTCGAGCACGTTGCATCTTGGAATCAACTCGAAGTCGGAATGACGATTGCGACGATAACGAGTTGTAGGGATGTGTCCACCAGTCATTGGGTGGGCAAGTGAGGATCGATTGATCCTTGCGACACACCTTGTTGTTCGGGAACGCCTTAAAGACCTGGCTACCATCTCCTCCGGGAAACCAAAGAGAGAGAACAGATGTAATACATCTTCCCAACGGTAATAATGCCAGGTATGAGATCTTTGGATCGAAATAGGTGATCCGCAGCGTTACAGCCTAAGTCCGTTACGTCAAGGATATGGCAGGCGTTCATCGACTGAACGGGTGTGGGGTCGGATGGGAGAACAGACGCTCTCAGAAGACGGCCTTAAGATACAGTCAGGCTCCAGGTGAAAGCCTGGAGGGGGGCACGGGTGCTCCGGTTACGTGGCTAATTTGAAACATTGAAAAAAATTATGTAGTGTGCACGGGTATTACATAATATATCATCATGATCCGTGCCTCGATCACCGAGAAGCAGTGCCGTAGGTGTCTCGAGACGCTACCGGTCGCCTCGTTCGCCAATCGTGCCGCCTCGGCGGACGGTCTCCAGACGTACTGCAGGACGTGCTTCGCGCAGCGGAAGAGAGACTCATGATCTATTTCGGAAGAAGACCTCGTACAACGGTCCGAGGTACGGCCTCATGGCGTGATCCGGGTCCTCAACATAACGCGTGCCGTTGACTCCGCAGTCCTCGTAGACGCGCGCGACGGACGCGAACGGGTGCGTGACCTCGCCGTTGATGAGGTCTTTCCTGCCGTAGTAGAGACAGTTCCCGTACCTGATCTTGTCTTTGGGAGATAAGAATCCCTGTGCCGGTTCAAAGTATTTGCACGTCCTGCACGGCGGTTTGTCTCCGTGGACGATCTGGTAGGCATTACCCACAACCAGAAACGAGAGGAGCATCCAAAGTTTTGCCCACATGTTTGTTGAATGGTCGTAACCTTTTAAATGACGACCCGGAGCCGTCATCCGACGAGCGTTGAAAAAACTATTCCTAAAATAAAAAAATTAGAAATCTGAAATAGTTTTTTTATCACCACCGCAGTGCAGACCATCGTTGTCGATCTCGTGGATCGGATCGGCTCGTACTCTTCTGTCCATATTTCTAATACCCCGGGGCGCGTTCGTGGTCCGTAATCCGTATCGTGGGTATGTCGTCCATGGTCATGTTCGGTACGAGCAACAATTTGTTGGTGGTTTTTATCTGATCATACACCGTTTCTGTTTCTGTACGATCGTGTCCGATGTACCTTATTTTACATGCAATAATCTTGTCGTTGTCTTCTCGGACGATCTCGATGATGACGAAATTCTGGACCATCTTTGCTCCGAATGGCATTCGTTGAGCAGTAATTAGTTTTTTCGTTTACGGAAGGTCTTCTGGACCGCGATCTGTTGTTTCCTCTGTTGGACGGTCTTCCGGCGCAGGCCTAGCATCTGGAGGGTCCGGAAAAAGAGGAGCTCGACCGGTGTCATCCGTAGCGCGCCCGGCGCGTTCATGTGCGAACGGATGAATGCCTCGTAGGAAGAGAACATGTCTTTGGGCGCTGATGCGGCCCCGGAACCCGTCGTAACGTTATGGTACCCGCCGGGGGCGAAATACCTCGTCATGATGTCGTTCCGGACCGTCGGGGTGATGTCGTTGAGAAGGAAGAACCGTTCGAGATCGATCATGTAGGTGAGCAGGATCTTGATCAGGAGGTTGAGCTTCTGAGGGTTGTTTCTTTCGAAGACGAGCTCGGTGTTCCACGAAGCGCGGGCGGGTCGGTTGTCCTGGACCCGGACACCCATGGCTCGGAACAGGGCATTCATGTCCTCGGCCTGAGCGGCCTGGCGCGCGGCCACGCGGGGATCGTCCATCTCGTCGTAGGAGAGGGTAAGAGTGGGGTAAGCCACCGTGAGGAAAAAATGGCCTTCGCGGACCATCGACGCGGCGGTCGTCTGGAAGGGTACGATGACGACGGCGGAGTTCTTGACGCGATCGAGGGTGTACGCGATCACGAAATAACGGGGCGTGAAATCGGCATAGCGACCGATGTCTTTGAGCGTCTGCTGGGAAAGACGGGACATGTGTTTTATTGAAATAGTTTTTTTTTATTCTCCGCGTTCGTTGTTACGCGACCTCACGCGACATCATGGAGAATCAGACCAGGAGTGTCGAAGAAAATATGCTTATCGTAGACATTCGATCAGTCGATCGACGATCCGTTCTACGACCGGCACCGAGACCGCGTTCCCGGGGTGTGAGCTTGCGGACGCCGTCTTTATCGAGAATGATGGGCACGTTGTGTCCGCCCGCGCCCATGTTTGCGGTCAGCGTGGGACACTGGTTCTCCTTGTTTTCGCGGACGTTATGTCTCCGGAACTGATAGATCGTGTTCGTCGTGTGGATCGGTTTGGTGACGGATTCTTGGATCACCGGAAACACACGGAGCCTGTCCGTGTAGTAGTATTTTTGAAGCAGTGTGATTGGACTCATTTTCGGAAAGAAAATGATATAGAGACGGGATGACAATTTTTTTTTTATCAATTATAAATGATCCGTAACACGTCGATCGGTTTCGAGTACCAGATGAATCAGCTGAACGTGTGTGAAAAGAGAACGTATATGGGCAGTGACACCGCTCATTACGTCAGCTACTATCCCACCAAGGTGTTATTCAACATTCACGAGGATGCCCTGCGGGTCTACGGGGATCGTTCTCAGGAAGATTTTGAACTCGAATGCTATCGGTTTAACGTCAGCCTCGTAGAACGACACATCGTCGTCCTGAGAATCACGGACTCCAAGAAAGAAACCGTGGATCTGTTGGTCGATAAGGACTTTCAGGAGTTCTTTAATGAGGCCGAGTTCCTGATTACGTATCCGACTCCCGATCCGAGACCGATCCCTCTCACCGAGACCGCTATACTGGAATGGATCTTTTCCAATGTTCAGCGGAGCACTCGTGAGCTGAGGGATTATTTCAAGACCCTGCGGAAGCGTTCGATCGTTTCCGTCCTGGGTTCTCACTCGAGAGAGGATCATTCCGTGAGACAACGACGCAGGAAGGATTTCAGGAATGAGTTCCCGTATTCCCAGATCTATATCGATCCCGATCACAGCGATTTCTGTTTTTTTGGTCGTTTCGATCTGCCGTCCGACAAATGGCCCATGCGGTATCAGACCACGATCGGGCTGGAGCTGAAGGACGTGTTGTCGGTGTTGCGTGTCCTGCAGGACGCGTATATGAAGGCCCCCAAGAAGGGGGTGTCGGAGTACTCACAGGCCGCGGTCCGGGCGCTGCCGGAGTCGGAGAAGGAGGTCCGGGCACTGATTTCTCCGGAACAGCATCCTTTCCTGTATGGAGTGGCGTGTCTGATCCGGTACATGGACAAGACGGCCCGGATCCGGAAGCACTCGTTGTTTGTCGTCCGTCATTACCAGCGGGACCTCGTTTCTCTTCTGAGTCCCGAGGAGGCTGTGTTCCTGGTCGCGAAGGATCCGCGGTTCCGGGTTCCGCTGACACACAGACAGCGGTACCAGAAGATCCTAAAACAGACCGACGGAGACCCGGTCGGGAGAAAACGATCCATCCAACAGCTGAATGGATTACAGAATATGGATCAGACGGGGACCTTTGCGGTCCAGTCCCGGCGTGAACAGACGCGGATCCTTGTCGAGATCAGGATGATCGATATGCTGGGACGTGCCCGTCTGAAATCGAGGAAACGGACGGTCCATCAGCTGCAGAGGGGTCTGGATGAGTTTTCGGCCTCCGTCACCGAGCTCCTCTCGAAACGACTCCGCATGAGCTGATGTGTGGAGACGGAAAAAAAGTTTTGTGTCCTAATACAAAAGTTTTTTTTTGAGATGACGCATGTGAGTCACACACTGCCTGTCGAGATCTTGCGGAACATCATCGAGATCGGGGGATGTTACGGACGCATCACAAAGATATCTCTCGAGATTGAGCGGTGGAGACGTCTCTATTCCATCTTCCGTCGTGATAAGAAGGTCGAGCTCATTGATGAATACGGACAGGGGGACTATGACAATCTGACATCAGACATTCTTTTTTTTATTGCCCATCATCATGTGCGGTTTTGTTCCGGACGAGAGAACAAGTCCTTGATCATTTATCCCTGCGAGACCATTTAATCCATCGCCTTCTTGGTCACCGTGTACCCCGTCGGGCTCCACGTGTGGACGAGACTCCGATCGAACAGGACGACCGTCTTCCCCTGGGCCGGCCTATGGCCGTAGAAGCAGATCCCGCGCCAGATGTATCCCTTGTTGTTGGGGAGTCGCTTCAGGCTCTTCTTCATGTACTCCGGCATGATGCTGGTCATCCTCTCCATGTATTCCTGTGAACGGTTCATCTCGCGCTCCGAGAGGATCCGATACGTACGATCGTATCGGGTGCCGATGTTGGCGAGGGCGTTCTCCTTCTGGATGCGGATCTTCCTCGTCTTGTTGGCGTCCGATTGTTTGCGCAGAGTGGCCTTGTGGTGCTGCATCTCCGTGATCTGCTGATGTTTCTCCACGAAGGTCCGGAACTTGTCCTCGTTGATGAATCCATGAGCCTCCATCTCCAGGGACTGCTTCTTCTGACGGAGCCGATCGATGTCCTTCTGGATCTTGTCTCGGATAAAGTCGGTGTTGGCCCGGGCGAGATTCTTCTCGTACATCTGGAGGTACTTGAGACACTGCTGGAGTTCGGTCTTGCAGAGGCGCACGTAGTGCTCGCGATAGAAGGAAGACATGGTGTTGGATTGGTTTGGTTTGTTGTTGAAAGATTGATTTTCGGTGGGCAAGCGGTGTGCGACGTGTCAATTTTTTTAACGATGCAGGATTGATTCCGTGTGTTTTTCGGATCGGACTCCTTCGACAAAGAGTCTCGTGGCCGTCTCTGTGTCAAAGTCCTTGCAAGAGAAGAGGTCGATGTAACACGAGGACGTCTCCCAGAACGTGTGGATGGAGCAGTGGGATTCCGCGAGGAGATAGACGATGGTTACCCCGAAGGGGTAGAACTGGTGATCGACCACGCCGACGACGTTCATCTCGAGGGTTTTCATGATCCTGTCCGAGATGGGACGCAGGACGTCCAATGTTTTGAGTGCATTCAGGTTCTGACAGGCTTCGAGTCGGAGGAGGAGATGTATCATGATGGCATGCGGATTTTATGTAGGGAGTTAAATTGTTTGCGTCATTTTTTTATGGAGATGGTTTTCGTCGGGTACGCGCCGATCTATACATAGATACCCAAGAAAAAAAAATATAGGATGCGGAAAATTTTAATGTTCCCTGAAAATAAATGAAGAGGGATGCTGTGGTGTCTGTTTCTATGATCTGACGCCCGATGAGATCTATCCACTGACGTGTTGTAAGAACAACCTCTTGTGCATCTCCTGTCTTCAGTGTCTCCGACATCCGGTCTGTCCCTACTGCAGGGCGTCTCTCGATGTCCTCGAAACGAGGAGCTGTCCGACGTTTTCACCGAGCCCGAGTATGCTGACCCTGAACGATCTCATCAATCCGTATGACGACATGTACAGGGATTCCAGGATACTGAGACGACAGATGCGTCGTCGTCGGAAACTGGAAGAACGTGAGCGGGACAGGGAAGCGAATCGTGTGTACAACAAGATGAGGAATCGTTCGTACATCGAGTTCATCATGCGACAGGATCTCCTCGAGTATGGATCCTGAAACGACAGTCGGGATGAGGTGAGAACATAAATAAAGAAAATATATCCGATAAACAAAGGATGTTGTCAGAAAGACTCTTCATCTTTCTGGTCTTCTTGTTGTTCATTGTCTTCCTGTCGGCGGAACTCCTCGAGATCTTTGCCTTCCGACAGTCGGGGAACTTCCTGCTCGATTTCTTTTATGACAAGAAGAAAAAAGAGATCGATCGGCTGACGGAGATCCACGACATCTCTCGTCAGATGATGGACTCCACGTACCAGAAACCGATTGTCTGGAGACAGTCGATCTTTGTGAGTGTGGCCGTCTCGGTGATGACGTTCCTGATCGTCCAGATCTTTTGTCCGATCCAGATGAAGTGCATGATCAGCATCTTCCTGGTCGTGTTCTTCGTCACCATGCTCCTCTTCAATCTGATCATGCACCATTGTTATGGTTCGAAGGACGCGTACATCCATTACGGGCTGATCAAGATTTATGACCTGTCGTCGCGCGGGTGACTGATCCATAATCGTTTGGTGCTGTCCTTGGTTTCTTTGATGAAGATGTTGTAGCTGTTGTCTCGTATCTCGTGGATATACAGGATAGATCCGTTGCGTTCAAAGAGGACCGTCAGGTTCGGGTCTTCCGAGGGCTGGAGTCCAAAGAAGAGGATGCCCCTCCAGACGTAGCCCTTGTTATTGGGCATGTTCCGCAGGTTGTCTTGTATGAAGGCCGGCAGGAAGGAGACGGTCCGGAGGTAGTAGTTGTACGACCGGTCCATCTGTTTTTCGAAGGAGAACCCGTAGTTCTTATCGTATTTCAGGCCCATCTTGTTGAGGTCGTTCATTTTTTTCTCACGCGTGCGGAGGGTGTGGGCAAGGTTTTGTCTTGCTCTTCTCTGTTTCTCCGCCTGTTCGTGTTGTTGTTCCATGATCCGTCGGTTCTTTTCGACGAACTCGTTGAACTTATCTTCCTCGAAACAGCCCGCGATCTCGCACTTCAGACGTTCGCGTCGTGTCTTGTAGTCCTCCAGCTGTTCTTTCGTCTTGTTGTACAGTTTTTCCAGGTCCGTGGCGGAGATGGAGTTCTCGTCGTTGTCGTTGCTGTAGACATCGCGGGTTGTCACGGTATTCTGGAGGTTGCGGATTCGTTTCTCATTCTGGAGGATGTATTTTTCCAGATAGGAGAGGTCGTCTTTGCGTTGTCGGATGTAGTGGTTCCGGAAGAATTCGTCGGTGGTGTTCATGTCTGGTGAGGATGGCTCATGTTAATATCAGACCGGATCAATTTTTTAAGACACGTGTCCTGTGACCATCGACGTGCTCGGCGACAGACCCATCGGATGTCTTGCGGTGCGATGTGATGGAGAGATGTGTGTTTAAAAAAAAATTTGAATCTTTACATTTTGTTTTTTCATTCATTAAAAACAATGTCTATGGAACGTGGACCGTCTTTTCGCAGGGTGTTGTACGATATCCTCAAGAAATCTGGACTCAGGGACGTGTATATTGAAGAAATATTATCGGAGGATAATATTACCCGATATTATATTCCCGTATTCACTCATCGATCCATCGATCCCGTGCATAACTACGAATGGTTCGAGTTTCTGGGGGATTCTACCGTCAACAAGTGCATCGTGACCTACGTGTCCAAGCGTTTTTCTCGTCTGCAGACCATGGACGGTGTCAAGGTTTTATCACGGCTCAAGATCAATCTCGTGTCCAAGAAGAGTTTCGCGCAGCTCGGGGAACGTCTGCAGCTGTGGGATTACATCTCGGCAGACGAGGAGACCCGACAGACCAAGATGAAACAGACCCTGGAAGACGTGTTCGAGGCGTTCTTTGGAGCGACCGAGATCATTATCGATGATCTGTATTCGAATGGGTCTGGGTACGGGATCTGTTACAGGATCATCAAGAATCTGCTGGACGAGATCGACATCTCCCTGCGTTACGAGGATCTCTTTGACAGCATCACCCGTCTGAAAGAGACCTTTGATTATTTCAAAGACCTGGGACAGCTGGTCTACGAGAAGGATCGTACTCCTGATAAGGTGCAGGTTTCAGCGGTTTATATGGTTCAGACCATGCCTCCTCGCAAGATCCTGTTGGGACAGGGGTCTGCGTACAAACTGGACGATGCGAAACGATTTGCGGCGGAGAAGGCTCTTGCGTCGTTGAGAGCGAGGGGATATGTGCGTCCCATACCAGAGTATTATCTGACGATAATCTAAAAATATGATCCTCTCTCAGAGAAAGATGAGGTTCTGGTCCACAGTATTCTGTTGTTTCCTGCCGACGATCTATCCTCAATCGATCCGTCTCCTCCATGATCAGTACGATCACATCCATCTCGATATCCTGGAACGACAGATCCTGGTCTATAGCTATGATCGTCCCATACTCGAGGCGGATTATCACGAGATCAGGCCCGATTTTTTCGAGATACGGCAGATCCGACCGCTGCGGTATCCGAATCTTCACGAGATCCGGAAGGTGGGACTGACCCAGTTTCATCTCGTGTACAGGTTCCTGAAAGAAAAGGATCACAAGATACACTTCTACTTATGGAACGATACGATTATCATGCCGCATCAGAACATTACGATTTCGTATAGGCCTTGTTAAAGTCCAGATAACAGCGCTTGTCTCGTTTATCTCCTGTCACGGGAACACCGGTCGTGTACGCCGGTATCTGGTTCATCATGGGCTGTTTCTGTGGCGGTTGTTGGGTTGGTCGGTAGGGTGGTTGTGGTTGTTGTGGTTGTTGTGGTTGTTGTGGTTGAGTGGGTGCGAACTGTGTTTTCTGCTGCAGCTTCTGGTAGATGTCTACCAGGAATTTCTGGATGGACTCGACATTGGCGGGACCGTCGTAGCGTATGAACGGGTACCCGTCGACGTAGAGGATGACGTCGGGCACGTAGGTGATGGGGGCGATCGTGTTCTTGGACATGTGGACGATCTCCATGTTCTTGTTGATGTTGAGGATCGCGAATCCGCATCCCGACATGATGTTGGGCATCTGTTTGAAGTGTTTCATGAACTCATCACAGTACTGACACTCAACGGAATAGAAGAGGACGAGGGTGAGTCCCTTGTGATCGGAACGGAAACACATGAGACTGCCCTTATCCCCGTTCTTGATGACAAAATCGTTCTTGTTCAGAAAGAGTAGCGCGCTCATCGGGTTTGGATAGAGAGATCATGTCATTAAATGATTTTTCTGCATTTAAAGAAATCTCCAGAGGTACAACAAATGAGATTGCTTGTCTATGGTGGCAAGGGTTGGATAGGATCACAGTTCCTGGAGTATCTGTCGACGCTCGAGGTGTCTTTTTATCGGGGAGAGAGTCGTTGTGAGGACGTGTCTTCCGTGGTCCGGGAGATCGAGATGATCAGACCGACGCATCTCGTGTGTCTCCTCGGTCGCACCCACAAGGGACAGACCTGGACGATCGATGATCTGGAGTCGGACATGGATCTCAATCTGCGAGACAACCTGTTCTGTCCCGTGCTATTAGCGATCCTCGGCATGAGATACGGTCTGCACACGACCTATCTGGGGACCGGGTGTATCTTCAACGGATACGACAGGATCTACACGGAAGACGACGTCCCGGATTTCAGGGGGAGCGGCTACAGTCTGGTCAAGGGCTATACCGATCGGCTGATGCAGCAGCTGCCCGTCCTGAATCTGAGGATACGCATGCCGATCATCGGGAGGGATCATCCCAGGAACATGATCACAAAACTGAAGACCTACGCGAGGATATGCAGCATGCCGAACTCCATGACGGTGCTGGAGGATTTCTTTCCGGTCATCTGGGACATGATGCAGAAAGAGATCACGGGGACGTTCCATTGTGTGAATCCGGATCCCATCGAACACGACGAGATCCTTCGCATGTACAGGGAGTGCGTGGACCCGGGGTTTGTGTGGTCGAACATGACACTGGAGGAACAGAATCAGGTCCTCAAGAGCCAACGCAGCAACAATCATCTCGATACCGCAAAGATCACGGGTCTGTATCCCGAGATCCCGGATATACGGACGAGCCTGAGACGATTGTTGACGGATTATAACCGGAAGTAGTGATGACACTCGAAACAGGACACAAAGACCGTCGCGGATTCGTCGGCGCGACGGGTCTGTTTGGAGAAGGAGAGGGTCTTCTTGCTCCCACACCGGTGGCATTCGATGACACCCTCGGAGATATCGGGGGATCGGAACAGGAAGTCTTCTTCTTCCTGGAAGGATTCGTGTATCGAGGACATGTCGGGATGATCGTAGCCGTATCGGTGTCCGCGGAGTCTGGAGAAGAGATCGGTCATGGGTGTCTTCCGTGAGAGGTCCCACAGGGTCTCGTACGCGATGGAGCGGTAGAGGTCCGGGTCTTTGTGGGAGAGGAGATAGATGAGGGTCTCGATCTTTGCGGCGTTCTTGGGGATGGAGGTGAACCGACGGAGGAGTGTCTGTACCTCGGAACGATCCATGGATTTTTTTAAAAATGAGTGTCGTGACTCGTGGCGCGTCTCATTTTTAAATAATGGGTCAGGAGAAGACGGTCCTTCGTGAGATGTTGTCCCAGCGGGGCATGGAGATCTCCCAGATCGAGGAGTTGCGGATGAACACCGGAGAAGAGTACTGGTCGATCCCTTCTCTCCATTTCTTGGTCATCTTCTCGGTCGCACCGAAGCTCAATATCGATAATATCAAGATCTATATCAGTTTCATGAATAATGGAGGCTATCTGCATGGCGTTATTGTGTACAACAACAGTCTTACGTCTTCCGCGAAGAAGATACTGGAACATCTGTACAAGTTTGATCTGGAGCTGTTTGATTACAGAGAACTGCAGTACAATGTGACCCGGCACTGTCTGTACAACGAGCACTCCCTCGTTGTACGGGACAAGGAGAAGATCCTGCGACAGTTCCCGGTCTCGAGTCTGCCTGTGCTGCTGAAGACCGATATGGTGAGCAGGTTTTTTCATTATCAGAAGGGGGACCTGGTCCGGATACGTCGCAAGGACGGGAACATCATCTATCGGATCGTGAAATAAGAATATAAAAATATGATCCTGATGAATAATAAATGAGTGAAGAACAGGAAGATCCTCCTGTTGCCGGATATTTTTATTATTCCTTCATCACCCCCTATTCCTTCCCTCTCTTTGAGGAACTGCTGGAAGAATACGTGATGCACCAGAGTTTTGACGAGTACCAGCCCAATCTCCCGATGGACAAAGACCGCAGGCTCAGGTCCGAACCGTTCGCTCCTCCTCCCGGCGACAAGTGTCTCATCTGTCAGGAAGAGTTTCTGTCCGATCAGAAGACGGGACAGGTCTCCTGCAGACACTATTTTCATCAGTCTTGTATCGAGGAGCTGCAGGTCTATTATGACCGGTGTCCCATATGTCGCAAGACCCTGGAATCCGTAGAAAAAAACTGAGGCGTCGAGATCTCGACCGACGTCAGGGAGAATCATGGATCAGCTCTTTCAGTACCCTTATCATCTTACCGAGGACGAGTATTTCATGTCCATCGCCATCATGAACTCTCATCGGTCTGTGCGTTCGGATCCCACGGGGTGTGTCATCGTATCGAACGACCGTGTGATTGCGGAGGGATACACAGAGGACGTGCACGGCGAGGCGTCTGCTCTGAAGGATTGTGGGATACGGGACGTCTCTCTGAAGGATGCCGTGTTGTATACGACCCATTATCCGTGTCTGGCGTGTTTTCAGGACATTGTACGATCCGGGATACGACAGATCTATTATTATCATGATCGTGAGAATGACCCGATCATCCACAAGACGGCACAGAAGGAGAGCGTCGAGATCGTTCAACTGATGCACTACTAAAAAAAATGAAATTGAAATCACGTCGATCTAATAAAATCAGATCCCATCAACAAAACATGGAGTGTCCGGTATGCATCGAACCCTTCAACAAGAGCACCAGGACGAAGATCACGTGTGTCTACTGTCAGTACGAGGCGTGCAAACAGTGTGTGCGTCAGTTCTTATTGCAGAGCCCGAACACCGTGTGCATGTCCTGCAAGAAGACCTGGAATCGTGGCATCCTGAATCGGGAGCTCGGGGCTTCTTTCGTGAATCAGGACTACAAGAAACACCAGGAGGGTCTGCTCTTCGAGATCGAGAAGAGTCTCATCCCCGAGTCACAGTCTTATGTCGAGAACGCCATCCGCATCGAACAGCTGCAAGAAAAGAACAACGGATTGCATGAGAAGATTCGGGAGCTGCAGTACGAGATAGGGAGGATCTATCATACCATCCACGACGTCAACCAGAACATCCGGACCCTGTCCTGGAACAGGAACAGGAAGATAACCGTCGTCAATCAGTACCAGATCCCGTGTGTGTGGGACGATTGTCGTGGATACATCAACAACCAGGACGGTCGTTGCAGTGTGTGTGCGCGTCTCACGTGCAGGATGTGTCGTCAGAAGCGCGAGAGCGACGATCACGAGTGCAACCCAGACGATGTCGCGACGGTCAGGATGATCCACACGGAGTGCAAGAACTGTCCCAAGTGCGGCGTCCCCGTGTACAAAACCGAGGGATGCAATCAGATGTGGTGCACCCACTGCAACACGGCATTCTGTTGGAGGACGGGAGAACTGGTCAGCGGGCCCATCCACAACCCGCATTACTTTGAGTACATGCGGAATCATCAGCCGACGAACCGAGAACCGGTGAACGACGGCTGTAATCAGGAGATGACCTGGTTCCGATTCCAGAGACGTCTGGTCCGGTACTACCGGGAGAGGACCCATCCGATGGTCGTTCGATTCGAAGGACTGTTCCGAGGCGTGATCCACATCCGAGAGGTCGATCTGAATCGGTATAGGGTCCACCGCACGGACCCGTTGATGGATAACATGGAGCTGAGGATACAGTACATACGCGGACAGATCGAGGAGAATAAGTATCGGAGTCTGATACATCAGAAACACAAGAAACGAGAAAAGAATAGGGAGTTCTATCAGATCCTGGACATGTACGTCCAGACCATGAATGACATCTTCACCAACATCTACGATTATCCGGACAAGAACCTCCACGACTTTGTCCAACAGAGCTGTGATGATATCACGACCCTCCGGGAGTACGTGAACCGTCATCTCGAAGACATCGGTAGGATCTACAAGGTCTCCCATCCGAGACTGGAGGATGTCTCATAGACGTTTTTTTTTTAAATTGAATCGTTTGTTTATGATTGTTCACGAGACAAACCCATGAACTTTGATGATATCACCATCTCCACGCAGACCATCATCGGTGTCAGTAACACCACACTTGAGATCGAATCGATCTACGAGTCGATGCCGATCGACGATACGATCCTCACCATCTATTATCAGAACCAGTATCGGGGTTCTGATCACAAGAAACGGAAGAAGAAGACACCGGTCAAGTATTTTCGCAACGCCCTCAACATCGTCATCCGGATCACCGACAAGATCATTAACTTCAAGGTGTCCAAGAACGGCAAGTTCCAGATCACGGGGTGTCGGTCCTACGATCACGCCATCCAGGTCGTGCGTCATTTCTTTGATTACGTTCCTTCCGAGTCCATATGCTATACCACCGGTGCACCCATCGAGACCGTCTTCTACACCGTCATGACCAACATCGATTTCAATGTCGGGTTCTGCATCAATCGTCAGAAACTCGATACCATCATCAATGAGAGCACCAACATCAACAGTCTGTTGGAGACCTCGTTCGGGTATACGGGCGTCAACATCAAGTTCCCGATCGAACAAGAGATCCATGTATCGATACCCCGTCTCCGGTATCATCCCGACAAGACCGTCGAGATCGATCACATCCCGTACAGGTACTCCCAGAAAAAAAAGAAATACAATACCTTTCTTGTTTTTCATAGCGGCAACATCATCATGAGTGGTCCTAATCCGCTTTGCATGAAATCGGATTATAACGCCTTCGTCTCCCTCCTCCGTATATGGAAACCCAAGATCGAAGAATCGAATCCGATCTAGATCTAGATGCCTTCGATATTGATCTCGGTCTCTTCTGTCTCCTCCTCCTCGTCGGTCATCAGTTCCTCTATCTCGTATTCTCGGTTTTCTCGGACCATCACCTCCTCTTCTACGAAATGATCATTCAGCTTAAGGTCACTCGGGATCTCGTCCAGTTTCTGGAGCATCCGGATCTCTTTTCCGTTGTACTTCTTGATGATATCGTATTTCTCATCGTCCAGTCCCCGGGTGCTGATCAATACCATATCATCCTTCATGATGAAGATCTTCTTCTTCTTGAAAGACCCCCGGATCCTCGCCTGTCTCTCGTATCCGTCGAAGCAGTTCACTCGGACCCTCTTGTCCCCACACAGCTCCAGGACCTGTCCGTACTCCTGACCGTCCTCCTTCAGCACCAGCTCCTGGTCCGGTTGATGATTCTTGTTCTTCTTGTGTTTCTTGCCGCCCTTGGTATTCTTTTGTGTCATCTCCTACCGATCTCTCTCTTGAGCAATGAAAAAAAAATCAATTTAATTTATTCATCAGGCTCAGCTTCGTCCCATCGATCGATGTCCAATCGTCACGCAACAGCCCGGCCACGTCCCCACTATTGGGACCCAGGCTCCACAAGAAGTTGTTCGTCATCTTTTTCTGGATCAGGTAATCGACAAACAGATTCATCCAGTCCGTATCGAGGTCCGTCTTCCCTCCCCACTCCCCGACCGCGAACGTCTGTCCCAGATCCTTCAGGTACCCGAAGTGATAGTCCCAATCCCGGTGGAGCGCGTTGGCGTCCATGTCTATGTTGGGCACCACACTCTTCCCATAATTGTGCGGACTAAAGACGATCCTCTCCGGGATCTCCGTATTCAGCGGATGGTTCAGGTACCCGCTCAGGTCCTTGCCCCACATCACCCCCTCCACAAAATACAACCACCGACTCTCCGGGTATCGTTCCGTGAACCTGGGAAGCGCCCTCTCCACAAACAGCTTCCAGTCCGTGCTCTCGTCTCCCGTCCCCCACGTCGCCTTCCCGTGCGGTTCGTTCAACAGATCCACCGCGAACAGACTCGGATGATCCTTGTACCGATCCAGCATCCGGAACCACGTCGCGAAATACGTCTCCCACGTGTACTGATTATCGTACGGGCTGTACCACAGCTCCGAGATATACTCCTTATGCAGACGATGAAGATCCAGCATGATATACACATCATTCTGTTTTGCCAGATCGAACAGCCGATCCATGATCTCGATCGACGACTTGCCCCGACTCGACGGATCCTGTGAGATGTTCCCTTCGTACGGGTACTCATCGTAATTATAATAGATCCATTCCGCCGAGAACGGGATCCTCAACACATTGATCCCGTTCTCACGGATCACCGTAAAGTAATACTCCATCGGATGAGCCCACAGACCATTCACCACGTGATCCGGTGTCTCGAACCCAAACCACGACAGACCCTTGACACGGAACTCCGTGTCATGATCATCATAAATCTTCTCGTCTCGGACATAGAATCCCATCGCATGAGTCATCATCACACACAAGATCACCAGCCATCTCATTTTATATCCATGGACCGGATATCCTTAAATTACATTTGCATCACACTGACTCGCGTTATAAGAAATCATCGGAGTCTTGAACTCGTCATTGTACGACCATGCCTCGATCCGATCATCCACAATCGTCTTGTACATACGATTGAACCGTCCGATATCCTTCACCCACACGTAAAGACTCAGATTGTCGTGTCCCGTCACAATGATGTATTCCTTCAATGGACCCACGTCTCTCACCTCCAATATGATATCGGGTAAGTACAACACGACCGGGGGGATCTCTTTGAACCTGTAGGTGATATTGTACGGGGTCGCCTTCAGCCCGTGGACATATCCCGTCTTGGTGATCACGACGTTCTCGGTATCCGTATCCGTGCGGATGCTGACGTTGATGCACTTGATGTCGATCTCACTCGTCATCTGGACATACCGGTTGGAATAGATCTGATAGTAGTCTCCGTCGAGGATGGTGCGTTCTCCAAAGACGGTCGCCATGATCGTCATGATCGTAAGGAGCCAGAACCACTTCATCTTTTTCTCTGAGATTTTTTAGTTTTTAAATCATTAAGGGTACTTCTCTCGTTTCGAACGGTAGCGAGCATCCACCACCTCGGTCTGTTTCTCGTGACCCTCGTCCATGTCGTCATGTCGTCATGTCGTCTATCTCTCGATGTCCTGGATCGCCTCGTGCTCCGTCTCTCGTTTCTCAAGACACACGAGTTTTGTATACAGTCGGACTCGTCCGATGAGATCCGTAGCTGGTCCTTTTCAGGTCAGAGGTAAGGACAACGTGTGTCGTCGACACACTGGTAATCATCAGGGTCGATGTGTTGTGTGTCGCTGATCAGGTGTGACTCGCCGTTGATGATAAAAAAAAACGATTTCAGAAAAAAAATTTCTTGAAAATGAAATAGTTTTTTTTTTTTGACCGTCGGAAAGAACACTCCATGTTTTTCCTTTGCATCCTATAAAACCGTCATGGACCCTCTCCTCGAGAAATACCTCTACTACCAGCAAAAGAACAAGGAGTGTCACGACAGGATGCTCCACTACAAGAAGAAGATCGTCTCGCTCCTCCGTTCTCGTGCGTCACCGTCTCTCGTCTACGACGTCCGTCTCGATGCCCGCACCCGTTCCGGCATCCTCAAGAAGGACGTGCCCACCGAGATATGGCAACGATACTCGACCACCACGCCTTACGACGTGCTCGTCGTAAAGAAGCGCGAAAAGATGTCGTGAAAGTCCTGGCTCTTTTCGATCAAGAACTTTTCGAGTCTCGTCCCGCTGATGTCTATCTCCTTCCTCTTCCAACCAAGATAGATCCTCAGCAACACGTCAATCACCGGTTTGGGGTCACTGATCATCTTGTTCACCAGCGCGTCCTGGTCCGCGTCTCGATCCAGATTCTTCAGACCCGCGCGGATGATCGAGTACTGCGTGCTCCGACACGTCTTGTACATCGGAGAATCCGCGACGTTCCGATCGAACGGCTGGAACGTGCACGTCTCGTTGGGGATCTCCAGGAAACGGTTCGTGGCCGCGTTGTGCACCAGCATGTCGCCGGTCGTCGGCTCGAACCCCAGGTACCGGTGGAGGACTCCCTGCAGTACGGTGCTGGAGTTGAGACTGTTGGGCCAGTAACGGTCCCTGTTGACAGACTGATAGGCCTGACAGAAACCGTCCCACAGCGTCCCGTCGCTCGAACAGTAGTCCGCCATGAACTCCTGACACGCGGGACTGGACGGTTGGGCGATGAGACGGTTGAACCCGTGCAAGAAATAGGTGTTCGCGGTGGGAAGGACACAATACGTCAGCGGGCTGTTTACGTCCGCGGGGGGATTCTCAGTCTTCCTCTTCAGACCCAGATCAATGAATGTTGCGTACGACATTTATTGAAAAAAAAAAAAGGATTTTCTTTTCGTTTCTCGGTGATCATCCTCCAATGACCATGAGACCCATCCGATGCTACACCTGCGGCAAGGTCCTCGGACGCTACTACGAAAGAGCCGACGAGCTCCTGCAGTCCGGCATGACTCATTCCCAGATCTTCCTCCGGCTCTCCATCCAGCGCTACTGCTGTAAACGCGTCCTCATGACGAGCGAGGACACCGAGGAGATCCATGAGTTTACGCTCCCCCCCAATACCCGCGTCATCCACGAGACCGAGACCACCAACATCCTTTCAACCGACTAGACGGGGACGGTAGCGATAAAAAAACACCTCGTTCCACGTATCGGACAGGTATCGTTTCGTTATCGGGTATTCCTTCGCATACGAATAGCACTGGTAGAGGTTCTTCGTGATGATCACCTTCTGGTTCTTCATGAAACTAAAACCCTTGATGCTGATGATGTCCTCGTTCTTGTAGATGATATCGTGGATCGTGATGGTCTTGAACAACAGTCCGATGATGATGATCGAGAAGATCTTCCGTATCAGGTTGTTCGTGTACCGGTGCTTGATCTTCTGTTTCAGCAAGAACTTCTCGATCATGGAGTCACGGATCACCCGCTTCTTGTTCTTCCTCGTAAGATCGATCATCATGTTATCCTGGTCTTTTCGTTTCTCCAGTTCCGAACGCATCCCGATCTTATTGTTCAGTATCGAGTACACGTCCTTGTACACCTCCTCCGCGTTTTTTTGGGGGTCGATCCTATAACTGAACTCCTTCCCTTTGTGGTTGCAGTACAGGTAGTTCTGATTCAGGAACGTCCCGAAGGGGGGCTTCCCGTAGGCCATGTCCTCGAATAAGAAGTCCCAATACGGATCGTGACAATACGGTATGCACTGCAAAAAAATTGGATACAACAACACATGATTCTTCATTTATTTTTACATCTTTTCTTCTTTAGATTGGGTCCATTTCTCGGCGACCTTCTTCATGTACTTGGGCGCCTGCTCCCTGGTCTTGAAGACCTTGCCCTTCATGGTCCGTTGGACGAAGTGGGTGTACTTCTCGTTCTTGTGGGGACGAGGAATTTCCTCGGGAGTCTTCTTGTCCTGGACGAGCTGCTGGATGTCCTTCATCTCTTTCTGGAGTTTCTGGATTTTCTTGACAATGAGTTGTTTCTGCATTTATTCTCTAGATTTTTTTTTTCGTAAAAAAAATTGAGGCTCGTCTGTCCCTTCCACCGACACAAACCCAACCAACATTACGCATACTATGCCCGTCGCGCATACTATGCCAACGGACATGTCCAACATGTCCAACATGACCAACATGACCAACATGACCAATAAGACCAACATGATCGACAAGACCAACATGACCAACATGATCGACAAGACCAACATGATCGACAAGACCAACATGATCGACAAGACCAACATGCCTGTCCTGAAGACGATCCAAGACTACAAGACCTTCCTCCGATCCTTCCATCTCCGGACGAGTCTTCCCACCAAGGAACAGTACCGCCTCTTCCTGCAGTCCGTCCTGTGGCACGAGCTCTTCCCCTGGAGATCCGAACAGGTCTCCATCATCCAACAATTCCTCTCCGGCTCCGCCCGCGAGATCGTCATCCAGGCCATCTTCGGCAACGGCAAGACCACCCTCCTCCTCGGTCTCGTCGGCTACGGCGTCTTCCGGCACAAGTTCAGACTCGACGAACTCTTCTTTACCGCCTTCAACGTCTGCATCAAGAACGAGATCCGCTCTCGTCTCCGGAACACCGGCTTCAAGCGATTCCCTCACATCCGCACCTTCGATTCTCTCATCTACCAGATCTGTCAGCACTACGGCTTCCCCCATCTCCGACTGCCCGATTACCAGGGCAAGCGTCGCTTCGTCCTCAGGATCTGCAAACAGATCCTCCACCAGTCGATTCCCCGCATGGATGTGTTCGACTCCATCCGTTACGTTTTTGTCGACGAATCCCAAGACCTCGAACAATCCTGTTATCTCGTCTTCACCACCTTCTTCCCCAACGCCTCCTTCATCTTCGTCGGAGACATCTTCCAGTCCGTACAGAAAGAACCCCGCGAGAGTCTCCTGTGGCACCTCTCTCAAACTATCAGACCCGATCGCATCGTCTACAACATGATGGAAACCCCTCGCGTGCCTCCCAGGATCCTCGATTCCATCCGCTCCGCCCTCGTCCCTTACTATCCCGAATACTCCGATACCATACAACAATGGAGATCGACCAGCACGATCGACGATTCTTCCATTGAGTGGTGTGTCTTCTCCTCGTACAAGGACCTCTTCCGAGACATCGAGGTCTTCCTTCAGACCTATCCTCCTTCTCAGTGCATGATCCTGACCTTCTCGAGCTCGATCACCGTGAGGGGCTCTCTCGGCGACGTCGCTCGCATACGGAACTTCCTGGCCACGATCAGCATCCCCGTCAATCAGAATCATAAAAAGATGGATCCCGATCGTCTGTTCCTCAGCACCGCCAACTCGAGCAAGGGTCTCGAACGCGATTATGTCCTCATCCTCCTCAGCTTCCCCCTCGAGAAGGCCTTCATCAACTTCTCGAACGATCTGACCACCAATCTCGTCACCGTCGCCCTCACACGGACCAAGAAGCTCGTCAAGATGTATGTCCCCCTCTATCAGGACAAGTACAGCATCGCGCTGAACCTGTATCCCGACTGTCCAAGACCCAACACCCTGCTGAATCCCTCCGTCAACACCAAGCCCCAGACCCAGTTCGACATGCAGGACTATCTCGGACTCGAACACTCCGTCACCGAGATCCTCCGTCAGAACATCGTCTCCTTTCCCACCCGCATGCTCTTCCGTTCCTGTGCCAAGCTCTTCCACACAAGGACACTCTCGGACTCTCTCCCGAAACCCCCGCGTCTCCCCACCGAAGAGCTCCAGACCGTCGTCGGCGTCGTCCTCGAGAACCTCATCACCAGTCAGTGGAAGAACTCCTGGCCCTCCCTCTTCGACCTCTCCTCGATCTCGTCCAATCCTATGTACTCCCACTGTCTGTCCAAGATCCTCGTCCTCCAGAAACAGTACTCCATCTACATCCGGCGCTACCCCTTCTCCTCCACTCCTCTCCCGGTGCGTTTCCGTGGGATCGCCATCTTCTCCCGTCTCCAGATGGCGTTCCATCACAAGCTCTTCTTCACCATCGATCCCCCCCTGTGTGCCGTCCTCCTCTCCTATTACGAATCCTGTCGTCCCACCATACAATCCATCCGGCCCCCCGATCCCATCAAGATCCAGTCCAACTGTCGCATGTCTCTCGTCACGGGCATCATCGACTGTCTGTCGGACGACACCGTATACGAGATCAAGGCCTCTCACAAGGCCGACTGGAAGGACGACGCCTTCTGTCAGGCGTTCATGTATTTCATCATGATGGGGAAGAAGTTCGGCAAGATTGTCCTCATCAACCTCTTCAAGAACCAGGTCCTGTCCTATTCCATCAAGGTCCCCGACGTCAAACAGACCCGGCAAGCGCTGATCGACGATGTTCTGCTATGGAACGGCAACTGTTTTCTCGCCAAACACCTCCATGATTCTCCTCCTCATGATCCTCCTCTCCCCGTCTTTCCCATCGATCGCGTCTTGTTCGTTCATCTCCTCTATCACGACCATCTCCTCGTGGAATCGACCGCCGTCTTCCTAAAGAGCCCGAGTCGGTGTGAGCTGGCGTGGCATTACTATACGAGCACCGGGTCCGAGGAGGGACATCAGAAAGACATCCTGACCAGTCTCTCCGTCGAATACGACGATCATGTCGTCCATGTCTTTTCGTCGGAACCCATCTCCTTCCTTCCTGACGCAAGACTGTTGCCGTGTCTGTCGAACGAGAAGAAGACCAGCATCGACATCTTGGTTTATCATGTCCTCTGCCATTCTCGTCATGTCCGCTGGAAATGAAAAAAAAAACTAGAGAGAGTCATAAACATGAGATTCTCCTTATCTCTCCTGCCCGTCATTTCCGCAATGAATTCCCTATGGACGTGGCAAGACCATGATACCATACCTCAACCCAGGAGATCTTCACTCCCGGATCTCCCCAGCGCGTGTCACAACGGTCATCCCAGTTCTCAGTACGGATTCGCCTGTCCTCACATGATGATGCTGTCCGATGACATGATCTCCGCCAGTCGCTACGATCATCTCTCCGACTTTGTCTACGCCGTCGCGGGCGCGTCTTCCGAAACCGACTGTGGGATCTGCTTCCAGGTGCGTGTCTCCGACTCGGAACAGGAAGGGAAGACCGACTTCCCACAGCTCATCGTCCAGATCATCAACAACGGTTTCGATGTTCTCCCGTTCCAGCTCGATCTATTCATGGGAGGAGGCGGTTTCGGGTTCTTCACCGCCTGCAATTCCGACTGTTCCCTGAACTACTGTCAGGGCGGGAGCTGTCTCCAGGGCATGTACGACGGCACCTTCCAACAATGGGTCAACGCACAATGGAACAACCCGGATCTGTGTCATTCCGGTGGCATCAAGTGGCTGAACCACAGCGACAATCTGGATTCTATGTGCAGGGCCCTGTCCAACTACGGCACCACTCTCCGTGACAATATCACGACCGACAGCTGTATCCGCACCAATCAGCAGCTCCTTCATCAGAACTTTGTGTCCACGGACGTGCTGCGGGTCCGGTGTCCGGAAGGACTCGTCCGCATCACCGGGTTCCGGCGTCCCGACGATGATCAGTACCCGTCGATCCATCCCGAGAACGCTCTGACCCAGTCCTGTCGCGGGGACAGGCACCGTGGTGATTATTGTATCACCACGATGCAGGACTGCTGCAAACCAAGCTGTGCGTGGTACGACAAGGGCGGTTCCTCCGAGTGGTTCCGGGTCGATACGTGTCTGCGGGACGGTCTCCCTCAGAAGTAATCACGGTAGAAGTCCCTGTAGAGGTCGTAATTCCTGTACACCGTATGATTCGTCGGTCGACGAGCCACGCTGGTATTCCGTCGATTCAGGAAACACAGAATAAAACACAGACGACAATCCATTCTGTTTTATTCTCATATCTATTATTTTCACACATACATGCTCAAAGATACATGCTCATATATCGTGATACCACCTTCGGATTCGGCAGTATCCTTTCCATCATCTCCATCGTGATATCCAGCGGATAACTCATCCTCTCGAGCCCCGTCTGGAACGTGGTATGGATCGTCGGATGATGAACGTTGAAATCGATCCGCACCAGGAGGTCCCTCATGATCCTCTCGATCTCTCTTACCCCGCGGTTCGCCTCGTCCCCCATCTTGCAGATGATGTGTCGGATCACCTCGTCGGTGATCGTCACGTCCTCCTCCTTCCGGTTCAGGCTCTTCAAGATCTTGGGCATGACGTAGTACCGCACGATATGGATCTTTTCACGGATCGAATACCCGTCCACCCGGATGATGAACAACCTGTCCCTCAGCGCGCTGTTCGTCGGCAGCTCGTTCATGCTGTAGATGAACCACAGCGAGGACAGATCGATCGTCAGGTCGCTGAGGTAATTATCCCGGTATGTGTGGTTCTGGGTGAAGTCCGTGATGTGCAGCAGCGACGAGATCATCTCGTGGTTCTCCGAGATCTTGTCGAACTCGTCCAGGAACAGGATCCCGTTCTTGCTCTTCATCCTCGTGAGACACCTCACGATCTCTCCCGGTTTTGAGCCCACGTACGTATAATCGTATCCCTTCAGGAAATCCGGATGATGGATCCCACCCAACGAGATCTGTTCGAACGGCATGTCCATGATGTGCGCCATGCACCGCGCGATGGACGTCTTGCCCACCCCGGGATCTCCGATCAGACCCAGATTGCATCCTCGGATCTCCGGGTTCACCAGCTTGGTGTGGATCAGCAGCAAGATCTGTTCCTTGACCTTCTCCATCCCGTACAGGAACCGGTCCATCTGTTTCCTGGCGTTCTCCAGGAATACGGACGTCTTGTCCGGGAACACGTACAGACGATCGTGTGGGAGGCTGATCGCGCACCGGATCCAGTTCTTCAGCTTGTGGTACTCCTCGTCCTGAGACGGACACTGTTTCAGCTCGATGAACTTCCGGTACAGCACGTTCTTGTTCTCGGGACTCGTCTCCAGACCGTAGATCCGTCTCGACAGTTCCGACAGCTCCGAGACGCTGTCCGGCAGCAGCTCCTCGATCTTCTCCTGGAACCGCGTGTTCTTCCTGTAAAACTCGAACAACCGGTAGATGTGCTCGCGCATCAGGATCCGATCCTCCGAGACCTCCATCATGCTCTCGTAGATCCCCAGGAGCTCAAACAGCTGGCTCTTGTCCTGGATCCGCAGGTCCGATTCCAGCAGCTTCTCGATCGTCACCTCCTTGCTGCGGATCAGATCCATGATCTCGACGATCTGTTCACGGTATCGGTCGATGATCTTCGGGTCAAGATCCATGTACTCCTCCACAAACTCCATGATCTCGTCGTCTTCTTCGTCTTCTTCCCGTTTGCGTTTGCCCAGCAGGCTCAGAGGAGCAGTCTTCATGTTTCGCAAGAGGTAACCCCCCTTTGTCGTCATTTCTTTATCATACCTCTGACTCTTAAATCTGTATTCTGGAACGGAAAAACGACACGATGTCCGGGTCGACGTCGAACTCGTACCTCCTCGGCAGGACATCGCTCATCCGTATCGGTATGATCCCGTTCTCGTCGTTTGTCTCGTTTCCTCCTTTTTGTATGTGTCTGTCTTCCGTCTCTTCTCCGTGATCGAACAGCGTGCGGACGGCTGTGGCGTACCGCACGGGACAGACCCACCGTTCCTGTTTCTTGTAGAACCGGACCTTGGGCACGATCGCCCGCAATCGTTTCTTCTGGTCCGCATCCAGGTCCTCGTCCATGATGTAGATCTTGTCGTGGACGATGCGAAACATGCTCGTTCTATTGCTGATCTTGGAGTGTCTTTAAATCGGTTTAAAAACAGTTTGCGCTCCTGGCACTGGTGAATCCGTCGAATGCACCCAGGAACACAGCTCCAAAGGCAGATCCCACTGCTCCACCAAAAGGAGCCCCCGCCATTGCTCCCGTCGATATGCCTTGTATCACACTCCCCGCGATGCCCAATCCACTGTCCTTGCAATTCTTTTTGGGTGTAAAGTCCTTCTGATTGAAATAGGTGGTGTAGACATACGAGGTGAGATTGCTGAACGACGCTGTGCTCACACCGTACTTGCAGTATCCCCACCAACCTCCTATGGGAAATCCAGACGTCCCTCCGCCACGGAAGGGTGATACCCCGACCGCCACGAGGAAGGCGGTGGGATCCCACTTTTCCTGGTGCAGTCCGCTGTACGACCCAGAGAAGAATGATACCAGAAACGGGGACGTCGGGTAGATATAGTATCGGTTCCACAGAAAATTATCCTCACTTTTCGTCCATTTATCGATCACCTCCTTCGTATTAAGTCGTTGCAGCAGATCATCTACGGATCCGGTGTAATGTTCCGGGTCCGGATAACCCCATTTATTAAATAATTTCTTCCAGTCGGTCTCGTTATCGGGTGGATCGATGTCTACCGTAATGTTCTCACATAGATTGGACGGCAGCAGGAACCCGTTCGGATCCTCCTCATCATACTTGCCATAGTTCGTAATCATGGAAAAGATGAACGTCGCCTGATCATCCGTCATCGTCCGGTCTCCCCCACCGGTCAGGCTCAGCACGTAATAATAGAACAAGAAGTTCTGATGGTAGGCCAACAGGTTGATCGAGAAGATCTCCTTGTACTTGTTGCCCCCGTTCTTCTTCCACCACGATCGGTATAGATTAAACTTGAGCAAGGGCAGGAAGAGTTCGAAAGCAAGATAGATCAGGATCGCGAATAACAGGAACAAGAGGATCTTGAGCCATCGTGGCGTCTTGATCTGTACGACCGGTATCTTGTTCTTTGCTTTCAGCTTCTGCTCCTTCTCTCGATCCGCTGATACATAGCGCGGACCATGTCTGGTCGTATCCTTTTTTGCCGGTGCCGGCTTGGCCGCAACATAGTTAATTTTCGACATTTTTTTTCTATTACAATAAAAAAAATGCCACAGCAAAAACAACAACAAAAACAACAGCAGAAACCGGGACACAAGCTCCTCAAAGCAAGTCCCACTATCATCAAAGTCATCGTCATCATCATCGTGGTCTACGTCATCTATTCCATCGCAATGAGCATCTTTGCCTTTACGAGCACACCCCTCAAGGCGCTGTCCACTATCCTGGGTCCGGGTGGATTAGATCCCAATGTCTCCAAGACACCCTGGTGGGCGTGGGTCGGCATCGCGTGGTACTGTGGATTATTCGGCTTAGCCAAAGCGGGTATGTCGAAGGTCGCTCAGAACATCTCTTTCCATACAGGGTACAACCTCAAAAAGCTGGCCGAAAAATACACCCTCAATGAAGCAGAACTTGAAAAATTCAGCAAAGAAGCAGGGAACGAAAAGCTATCCGCGGATGCTCTTGCCTACAAGTTCCAGCTCGAAAAGCTCTATAAACCACGTTTGGACGAACTCAATAAAGAAATCACAGAGGCAAAAAAACAGGGCGAACAAATGAAGCAACAGCTTGAGGCGTTACAAAAACAACTCGAGAATCTCGAAAAGGCTGATGCTCAAGATAGAGAAGAAATGGACAAAAACAATGAGGTAGAGATAGAAGGACATGGCGGTGGTGAGGTATGAGGATAAGAGATAATTCAGGGAAAACATCGTGATCGAAATGACTCCTCCTCGATGGACACACTTCTCTCCTCAAGACACTCGGAAAGAGAGGTCCTCCGGACTCGATATGATCTAAGTCACATGGGATCGTACCCTACACTCCCGGATCTCCCCGTACATGCACCGGAAGTTGTATGGTTCCGTGTCGGAATACCGGTACGAGAAGCACCTGCCCCTCCGGTTCCTCTTCTGCAGTCTCGCATCCGTCACCTCCGGGATGTGTCTCTCGTAACACTCCCGGAACCGATCGATATCGATCGTCGGCAGGATCACGATCCCTTCCCAGTCCCTCCTCTTCCCGTACACGTCGATCACAAACTCCTTCGGAAAGTACTCCAGGATCGGCGACTTTGGCGAGTACATCAGATGGTTCAGCTCGTTCGGAAGCAGGTCCCCGCTCGACGGTGGGAGCACCGCCAGTAATTGCAGGAACGGATCCACCGGTCGGTTCAGCTCGAACTCGCGACACCTCCAGTCACCCAACTCCTCCGCCAGGTCCGACAGGAACGGCCCGTACATGTACGGGAAGTACCACAGCCAGTCCGGTATCCCCGACTTGTAATAGTTCAGCACCCACGTCATCCCCTCCAGGTACCGGTGACAGATCTCCCGTATGCTCACCCCCGGGAACTTCTTGGCATAATACTCCCTCTTGTATCCCTCGAACTCGATCGCACCAGACTCCGATCGGTGCCTCTCAACCATCGGGTCACGATAGAACCGGATCTCGGGGTCGTTGTACTTGTCCTCCAGCTGTCTCTTCTCGTGGAGCGACATCGCACTCAGGAACGGACGGAGTGCCTCGTTCCGCATCACCACCCGTCCCCTCGTCTGTCTCGTCAGGTGTCCGTGTATCGCCCCCGTCTCCCGGTATGTCGCGATGATGTCCTCGATGGCCCCGTCGAGGATCGTCAGCGTCGGCACGGTGGGCAGGAAGTCGTTCCCGACCAGGAAACACAACAGGATAAAGTCGTCGATCGCGGTCTTCTGGTAGAACGTCTTCTCGGTTTTCCACCGCATCTTCTCCGTCAGGAACCTCTGGAACGCCCTCAGGTTCACGTACTGGTAGATGTCCCACTCCGGCTCGCGCATCATGTACACCTCGTCGATCGGCAGCAGCATCCCCAGCATCATCAGGTCCGCGTCCAGTCCGTTGATCACGAGGTTCTCGTGACGCGGGACGTGTCGTCTCACGTAGTTCATGATCTTGTGTTCCCCCTCTCCCGGGTCCTTCTCGTTCGAGAAGATCACCTCGATGTGCTTCCACCGGTCGTCGTAGTTCATCATCGTGCGGATGTAATAATCGATATACCGGGTCAGACGATCCATGAACTCGGTGCCCGGTGTGATCGAGTTCGGGTCGAACGCCATGTCCTGTCGGTTCATCCCCGAACGGAAGCGTCGCTGTCGCTGCTGATTCATCTTGGCGAGACCGGCGATGCCGTCCACACACAGGATCAGGCGTCTCTGCGGATTCACCTGCTGTACACACTCGTTCACCTTCTCACAGACCGTTCTAAACACCAGGATCGGATCCTTGACCCGTTCCCGTTTCCTCAGCAGGGAGACCGTCTTGCACTCGTAGTTCCCGTACTGGTACACCTTCTGGGTACACAGGTGAAACAGACCATTCATGTCGATCGCCAGATTATCGATCCTGTTCGGTTTCAGATGATAGATGCCGTCGGTACAGTTCCTCTTGTACCACAGATAAAAGTGTTTGACTCCCATTGTCCTGGATGTTGGGTAATGGGCGTATCCTTTAAGATCATTTTTGTTTTTCTCTCTCTAGATGATAAAGATGTCTTACCTCACCAACTCCAACTATCTCCGGTCCGGATTCCCCACCACCGGATTCAGTTTATTGACCGATACGAACGTCTTTGCGCCCGTGTCCCTGCCATTGCCACCCCTGGTTTCTCCCGATACGATCCTCTCTCTCGTCGCCTCCAACTCCACGGGAACCATCCTGTACGTGCTCACCTACTTGCCAGACGCCTCGGGAGCACAGTACACCCTCTACAGGTCCACCGATCTGGGACAGTCCTACACCAACCCGAATGCGACGGGCCTGTATCCGACCCTGGACATTACCGATAATACTTCCATCCTCTCCATCTCCGAGGACGGTATGGTCTTGCTGCTGACGGTAACTACGTATTATAATTTCAATTACACGTACTACTCCAACGACGGCGGGAACACCTTTACGGCGATACCCGTATCCAACAATTATGGTGGTCTCGTCTCTCCGAATGGGACCGCCAATTACATCCAACAAGAGATCGGTAATGGCAGCCTATGGACCTGGAATGGCGTCTCGCTGAATTCATTGTACTCTGATGCCTCGGACGTCCAATATATTTCGACCTCGTATGACGGCACACACGTGTTGGCGACCTCGTATACAAACCAGTCATACGTGCTGTATTCTTCGGACTCCGGACAGTCGTGGTCCAAACAGACCCTGACCAGTCCCAGCGATCATTACCTGGTCGGCTCCGCCATGGCCTGGGACGCGTCGGTCTACTACACCGCTCTGATCGATAATTCAGATGGGGGTTCGATGCTGGGGACCGCGCGATCGTGGGATCAGGGAGAGACCTGGGAGTTCTTCGAAAACAACGGTCTGAATCTATCCTATAACGATCAGAACCTCTATACCTCTCCGGACGGTCGGTATGTCTACGCGATGGACGGGAGCAATAACCTGTTCGTGTCCGTGAACTACGCCGAGACCTTCCAGAACTTTCCATTCGGGTTCTCCCAATACGACATCTCCGTCATCAGCGACCGATCTGTGCTGGGCACCGACAATGACCAGATCCTGTTGTATACGATCTATCAGTATCTGCTGTACCTGTCGTCGACCTACGGGAACTGCTATCTGACCTATTAAAAAAAAAAACTATCCGAGAAATAAAATTTTTTCAAAACAGAAATACTTTTTTTTTCCTTCAGCAAATGGATGAGGGCCTCTTGTTTTCCGATCTCTTCTCTCCGATCACGATCCCGGAGACCGTCTCACTCGATACTGTCTGAATCATGGGAGATCTCATAGCTATAGACACCCGCCCGAAGGACGATACACTGGAAGGCTTGTCATCGACTGCTGGACCGTAATCATGGATCATGGATCATGGATCATGGATCATGGATCATGGAAAAAAAAACGATTTCATCCTTGACTAAGATGAAATCGTTTTTATGACTCAGACGATGGTCTGGACGTTCCACAGGTCACTGCTCAGTCGGGGGTTCGTCAGGTACGCGTACGGCAGGTAGAAGTACCCACCGTCTCCCCATCCGGTGCCCCACGAGTTCCGCATGATCCATACCTGTCGTTTGTCGTCGTAGCCACAGCACACGATCGCGTGTCCTCCCATCAGTCTCTCCCTCGACGGGTTGGGCATCGGCACCATCCCGTTGGATCGGGTGGTCATAAAGGACTGGTACACGAGGATCCCGACCACGAAGGGCTCGTTGTTGTACAGGCTGAGCTTCATGCTGTTCAGATCGTTCCGGATGTTCTGGGCGCTCCGGATGCGGGTGTTGAGCGCCTCCTGGTAGCACGGGTCCGGTGGTCGGACCGTGTACTGAGAGATGACGTACGGCCAGGACGTCTCGGAACAGACGCCGAACGTCGAGAGCGTCCTCACTCCGTCGTGGAGGTAGGCGCCGCTGTCGAAGTTGACCGAGTTGATGAGCACCCTCTCGTTGTAATACAGGAAGAGTCGTGATCCCTGCAACGACGGCTTGTCGTACTGGACGATGGCACACAGGGCGTTGGCGGTGCAGCTCCCGAGAGAGCCCTGGTTGTAGACGGGAGGCATGCCGCTGCGCAGATCGATCGAGGCGGGGAGTTTCTGTGTGGCGCCGAGGGGAGGATGGGTCTTGTAGTCGAGCTGGTCCTCGGGGAGCCGGACGACGATGAGGTTGAGGGGATGAGGCGGAGACGGTGGCTTGTACGAGAGGACCCAGTACGGGAACGGGTAACGAGGAGAAGGGTCACGGAACATGGTCTCTTTTATTAGGAGACAAGATTTTATTCCTTCGCATCATCTCTCTTGTCGGTGTGTCAAGACATGTCGAGAAAAAAACTATTCTCATTACGAGATTTTTTGAAAATAGAAATAGTTTTTTGTTCATCTCCTCGGTGAACGGCATCTCCTCTCTCTCTTGACTCTTTTTTATTTAAGAGGTCACGGGGACTAATAAAACCATGACCACCTTATTGAGGGAGTACTTCCAGAACCAGCAAGACCTGGAACACAGATACGGACAGAAGAGCGTCGTCATGATCCAGATCGGCAAGTTCTACGAGGTCTACGCCTACGACCTCCCGGAACAGAAGATCGGCAAGGCGGTCGAGCTCGCTTCGCTATTGGATATCCACATCACCCAGAAGAACAAGGAGAAGGATCATTCCCCGACGAACCCGTTCATGTGCGGGTGGCCGGTTCATTCTCTGAACA